AAGATTGAGAAGATTTACGGTCATTTGCGCAGGGAGGTTTAATTCCTCTGTGATGAATGTATCACATTGTGGTTTGTCTACTTCATACATGTTGTGGTACCTAGTTTGTTTTTTTCATGCCAACCAATATAAGCGGCAATGAGGTGGCGTTCCCCTTGCCAGTTAGGGTCACAACTTGGTGTTGCATCAAATCGTTGAGGGTGCGCCACTCTTGGTGAACAACTACTCCGTCTCCGTAAACAACGATGTAGGTTTCACCCTCCTTGGTGCGAGCCTTACAATCGTCCGTAATACCATGCGCGGCTAACTCGTTGGAGTTTAGTCCTGCGACGAGGTAGCGATTCCCTTGTGGGTATATCTCAATGATGTGGTATTCCTCCGTGCGTGTTAGATCCTCCAGTTGCTCTCCAGTCAAGTAGTACCAGTCTTTCTTAGGTTTAGCATTGGTGTAGTATTCTACCTTGTGGGGGTAGTACTCCGCTCTTGCGTATTTCCCATTATAGGATAGCTGAACACCTACGAAGCGATTCACACGGCTCCCATCCACATACAGTGTGTTGTGGTATGATTTTAGTTGATGCTTTTGCATGACTTCTATAGGTCCAAAGTTATCATAGAATAGGTTTACAACATTGATTAAGTTATCCCCCCAGATGTAACCATAATGAAGGACTTCAGTGATGAAAGTCATATACTGCTCTTTGGTTACCTTAAACATTTAGATTTCTCCAACTAGGTTTTTTTCATGCCAACCAGTGTGAGTGGCAACGTGCATTTGAGTCCTTCACGGAAGGCCACAAGCCGCCGGTTGTCTAAATCTTCTTGGGTGTACCACTCTTGGTGGATTGTAACCCCATCGTCGTAGATGATTGCGTAGGTTTCTCCTTCACACGTGTGGGCTAAACTGCCTATGTTTGGTAGTATTTTATCGAGCTGCTCAGATACTAGGTAGCCCTTTTCGTATGGGATCTTTTGCATGGTGAAATAGCCCGGGCGTATTTGTAGCACCATTTCTAGTATGTCCTTATACTCAGGACCCACTTGATAGTAGGTGGAAACCACTGGCCGCTTGCTGATAAAGTATACCGGATCCCCGCATAGTTGGAACTCAATTTGTGCGCGGCTCCCATTGGCAGCAAATTGCGCGCCGATTATATCAAAATCGGGAGTTACAGCATAGAGGGTGCTTTCTTCGGGGTATAAGTCCTCTTCGTTGATTATCACCCGGCTGTTGATATACTTCATTGCTTCGTGCAATGAGGAAATTTGATCATATCCTAGCTCCTCTCTAAGGAATGTATTAAATTCATCCTGGTTAACTTGATGCATGTTCATAATCCTCCGATTAGGTTTTTTTTCAAAAAAAGAAAAAAGTACTAATTGGGAAATTCACATGGATATGGACTATTCCAAGCTCTCGGCCACCACACTAGTTGAGCTAATGGGTGCTTACCCAAAGCACGAACGTTTAGAGTTCATTAGTGGTATTTATGACCGCGAATTGCTCGGCCGCGAGGCTGAACTTGCCGCCGCGCTTTGGGCTGAAACTAGTGTAAGCAGCCAATTGGCTGCGATTAGACCCTCTTATGCCCAATGGCATGAGGTGGTCGATGAAATTGATTGGATGATTGTAAAGCCTCGATTCAATAGCAGCGATCATGCTGCAAGGTGCGCATACATGCTGGCTCTACTGCCTAGAACACCTAGGCATCAACTGCTGCAATTAGCAGCAATTGACTACATCCGACAGGGGCTATAACGCCCTCCACTGGTGTACAAGAAAAAACTCAAATGGAGAATGTTAATGAAATATTACTGCGTGTCAGATGAGATGAAATCGCATTTGGTGGATTATGATAACTACCAATATGTCTGGAAAGGATATATAGATAGAATAATCATCAGTGAAGAAACAGCCCGTAGATTTGAAATCCCTGTAACCCCTGATGAGGAGGTCGTACAATACAATGACGGAACTGAGGTTATCGTATTCGACTTAAACGAATATATGACCATTAGATTAGGCTTCTATTGTCCTGCTTTACACAAGGACTATGAAGACTTGGTGCTAATCAAGCGAGAGCCGAACGGCCAGTCGGTTGAGTTATACACAATCGAGCAAAGGCATTTGCCTTTAATTAGCCTAAATTTGCTTAGCTAAAAGCAAAATAGCTAAGAGCTAGTAAGTAAATAACGAGAGGGTAGGTGTTATGAGCACTTACCCTCTTACCACTTTGTTATACGTGAAAACTTTCTCGTACAACATTGAGTTGGTGTCTCTCTCCAGTGACCAGGTCCAATGTGGTTAAACCCACCCCATCGGGCATAAACACCGATTGATACATGCACGTGGCTATTTTCGCCAACGTGACGTTCTCCACAGATTGTAGGGGCGGAAACGCGTACCAATCCTCCTCCGGTGTCGTGAGCACCAACGTTTGTTCTTGACTAAACGCCCAATTAAAGGCGTTGATGAACCCTGGCGACCCGTTCTTGATAACGGCGTCTTTTATTGAGCAGTATTGCTCGTAAGTGACAATGGGGTCTTTTCTCCGATTTGTTACCATTGTAAACCATTCACTTTTGGTTTCTTTATAAGCGTGGATTCCCCACAAGTGGTGTATGGGTTGTACCTCTGCTAGCCTCAACCCGTAGCACCATGCGATGGTATCTACCCATTCCTCCTGAGTTAAAGGTTTGAGGATTCTAGGCAATCCTGCAGCTTTGTAAGCGATCTTTAAATGATCAGCATCCCACGATGATACGTCTTCATTGGGGCTAATCCACGCTTTCCAGAGGTAGTCTTGGCGTAGTTTGGGCTCTGATCTGCAATATTCGCATGCAATGGCCTTGAGGTATTCTAATGGGCTGTATGTGTTTGCAAGCATAAGCCTCCAGTATTGATTGTTCTGCTGCATTGCGAGTAGGTCATGTACTGGCATTTGCTGTAGATGCTCTAGTGCCTCTTCGTAGCTCATCTTAGATAGGGTGTCTCTCAAACTCATTTTAGACTTCCTCCATGAAGAATTTTGTAACTGATGGTCCTGTTACTGTAACAGGCCCGCCGGTGAGTTCCAATACCACGCCTGTTTCCTCATTATACTTTGTAATCCAGTTTTGGTGGTAGTAGCTACCAAATTCATCCTCTACTAGATAAGAGGTACCAGGAGAAGCTGGGCTTACTTTGCAAGATTCTAGTTGAACCCAGTCAATCGCCTCAGGATGTTGGTCAATGAGCGTTTCTGGAACCAGCATTATGCTAGTTGTATCTTCAGGTGTGTAGATCTTAAACCGGTTATGGTAATTGGCGTATTCGCCTTCCTTTAATACTACTAAATAGTAGTCCACTTCGATTGTCTCCTTAATTAGGTTTTTTTCACGTACAGCAATGCGGCAAGAGGGTAAGTGCTCATAACACCTACCCTCTGCCTAGTCTATATTCTTAGCTCTTAGCTATTTTGCTTTTTTATCACAAAGGAAGGATTCCACTCAGGATTCCATCCATCTTGTACTTCCAGTTCTAATAGCTCTTCTTGAAGCCTCCTTGGAAGCTTAAAGAAATCCCCATTAACCCCGAGGTCAACCAACCTGCGAGTTTCTTCCCCAAATCTGTGTTTTACCTCCACCTCGTCGGTGGGCCCTAGTTGGTCTGTATCTTCAGGGTGGAGTAACTCATCATTGGGAAGAAATACAGACAGTTCTACAACTCCCTCTATGAGGGAAATTGTTATTGAAACAGTACTAGAGTACTTCAATCCTCTTATTAAGTTCTCTAAAACGTTTTCATACTCCCGGTCTGTATGTTCCTCAAAGCAGATGGTTATATCAACACCTTCTTGCTCAACCTCGACCGATACTCCGGGCTTCAGAACCTCCGCTAGGAAGTCTCGCACAGGTCCACAATACCTACATTTTAGCATAATTACCTCTAAGTTTTTTTTTTTCTTTCACACACGCCATTGCGGTTCAGTATTATCAACAACGTATCCGGGTCCAACAATGCCTGTGGATTTTCCTCCATATAGCAAGCAACTATTAGGCGGTTTATATACTCCCTGGGTTGTTTCAACCCTTGCGGGGTGATAAAATCCGCCCAGTTGATATACTTAGCTTCTACTCGCGCCATGTTGGCAGGAAGCGTATTGGTTATTAAATCCTCCTTGATGTATAAACTACGCGGAAATATACGATCAACGTATAAGTCCGCCCCGGGTTCGTAGTCCTGCATTGCCAGGTCCACCTTCTTCCCGGTGGTGTTAGTTGGTTGATGCCAGTCTGTGGCGTTTAGGTTCAAGTAAACCAAAACACTTCTAGACGTGGGCACTTTGTATAGTACAATCCACCGGTTCTCAACCTTCGTGGCGTACAGGTAGTGATTTGGGCCATACCAATGTTTGTGGCCCGATTTGCCGATTTCTTCGGCTATCGCATTATACTCTCTTTTGAGGAAAAGATCGATGTAGTTACTCATTGCGTTTAATTACTCTTACTCTTCTTGTGGAATAGGTAAATCAGTGTGATTAACTCGCGCGCTTCTTTCTCACTAACGAATTCTATGTCTGCTATGGGACGATACGCTGTGGCTCTAATATAAGGCCAGATTTCTTTAACCAAGGCTGGAACTTGCTTGATTGTTCTAAATATGTCCAGTAAGCCATCCGCCGAGGGATAGTTTGCGATTTCTGCAATCCTCGATGGGAGTTCGTTCTCATCCCATTTGTTGTTCAACAGCGCAGTGCGCGCTTCATCATATTTTCCTGCCTTGAAGAGAAGCAATATATACTCCTCAATCAATTCAGCCTCTCGGTAGTGTTCTTCTAATTCGGAAAGAGGCACGTCCGCCTTTACTAGCAACTCTAGCAGCTCTACTGCTTCTTCCGAGTCAAGTTGATCTAGCTTCAGTTCAATCTTCATTAACATTCTCCATTGAGTTTTTTTCTTTGTGGTAATAATACCCATAGAGTTAGAAAAACCGATGAACGTTAACGCTACATCTGTAGAAATACATGGGAGTTTAATCTTCCCCTCGAATGGGTTCCTCCAGTCGCTTACCGCCGCGGCGGGATTAACCAGCACGCATAGTATCTATCTCCCCACTTCTCTGCCCGGTACTAAGCAAATGGTCACGTTGGACCAACTTGGCCAACTTGCAACCGAAGCTATACCCACAAGCGGTGCTTCGGGCACGGTGGAGTCTGTCAACATCTCTGCACCAGCAATGTTTGACGTCACCGGGGGTCCAATTACAACTACTGGTACAATAGACCTAGCGCTGGTTTCACAAGCAACGAAGACATTTTTCGCCGCGCCTGATAACGCCTCGGGTGTACCCACCTTTAGGCAGATCACCCAAGCGGATTTATCCCACCTTCCGTTAGACTTCCACGCGCAAAATACCGACACACATACAAACGCCCTAGCATTTACCATCGCAGATGGAACACCCACTCAAACGGTTAAGTTCCAAACCGGCGCGTCTAACACTCTAACCTTAGAAGACGGATCGGGCGCGCGGGCTAATCTAGCCGTGGCGAATTTAGACATCTCCGGTGAAGTCACCGGAACAATATTTGAAGTCTCAGTAGAGGAAATCAAACTTGACGACAACACAATTGAACTCAATTCTAACTACACGGGTTCGACACCTACAGAAAACGCGGGCATTGAGGTCCAACGCGGAACGCTTAGCAATGCACAATTTCTATGGAATGAAACAGACGACCGCTGGGAAATCGGCACAGTCGCGGCAAGACACTACATCGGCCGAGTCGCAGAATTCGCCGTCATTAACGCAGACCTCACCGCAGGCATTTTGGACCTCGTACACGGTTTCAACGACGCGAGAGTCTCAATCCAAGCGTATGACTCTGCCGACAAACCCTATCACATTGGTTTTTCAATTATTGACGCGAATACTGTGCGGGCGGACTTCTCCGACCTCGCACCGTTAACTGGTACATGGCACGTAAAAATTAGGGAGTAACCCAAATGACTGTAAACACAACAAGCTTATTGATCGACGGCACGTTGAAGATTGTCACCGACGGAGGAGGGGTAGTTACATTTGAAGTACCTACCGCTACTGTTGGTAATGATTACGGTATTCAATTTTTCTATCCGGATTTCACAAAAGCTGGTAATGTGGTCCAATCCACCGCGGATGGGTTTGCGCTAACTGATCAGCCCGTAATTGCGTTGAGTGATGATGCGGCGGAAAAAACGATCAATGGGCCGATTAACATCCATGCTAATGAACTAGTAAATCCGGAGACCTACATTGCTCAATTCTCCCATGGGGAGAGCCAAAACCCAGTCGATGCTACAGATGATAAGCTGCACATTAAAGCAGACGGTATCGGTTTTAGAATCGATTACACAAATTCACTCAAACTTTCTGGCTACGGCGCGGCTGGCAAACCAACCTGGGCACCAGATGGCAGCGAGTTTGTAACCGACTCGGTGTTTCCCCTCTCAATTGCTAACGGCGGGACTGGCGAAACAACTAAGGCAGAAACCCAAAAGGCGCTAAACATATCTTATGTTAAAACTGCCAATGTTTCCTCAAACACCGCTTTGGTTGCCGACGACTCTGGCACAACCTACAGAGCGGGTACCGCATCTAACAACGTGTTTTTTACCCTCCCCCTATTTTCCACCGTCGATGATGGCTTCACCGCAACGTTTGTAAAAGGCGCCGTTGCCAATCTAATGATTGTGCGCGCAAATCCATCAGATTCAGGCATCTTTATCGATGGACAAACATCCCATTCCTTCAGCCAAATCTACGACGCCATTACAGTTGTAAAACTCGGCGGCCGGTGGTTTATTACCAGCCGCGTTGATGGAACCTTATTTGATTAGTAGTCCACATAGTGGCGGGCCAAGACCCTCTCACTATTAGTGAAGAATAATAACTCGGCTCTATTGAGATCATTTGTATCATTAGGGCCGCTTTTTACTACCTTCAAGATGAAGGATCGCCAGTTGTCGTTCAACGGCAGCCAGGTGATATTCGATGCAACGGGTGCAATACCGTTAGGTACTTCAACTGGGAGGAAGGTTCGGGTCTCCGCAACTCTCACAGTTGAGATTTCTCCCTCAACGCTGTAGTTCATATTCACAATTGTGGCACTATTACAAGGCGCTCCATCACATCGTGCTATTGTTCTAATCCTCACCCACGCAGCATTTGCTACATTCGGCGCGCCAGTGTTACCAATAATGAATTTTTGCTGCGATCTGTTATTAGTACCCGCAGAGCCGAACCCACCCACGATTTCATCAACAAAACCGGAGTTATCAAACTCTACAACTTCCTCATTTACGGCGCCATCTTCATCACCGATGGTAATACGCCGGAAGTCAATCCCCAACTGCATGTGGTCTTCCACAAACCCGCGCTTGGCGTAATGGGAAGATTCAGAATCCATACATCTCGGATCGCGTGGTACTTTGACCGGATCCTGCGTGGGGGAGTGATTAACTGCTTGGTATTCACCCGTGTTGCCTACGCATCTTAGGAAACCACCCCTACTAGAGCCATCACACCGCGGGTCTTGAAAATTAATAACTTCATTCCCATCACCTCGGTCATAATACCCATGACCTCCCTCACACCGTTTGAAGGTTCCTCTCCGGTCGAAGCACTTAACACCCGCGTCTAGTCTATACGCGCAGCGGCAGTTGTTGTCATACTCTGTGTAGAAGATTTCCCCTGGATTTTTTGACGCATATACACCAAACAATTGTGGAATCATACACTTCTGCAGATTCGTATTCCAGTTAAATGGGGCCACACAAGCTTCGGGCGAGTCAATCATGGGGTGTGGACCACCACAACCGATGAATGAACCCGGCGCGGGGTCACAATTACCATCGGGCATTTCCTCAAAAAACCAGGAGCCCTCATTTTCGACATAAACTAATACGATGTATGAATACGGTGTGTTGAAGATCCAGTCTTTTGACTCCTGATTGATGGAGTGAACGGGGGTTGCAATCTCCCCAATGACTTGCTTCTTCGCTCCAATGACGGCCGGAAATACGTTCAACGCCCCGCCAACGTCTAACATCGCAACGCGGTCTCCATCCCGTGGGTTTTCGGGCAATAGGATGGTTAAACTCCCGCCGGAGGTATCTACCGGTACTCTGTCCCACGAATTTGCTTCATAATCCCCAGTGGCGACATTAGTGTTGACTAACTGAAGTGGCGTGTCATTATGCGCACCGGCATAAACATGCGGGCGTAAATCTTCAATGGTAGTTAAGTCCCCCGATGCTGAAACAGCTGCAAGAGGGGTGTGTGGAACCACTCTACTTGGGAGGATGTCGTCTACATTGATCGCTCCCAAGTCATCAACATACACATAGGAGACTTGCCCATCGGTGCACTGCACAGGTTGGTCCACCCAACAGCGTTTGACTGAATTTGTGTCGATGATACACCCCGCGGCCACATCCACCGTGTGGAAGGGTGGCGTATGAGCGTAGCCACTTGGCTTGTCGGTAACCTCCCCTCCCCAAGGAGAGACAATATTCCCCTCCCCATTGAGGAATTTCTTATTCTCTCCACTGAAGCCCACTAGGTCTTTTTTAATATGCACGGAGGGAACAAACAACTGGCCATTTGGCAAGTCCATTTGTTCAAAACCGTCGGGGTAATCAGCTCTTGAGACGAACTGCGGATCTTGCCAGCCATTGGCGTGTTCTGGACCGACCGGGGTACCGTGCGCGAATTGTGTTTTTGCCATTATTGGTTACCTTCTGAACAAATGGGATCGTTTTGGATGATGTTTGTCGTGCCGTCAAAGTTAGCACGAAATGCTGTTGTTCCTTTACAAGCTAGTAAATCTCCTGCTCTTATTTTATCAGATGGTGTGGATGGAGCCACATTAACTGAGCGGAGCTTCCATGCGGAGTAAGGATACGCGGGTTGGATTTCACTATCTGTTAAGTAGCGGATAGTATTACCATCCATTGTTTCTTGGAGCACTAATCCGCGAGAGTTGAGCGCTCTGAGTGGGAGGGATTTTCTTACTTCGGAGGTTAAACCATCGTTTAGGGCCAATATGGAGGTTGAAAAAACGTACGAGGAAACTTGCGCGTAGCGTCTCAAATATGCGAAGAAATCATTATAGGAGATTGTCGCATTAATGCTTGCCCTATACAAGTAGTCGTTTGCCGCGCGGAGTAGTGTTTGTCGGATGATGTCAGGCTGGGTGAGATTGTCCACCATGATGGTGAGGTCTACATACTCAGCGCGTGCATTTTCGATATGAATTTCAGAGTTAATCCAAATTGTTCGATTCGCTGCCTCTCGGACTTTTTCCAAAATCCCTTCTTCAAAAGCCGTATTACGCTCCGATCGCAGGAAGACAAACAAATGCTGGGAGTTTTGCGCATTGTGGGTGTCTAAATCCGCTAGGCGGTCAACCAATCGGGATACAAAATTACTATCGTATTCAATGCCCGCGCGGTTTTGATAATCGAGGAGTTTGTCGAGTAAGTTTTCAACCTGCCCGTTGTAGGGTAGGTCAATTTGCTCCGGAACCAGGCGGTTTACCTCATCGCGGTAAACATACCCCGCGCGAAATGTCCTCGTTGGGGTTGAACTCTGCGGAACAACTACAACCTGCGTGTTGTCGCCCAACATGTGGCGAAACCAATCAGACCAGTCAACCACTGAGACAGGGTTTCTCCTCCTTAAGGAGTTAAATGCCCGACCTTTGGTATCTTGCCAGGACTCGCCATTCCGCCCGCCGTATGCAGAAACAGGATTAGTGACAATCAAATTAGGAATCGATCTCAACAAACGGGTGACGGTCCGCGCGGGTACGTTGCCCACAGTGCCTGGAGTCTCACAAACTGCTACAACTGACACTGTTGACTGGCCCGGTAAATAGTCAATCACCTCAGAAGTTTTGAAAATAACTCCGGATTGGGTAGACACGCGTAGGCCTTTATCAATAATGAGGGATTTTTCTGTCTCTGTGCGCGTGAATACGAGGCCAACCACCGCGGGCGCACTGGCAATTTGCATAAAACCGAGCGTGCGCAGCCAATTTGCGGTCCAAGCCTCCGGCGCTTTGTTCAACTCATTTAGAAGTTGTGCCAAGGAGTAGGCTGTACCTTCGGCGATAATAGCCGGCACGGAGCCAGGACTAATATCGGTGAGTCTACCCCCAGAGGACATAAGCATTTTGCGCTTACTATACTCCGCGAGTTGAAGCTCATTGCGCGGATCTAGGTTAACTGGTAATATAGGTTGGTATAATGGCATAAGAAAAAAACCTAACTGGGAGGTATTACCACATGGTAGACTTCATTCTAGTGGATGTAGCAATCCTGGCGATTGTTATATCCCTAATGTACGTAACGGAGGGGAAATGAACTTACTACTAGTTGCTGCATTTGTTGTGGCAATTTATTCAATGGTGGAAGCTCCTCTTTGGGTGCTTCTCACAACCACGGCTGTTACGATGATGTTTATACTATGGAGCGTGTATGCCAATGAGAAGTCTTAGATACTGGGTCACAATTGCAATCTTGAGCTTAATGCTCTTGATCTTGCTGCCCCTGTTTCCATTCACCGGCGCGGTGGCAAAAGTCGCGCTGGGGAGGGAAACCCCGGCGGGATTTGAATCGGCGTTGGATTATTGCCTCGAGGTAATACACCACGAGCCTTCAAATGAAGCCGCGAAGTCTTTCTGCGGCCCCGACGTATGGGATATAAAGTTCGTCGTAACCCCTAGACATCACAAAACATGGTAGATTTGGAAGAATTGGCCAAGCACCTGTACCAGGCCGATGGGAACAAACTTCCCACAACGTATGAGTTGACATTCTATGGCCATCCAAATCCCCGCATTGGGCGGTATTGGCACATAGCCTACGCAGCGGCTCAATATATTACCAAAGGAGGTAACTAAACTAATGGCCTTTACGCTTCCCTTAGGGGGCTACTTCAAAGAGCCTACAACATTCACGGAAGTACACACGCGCTTTGTAGAGTTCCCCGAGAGTCCCTTAATAAACTCTGTGGTACTCTGGAGCGGGGTATACTTCCGCTGGAGTGGCACAGAATGGCAGACCACTCTACCCATAGTTGTACATGAATCTGCCGGTTCTGACGGTGGGGTGTTATCCAACCTTGAGAGTATCACCTACATGTTTGACAACAACGCACTAGCAAACGGGCAGTTTATTGCAATCCATAGTAAAGGCGTTGAAGCTAATTCAATCGAACTTTATAATAACAACAACGAACAAGTTCTCGCCGGCATACAGTCGACAATAAACTCGATCGTTGTCGATGTTGGTGGGTTTGTGCCAATTCAAGGCTCTTGGCGGTTGGAGGTAATCTTCCCTATAGTTTAACTAAATCCCAGTCAATATTAGCGATGGTGGTATAACTATCGCTGTTTTTGCCTGCAAAGAAGTCATTATGCGTGGAATTTTGCAACATGCTGATGAATTCAGCCAAATCGGTGGATACCCCCGTTACGAAGTAATTCCCATAAAGGTTGTGCCCTTGCAGCATTTCATTCGCCCGGCGGTAGATGAAGTCAATTGCTTCTGCCTTGCTAATGATGCCATCCAACGCTTTGGTGCCGCCAAACACGGAGTCAATAAACGAAATTTCACATTTCACCAAATGATGAAGTGCTTCTCGGAGGGTCTTTTCCTCTTCGCTGGTCCACGAATACCCACGCTCGCGGCGGATGATTTTACTCAATTCGATACCGCCTTGTGCGTGGAGCGACTCGTCTTGGAGGCTCCACCCAATTACCTTTTTAATCGGTCGGATTAGGTTCTTCCTATAGGTGAATGCCAACAAGAGGAGAAAGCTAGAATAGAGGCTGATTCCCTCAACGAAGGAGAATAATGCAATTTGGAGCAAATCTCCATCTTGGATTGAATTCCAGATGTTGTCAAACCTTTGTCGAGCTACCTCATCTTGGAGGAATTCGTCATGCGTATCCATATCAAGCACATCTTCCATTTGGTTGTAAGCACTCGCGTGGACTGTTTCCACGTAGGAGTTTAATGCCGCGAGTTGAATTACCTCCGGGCGGGGGTAATGCTCACCTACTTTTTTCCAATGGTCGAGGACTAGCAACTCCGTGATCGTGAAGCCCTTTAGGATTTTCTTAATAAAGTTTTGCTCCTCCTCGGTGAGTTTGGTCTCCCAGTCGGTGACAAACTCTGAGAAGTTTACTTCATCCTCGGTCCATAAAGACCGGCGACCAATTAAGTACAGTTCCCGAAGCTCGGGGTACTCAATCGGGCGGAGCTTGAACACAGTTTGCTCAATAGGAAGCTTTCCGGCAGCTGGCGCATGGTCTTCTCCTATATGCTTGTCGGTTGTATTTGTCGATTTCATACCTGTCGAATTTCCTCCTTGTAGGTTTCGCATCAAGGTTTTTAAGTAAGAATTTAATCTTATCATGTTTTGCTGCCATTATTCATGTGCTCTTCTTCTTTTTTGAGGTAAATATCCATAGCGTGTAGCATGTCCTTAACAGTGGTCATGTCCTGTTCTAAAAGCCATGGAAGAACAGAGTAGGACTTTTTTCCAAAAGCATAGGCTACTTGGAGAAAATCAAACCAAGGCATAATGTCACCCACAATTAGGTCTAATACCTTGGTTAGTACTTCCTTATACTCTTCAAACTCCAGTTGCTCATGGAGCTCGTGGAGATTATTACCCCTCGACTCAATGAGCAATTTAGACATAAGCTTCATTGATTTACGCACAGTGAAGTGCTCATCATTAATCAGACGCTCCACTTCGCGCAACTCAGAACCTTTGATGTCCCTAAAATAGAAGGAGTACCCGGAGTCTGTAAAAACCCCGAGTATGTTCTCATCCTCTATGACTTTATACGTCAGCATCTTCTGGTGCGTTGGGCATTAACTTCATCTGAGCAAACATCATATTGTTTGCATCCACCGCTTCGAATTCCTTAAACTGTTCGAAGGAGACCTCCTCACGGGTGAGAATCAACAGCATTCGGTATCCCGTCAATGTGGACTTATAACTCGTCATTTTTTTACCCTCTCTCACGTCAGCGGAGAGTTCCTCAATTTCCGCCATTTCAATCGCGTTTGGACGATACATAGTGACGGTTTTACCCGACGTGAGTAGTACTTCCATATTCCGGCCTGCGGGTTTTACAGCCTCTTGATTGAGTTCATTGATTTTATTTTCAAACTCGGTGAGAAACTTCTGGACGGTTTCATACTCCATTTGTCCAATCATCTCCTCGGTGAGATTGCGCTGGTTGTATGCGCCCAACGCGGCGTATTTACCCTTCAGGAAGCTCTTCGGATATTTGTCCATCAGCTTCGCGATGTTCATCAAATCTTTCACCTTGAAACTCTTGGGTAAGAAATCCGTCGGTGTCGAAGATGAAGTAGTCTTGTTCGTCGTAGTTGGTTTCACTGCCATTGTTAATTTCCTCGTTGACTTTTAGTACGTAGTTGTAGAATTCGGGCCCAGTAGCCCAGATATACAGTTCCACAAGATGTGGGAAGAATGGGTTCAAATCGCAAGGAGTCCAATCGAGTTTGAACTTCTCTTGGAAGTAACACTTATTCGGGATCTTCTTCCCAAGGGTCAGGAATATCCTCCGCTCGATACTCTGTAGGCGGTTCAATCCCTCTTTGTCGCATAAACTCCTCAACTTTCTCTGCCAAGCTGGCATTGTCAGCTTTCTTATCCATGAGTTCAGATTCATTGTCTGGATATTCTCCTTTGTTGATTTTTGACATTACTTCGACAACCCTAGAAGGAGCGACAAAACCTTCTTCGATGTACACGGGGTTTTGTTTTTCAATGTAGATTAAAGCCGGGAATGCGCTAATTGAATAGCGTTTTTTCACCTCTTGGGATTTTGTCAACATTACGCGGATTCCCATTGCGTTAAGCAACGGTACCGTTTGAGAATGCATGCGTTTGCACCACGGGCATCCTTCAGTCATTACTACTACAACTGAGAATTTTTTAGTCACGTCGGTTAGTTGGTCCATATTTCTTGCTGATCTAGTTGGTTCCATTATACAACATCTCGAAGTCATACTGAGTGAAGACCATATTTTTTAATTGGTCTCTCACTTCTTGTTCTTGCTTACGGGCACGATTACACTGGCGGAGGTTTTTACCACCCTCGCAGATGGTCCTATCGTTGGTGTAACTAATCAAGAAGTTTAGATCTCTATCGGAAAGATCTGTTCCAATGGTTGGCACCCCTGAAGGAGTATAATCACTCTGAACTTCATGCGTGTCGTCAAACAAAGGCCCGGGTTCCATAACCCCTACTTTTAACGTCTCCTCGAGTTTATCCATGGTAATACTTAACATCTCACAGACCTTCTCCTTCGGTACGTTTTTACTCGTCTGTTCGATAATCTTATAATAGAGGGTTTGCTCTGCTCGGGGAATTCTAATCGCGCGAGTTTTATCACGATAAAAATGCCCAATGTAAGCTACCACCCTCTGCCAGGCATAAGTAGACAGTTTCATCCCCTTATTGGGGTTATAATCATGCACCGCCACACAAGCAGCATACCAAGCCACTTGGGTTATATCATCCAAAGTGGCAGCATTCCCCGAATGCTTTTTAGCATACGCGCGCCTGGCAAGGGTCTCTACAACCCATTTTAACTTTAGCACATCTTTTTGTTGTTTTCTGGTAAGTTTTCTCATGACCTCTTTTGTTTGTAAAAATCCTAATACAGGCCTAACCTTAAAGGAATTCAATCTAAATACAATATCCCGCCAAAAGGCGATCAACCAATGCGTCCAGCTTCAACTTGAAGTGTCTACCTCCACCGAGCAGGGACAATCCGCCCAGCGGGCCACCGGAGATCCGGCAATAATCGAAGGAAGGTGGAAAGACATCGATGGTGTAGTAAACGATGTGTATAAATCAGAGCCAGAAAGCAGGCAAAAGATTCATTACAAACCATTTGATGACCGTCACGCCCATGATAGGATTGTTGAATCCTTCACAGAGCGGTTGGATTATGTATTCCAACGAGCGGCTGAACTTGACGGGGATGATAAAACTCGCGCAATGGAGATGATCTTTAGGGATATTACCTCCGTCGTTAGAGCTCTTTACGGAGACATCTTCGACCTCCAAGAAAGGCTAGGCGAAGCCATGGTGAGATTAGATGCGTTGGAAGATTGGAACGGCGCGGCGTATAATGATGGGTTTGACCTACCCGGGCATGATATACCCCACCATGATCAGTATGACCCACATCCGCCGTATCCTCACTTCCATGGGCGTCATTTGATTCTAGATAGAGAACAGGATCTCCGCTATCATCAGGGTAGAATGACTTTGTATGATCCATTATACCAGAAATCCCCGGGAATGAAGCGCTACTTGGCAGCACAACAACAGGCGGGAGTTTCCAAGCCTGAGAATTCTCCCCATAGGGAAGAAAAAGGCTATAGATTTGACCAATCTAAGCTTAAGGGGGACGGCTCTTCACGTACACCAGTGTAGCAAAGAGGACAGGTTTTACCCTGCCCTCTGGTCTTCCTAGCTGTTGCTAGACGACATCTTCAGCGCAATGCTGAACAACACCACGCCGGCCGTTAGGCCCACGGTGGCGGCAACTGTAGGGTCAATGGGCTTGTCTGTATCACCCATTGCAGCTGAGGCGGTTGGATTCTTCTTGAGATTCTTCATAATGTTCCCTCATTAGGTCTTAAGTTCTTTTTCTTTTTTATGGTATAATATACCTATAGAGTTAGAAAAACCGATGATCAATCTCACCAAAGAAGCGATCTTCATCGGGGACTTACACGGTAACTTAGACGCGCTGGAGCAAATCCTAACAAGATATGAATCCCACCATAAAGTTTTTCTCGGTGATTTTTTCAACGACAAAGCTGAACTTTGCACCGTGCCCGAAGTAGACAAAATTGTAGAAACAATCCACAACCTGCCCGATACCACCATTGTACACAGCAACCACAATCAATTGGTGATTCAAGCCTTAGAGGCTAGAAAACCGCTGGATGTAAATGTGCGCGGGTGGAATATCACCCAGCAGTATATCAACACCTTAGGATTTTCACGCCAGGAGAGGCTAAAACACTGGTTGAGTTCACACCCCGTGTGGGAGGAATTCCGCACTGTTAATGGCCTAACAATTGCCGCAGCTCACGCGTATCCAAACACCGCGGCGGAAAAATACCGCAAGGGGAAGTACCTCACCGAGGAGCAAAAGTCCTGCGTGGGGATCAAAACCCCTCATAGGTGGTGGTCTAATAGGAATCTCAAAGGTGTGTTGTTAAACTGGGACGCCGCAGTTATCGGCCACTATGCACACATTTCTATTAAAGAACGGTTGGTTATTGCCGACCTGGGTGGTTATCAAATCCCTGTGTGGGACCCACAAATGGGAAAAATCAAAGTGTTTTGAGTTCACGTTTGCCATTGGCAAATGCGACCCAGCGTACATACGCTTGGACAATTAGTGCTTCATGGTAAGCATCATCCAATGCATTATGTTTTGTACCTTCAAACTTAGGCAAAAGCTTAATCTCCTCTCTGGGGAGTGAACTTTTCGCTGTTCGAACACACCGGTTGCCCCAATACTTGGGAAGGCCAATCCCACCCAAGCCGGGTATAGCCTGTTTGCAGGCATACTCAACGCGGTCAATTAGCACCCGGTCAAAGCTGGGATCGTTTGCCCACATAGTTGTGTTGTATATACCAATCCCTGAGGTTATCTTTGAAAACCACGAGGTTAATTGGACCATCAAAGTCATCAAATCCCTGGAAGGTAGACCCTCAACCCAGGAGGTTAGATTCATTTGATCGTACCATTTCGCGGTGTCCGCATCCATTGGGTTTTGTGTTAATGCGTGGACCTTTCCTTCAAAGTAGAAGGCCATGTCTTTGCGTATGCGCAATTCAGACAGCATTCCCATTCTATCATACACCGCAAAGATTGGCACAATCCCGATTGAGTAAATCGGGCAGTCGTATGACCGGGTCCCGCCTGTTTCACAGTCAATTACGAAGCCGCAGTCACCAAGAAGCTCTTTCATGGGTTATATCCACTAAGGTTTTTTTCTTCACGTATAGCATCGGCAACCAAGTTTAGTTTGCGCAAATCGCGAGATGCCGAACGTCGGTCTTGTGCCAACACACCCCATTCTTGCGCCGCGCGGGTGAGGTAGTACGTTAGTTTGCAATACACCTCCGCGTCGTTAGCCAATCCGGGTTGGACCGCTTGGTCGGCGTGCTCTTCCGCGACTTCCAAGTAGGTTTGGTATTTTCGACTTTCTTTGTAGTCTTCGCCGAAGATTGCCTCGTACATCCGCTCCTCTAGAGAGTTGGATTTACTAAGGTTGTGAAGCCGCACGGTGTCGTCATTCACCTGGGTGACTAATCGCTCGCGGAGCTTATTCCACTGGGCGGATAGTTCCACTTCGTGAGTTTTACGATGCGCAATTGGGACGTCTAGTTTATTCGCTAACGTGCTCAGTGCGTTTGAGCAATACACCTGAAAGGTTGTGAACCCCACACGCGTGCTACCACCGCCGCGGTAGTCAAGCATGGTTAGGTAAGCCCCAATGGTTGCATTTTGAAAGCTTTCGATTACTTTCGCGTTTACGTATGCTACTGCACCGTTGTTGTAGTGAGCGATTTCTGGCTTTTCGATAAACCCCTCTAAGTGGAGAGGTTCAAAATACTTGAGCATCTCCTGATCGTTGAGAAACGAGTACGTGGGGGAAACAATAGATAGGATTTTCCCCTCATCGTTGTAGATGGCATCCTTAGGGATGGATAGCTCAGTTCCATCTTCTAATAGAATTTGACTAATCCGTCCACGTGATACTTTCATACAGTCTCCTTAAGACTTAGTTTTTTTTTCATGTATGACATTGCATATAAAAAGAGGGGAGTGTTAATCCCCTCTGTGTTTATACTAACTCAACGCTACAGCGATTGTAGGCTGACCTGTTTGTAATTAAGGCCCATAATTTGACTTCCTGTCAGTTGTTGGTTACCTTTAGCGTTACGTTGAAGGCTTGAAATTTCCAAAGTTGCATACTTATCAATGTATGCGTTCTCTTGATACGTGCGCGCATTACGTGCAGGAATCTGAGCAACGTGGAATTCATCATCTTCATCTGTAAACGCAGCAATTACTGACGGATATTTGCCTGACGTTTCTCGGTATAGACCTAAAATTGTTAGAGTCTCTCCGTATTCGTCTAACTCTCCTAGGACTTCGATCAACTTAGGGGCAAATCGTCCCTTGTGAGACACACTAATACATTGTGGGCCGTGCTCGGAAGCCTCATGATCGTGGAGAGTGTACTCGAACGTGTGGTTCTTATACATTTTGGTTCCATCTTTTGATGCGGTTTCCTCGAACCCTTTATAAGTGATCTCTAAATCCGTCTTCGTGTTATTTGCAGCATCGGCAATGGCATGAATGACTGTACTCGGTGCAAAGAAGCTAATCTTAGCTCCTGTACTGTCTACCGCCTCAATAATCGAGTATGGATTCCCCTTCTTGGAGATTCCAGTCTTTAGGGTTACTTCCGTAAAGGTGTCACCCACGGCCATGTCGTCGATCTCAATTGTTTTACTCGAAGATCGCATGGCCAGAACGTCAGGAAATCCTTCCAAAGGTAGGAGGAGATCATGAAGTTGGCGAGTTTCCGCTAGTACTGGAATCTCCGCTGCTTTGACAGACACATCATCTTTGTAGACCTCCGGCTTCCACTTAAGTGAACCGTCGAAGGAGTATGTCACCGCGCGAGATTTGTCCGGATGGCGGAAGGTGATATTCGCCTGTGGTCGGACTAAGTTCTTGCTGGGAACTTCGTAGTCCGTGAGGGTGATTCTAATCGTCGTGCCTTTGATTGTGAAGAAGTCATATTCTTCGTTATATTCTAACGGCAGAGTGTGTTCTCCCCACATCATGGCAAATTCACCGTCGGAGTCTAACCCAAGTTGGAGCGTGACTACTCGTTTTGGCACAGGTTGGGTGCCTTCCATATCGAGTTGTAATGCTGCGTACTTGTTATCCAGCGGCAGGCCGAGAATTTTGTTCGGCATTTCAAAATCGCTGGGGTTATCTTCATCCCGATCGCCGGGAATGTTGATTTGCAAATAGCGAGGTACTTCAGTTGGTTCCATCTGGGTTGCGAGAGAAATCCCATAACCAAAGATTTGTTGAGTTAGAGCTTCAGACATATGTTACGGCCTCCAAAGGCTATTTTGTATTTTTTCTTACATCTATATTTTACCACTAAGTGTACTTAGAATAAAATTAGGGGTATTTTTCAAACTTTTTCTATTCTCCGAGTCCTACCCCCGGCTAGGAGAACAACAATATATGAAAAATAAAATTAGTAGTATTTTTTGAACTTTTTTCTATTCCCCGAGTCCTACCCCGGACTGGGAGTATGCAAAAAAGAAAAAATAGACCTATGCTAGGTCTACCTCTACAAGGGTTATGCTAACTTTTTGCGCGTAGTGGAAAGACCTACGGCCACTGGTGCACGTGAAAGACTTTCTTGTATACCAGTGAGAGGGTCAGGAACTTCCTCTCCCTTATGAAACCATTTGAAAACTCCGGAGTTCCAATTATAAACTCCGATCGTTGATGTCAACTGTCCAGGCTCACGGACAGTTAGAATGGACCCATTAATGTCTATAATGAGTCCCTTATCTTCCGCCTTCTGCTTGTATGCAGAAATTAGAAGCATTAAATCCTCTTGGCTATGCATAATAAATTAGTAGTAATTTTTGAACTTTTTTCTATTCCCCGAGTCCTACCCCGGACTGGGATTTTTCAAAGATCACGTACACCTGTGGCTAAATCTGCTCTTGCACCTCATATATTGTGGCCGTTGTTGACATGGCAGAGCAATTTGCTCGTGCGATTAGTGCCAACACGTCTGACGTACCGTTGTTTCGAGCCGCCGTTAACGAAGTATAGAATAAACTAAACTCGCGCCGGCGGCCGTTTTGACACGTTGCTTCCATTACAGCTTCGTATCCGACCGTAATGTAGAGTTGTTTGCTCTGGTAGTCCAAGATCTCAAACCGCCGGGTTCCGCGACACCCAGATCCCTCGCACTCATATCGTGCCTCTGCGGAAGGGGTGGTGATTGACACCGCGGTGAGAATAAGGATTGTATAGACAAGTATTTGTTTGATCATGATTCTATGATTGGTGTTACTGTAATAGGAGCATCTTCCCACATCAGACAGTTGTTTCTAACCCCTGTTGAAAACAACTCCAAGTGCATCGCACTCGAGTGAACGAAGTCATAAACTGCTTGGTACTGCCCAGAGGGTACTATTACCTCCATTTGAACCGTACACGGTTCGGCGTATCCGTCCAAACTTTGGCCCGGGGCCGAAACAATAAACGCTACAACTGATGCCAGTAAATCCATATCTACCTCTTAGTGTGTTTTTTTCCCAATGCGAGTTACAGGAGTTGAACCTGTCTGAGCCCAATTATGAGTTGGGTGCCTTATCCGCTCGGCCAAACTCGCGTGGTTCATGTTCACCAAAGAGACTAACTTATGTTGTTCATAAACTCCTCCGCTGCCTTTTCGGAGGAAAACACAAACGGGGAAAACTGATTCCCAGCTACGTGGACGTAGCATTGACCATCTAACTTATCAATGAAGATCTTTCGACCGTCGTGGTCGAACCGGCCAGTTTCTGCCGGAAACCAGCTTAGACAAAATAGGTTTGCCGCCGGGTAGGAGTTTGCAACCTCCTTTGTTAGCATTCCTAGGTCGGTTCTATCGTTGCTGATTATCCAGTCTAGGACTTCCTCCTTGGTCGTAAACTCCTCCTTTAATAGTTTCCTATCAATTCGGATATTGCCAATATCTTCTGTATTGGCTGGATACGTAGCATTAGAGGTAACTACGTACCTCTTACCTAGGTGCATTTCGACCTTATCTTCTACAAATTCCCACCACGCCTCAAATATTAATCTCATTTTACACCTCAATTAGGTTTTTTCTCCAACGCCCCGTGTAGGATTCGAACCTACGACCCACGGTTTAGAAGACCGTTGCTCTATCCGCTGAGCTAACGAGGCAGATGTGTTTATTATACCATTTCATGTACTACAGAGGGTTAGTACGCCGGGTTGGTGTATGTAGCCCTATAAGTTCCTGGCACCAATCGGTGCGTTTCCGCGTATCGAATCCCATAGGTGTATGAATCACATAGTAAATCGCCATGTGTTGAGACTAGAAACGACACCTCTAGATGGGCCACATCTAGCGAATGCACTACACCAGATGAATCGTAAAACGGACCAGTTGCATTTACGTAACCTACGCCTTCTACATAGACTCTTCTCACAATGCAATTGGTGTAATTGACAAAAGCATAGTATCCCGCATATGCCTCTGCGGCGGGGCCCAATACTACTGCGGCGATAGTTGCGATGGCTGATGTTAATAGTTTCATCATCTTGGTTCCTCTTAGAGTTGTACTCGTGTTCCGGTGGCTTCTGCGCCAGTTCTATAGTCGTAAATTGCAATATAGCCAATGCAATTCTGCATTTGGTATGCCGTTACCGTTTCAGCTAAGCCTCTCCTAGCGTCATTGTAAGTGTAGAAAACCCGGCTAAACTCATCAGCATTGATGGTGTTATATTCCACCTGTTCTCTTCTTGATCCGTCAAAAGGATCCGTTACGATGTAAATGATCGGGCATTGAATCCACCCATCGGTGTAAAACCGCTGAGCCATTGCCGGGAGGGTAGATATTACCCAGGTGGATGCAACCACCACAGCTCCGCCAATCACGTGTTTCCACTTCATATCTTGCTCCTAAGCTTTTTTTCTCGTACGACATTGATCATCACTCAATGGTTAATCGCACATTGCGACAATCAGACAAAATAAGATTGCCAATTGTATGGCCATTCTGCAAACTTATTTTGTAATGATCTTGGAGAAATTCAAAGTCTCGCAGATTCTGACGAACTGGGACTTGCCCGAGTTGAATATCTCTCACTGTTTGGTATTGTGAGCGGTTGGTCTCTACATCATAGACATTGCAATGTGCAGAGTCCAACACAATGGTAGCTAACACAGTTAGCATTTGATCGCCTCCATGGGAAAGTACGCATTGCGTAGTATGATCCGCGTATCATCCTTAGGATAAAAGGTTTCCCACTCGGAGATTACCTCCCTCCCTAGGTTGAAATCCGGATTTACATACAATATCAAACTCTTCTGAATCGGCAAATTGATCTTCTCATACTCTGGCTGCAATTCAATTGTCCGTTCCATATGCTTAAGTTGATAATAAGCACTCATGGAATGTTCCAATGCTCCAGTATTATGCGGATTAATCAACAACTTACATTCAACCAAATGCAAGCGATTATCCGACACATAGAGTAAATCAGGCACCTTAGGCTTACTCCTAAACCCTTGAATTTTCCACCTCATGGGAATTCTAATCATGTTTAGGTTGTACACCTTGTCGTAGATTTCAACCAGATGGGAGTTTAACATCGTCTCACGCGCGCCGATTTCAATACCCGGCGTTACGATGTTGAACCTCTCTAGGAGGGCTTGCCTCTTTACTGTCCAATGAGCCGCGGGGTTCATTGGATTCCTATACATCAAGTACTCAATTTCGGGGTCTTGATGTAGCTTCTTCTTCGGAGGATTGAGCCAATTATACTCGCGTCTACTCAGTCCACGTCGTGGTAACCTAGGGTAGACATAACTCGTGACTGTGGAATTGCCAGCCATTTTGAAGCTCCTTCTGTTAATCTAAGCACGGATTTTTTGTACATGGCGAGGAGTTCCTCCGTCAGGTCAGCAGCCTCTTCGGGTGTTAGCCGCTCCGCTGTTTTGTTATAAAGCTTATCCATGTAAGCCTTGTCTAGAGCGGCGCCCATGGTTGACAGGTCTCTCCCATTTTCCTGCAACCCAGTTTCTGGACTACATTCCATGAGAACCAACCCATCGAGAGCTTCAATCGCTTGGCGTAGACCTTCAGCTACTTTGGTAGGACCCATTTCAATCGCTTCTTTGATAAATTTGTCTCTATCATACATAGTGTGGTACCTCGTTTGTTTTTTCAAACTCAATTAGGAGTTTTTCCACATAGGTGTCGAATCTCCTCTTGTCGTAGTATGCAGCAAGTGAGTGCTCAAACGCACCGTTGGTCTCATTTTCAATTGCCTCCAACATTTTTTGCGCAACTTGGCGGATTTCAACCTGCGCGTGGGGAGAATTCCGCAAATTGCAAAAATGCATAAATGAGCGGAAATTAAACGAAACATCTAGAGTTATCATGGAATTATAACCTAGGTAGTACCGGCACGCTTCTTTAGCACGCTTACGGCCTAACTCCAACTCTGTGTTGTTAATACACTTGTGGTACTGTTCAACTCCCATTACGCCCGCGGTGGCTAGGACCATCTCCTCGTAGCCTTCAAAATCTGCAGGGGTGTAGATGTAGTTGTCCTTGATTTCTTTGTACCGCGCGGATTCGCCATTAACCGAGACGCCAATCCTATGTTTTAGTAGATGTATATGGGTAGCCTGATCCACCTTGATTAAGAATTGCAAGTATGATTTCTCAAACGGGGTGTGATGCCCATGTAGCATCAACATCCTCAAAAATGCTGGAATCCGCGCGCGTTTTTTCTCCGTTAGTTCTCGCGACGTGGATGTCCAACCACTACACGCGTGGGATTCATCCCCACCGGCATAGCGGATTAATTCAACATCCTGTGATCTTTTCTCGTACATCATAGTGAGTATTCCTTGCTCAAAATTGCTTGGACCGCAGGTGTAAGGTCTTGACTCCTCAATTGAGGTTTCAACCCCATGAATCGCTGCGCATGTGGAGAGTTCCACCCATCGTGTGATTTACTGCTCGGTCCTAGGTCCATTTTACCATGGAAGTCAGCACACTGCGTACGCATTGCCTCGACGAATTTCTGCCTCGACATGCATGTGGCCCCCGGATTGTTGTCCACCAACCATGCGCGGTACGTCTCGTATACTGTACGTACAGTGGGATTTTGATACGGATCGTTGGGGTCATACAACTTGTCGGGGATAACATCCCAGAGGGAGTCAACAAACAGGGCGATGTTACTCGATTGGCCTGTAACCTCGAGTGCGAATGCATTAAAGGTTAGAGTGTCCTTTGCGTCTCGGAACACCCCGGAGGCTTCCTCCACTGAAGAGAATTGACTCAACAGGTAGCCAATAATCTGAGGAGTTTCTTCCTCAAGTTTGGTTCCCATATTAAAGTCTTTCTTCCCAGTGATGGGTGGTACCACGATGACTAAGGCCCTCCGGTTGAGTCCCGAATCAGTGGGTGGTAACACCGCAGTGTTTGAAGCCATGATGATCATTGCCCTACAGCGGAATGAATACGGCGTGCGGGCATACGCCACCCGGCCGGTTATTTCATCCGCTGTCGCCATTTTGAGCAGAATGCCGCCATGTTTCGACACGACGAGGGGTTCTCTCTCATCGGGGAATACCACCAGTGAGGATGATCTAATCGGGTAGATTGAACTCGCGTCTGTTAGCTCCTTAATTGTCAGGGTGCTGGTTCTGGTCTGCCCCGCAATGCTATTTAGACAATCAATGTATGTTGATTTCCCCGTTCCTCCTTGTGAGGAGTATAGATGCAAAATTGATGTCTGCTGCGATCTATGACGCCCTGACATTGATATCAGCGCCGCTGCGAGGAGTACTCGCTTGACTTCGGGCTTACCTCCGGAGAGGTTATCAATCATTTGGAGGAAGTTAACTGGCGGGTTTTCCTCACTAGGTGGGACATAATCATGCTTGATTTTGGAAATCAGGTGCCAGTCCTTCTCGTGGGGGACTAGCTCCTTTGTGGAGAATACATACACTCCGTTATTGAACGGAATGTAACCTTTACTAAGGTCGTATTTCTCCCTGATTGATTTCTCCGGGTTGGGGTAGAACTTCCTAGCTCCGTTGTAACAGGCGATCTTAGTCACAAGGTGTTCTAATTGGCGGGAAGTTAGTGACTGTAGGTCGTCGAACGACTGGCCTTGTAACTGAGCGTGTAGGATACTTGCTTTTATTTTGAATTCATCGTATGGAACGTCTTCCCAAGTTCCATAAGCAGCATCAGAATCATCACCGGCATCAGAAGGATCCCTAAAGTTATAAACAGTAAACTCTTTCCCGTCTCTAGGAAAGCATCCAGCCTGGGCGATTGTGACTGCGGTTCTCGTGATAGGGGAGAATTGTTCCCCGTCTGCCGGTTTGAGTTCTCCGAGTTGAGAGGGATTAAGCTCAATTCCTCCTCCTCCTTCTCCTCGATTTCGGTAGTCTCCTGTAATGTTGGCAAGAATATCTGATAGTCCAGACTCCATAGGTAGTCCTCAGTAAGGGTTAGTGAGCTAATTTGACCTTCTTGTTCCATGACAACTAATGTGGTCGGCATTTCGTTGTTTGGGAGATTTGTTTGTAGGATATGCTCAACGTATGGGCCTTTTGTAAAGCCCGTTGGTTGGAGCATAATTGCCGCGTCGTCGATTAGAATAAATTCCATAGGTACGTCTTTCATTAGATACACGTATACCACTGGAATTGCAATTTGTTCTTCAATCATGTTATGGGTTTGAACCTCTCTTTTGGTAGGTCTAGTTTGTAATAGTTCCCCACGTTGAAGTGCCTCGGCTTGAGCGCGAGCATATCTTCAAAGCTTTGCAATGGGGGAATTACCACATTCTCGTGGGATGGGTATTCGAGTGTTGGAAACTCCTTAGATTGTATTACCTTGTGTGCGTACTTCGAATGCGGTTGGTACACATGTGAATTGGAAACAGTCCAGTGTAGCTTCCAAGGTTTTACTTCTAACAATTTAGAAAACATTTGAAGCAATGCCCAATAGCGGATTACATCACCCGGGAATCCCACGATCAAGTCTTGCGACCTACCGACTACGTGCAACTCCAACCAATTGCTCTTAGTCGCGTGGAATATCAACGTCGGGTGGCAAGGCGGGACGCGGTCGATACCCAAATCCGATGGGCCCGGCTGATTGGTGGGATCAAACAGTTGGATGACTGCCCGTCGGGTGAGTATATTCTCTTTGAGTAGTACATAAGTATTGTAGAGCTGATCTACCTGTCCAGCGAAGTTTCGAAAGCTCGCTCCGTAGGTGTTTGGCAACGACCCGTCGCGATTAGCCCAAGTTTGCCACAAATACGAGGCTTTACCCAACTTATTTACATTCGTATTCCCATTGAGGTCCCACATCAATTCTTGCAAATAATGTTTGACCGGATGGCGACGGTCCGTCAAATATGGGGCCGGTTCCCCATACTCCCAAACAGTAACGGTTGGTTGAAACGTAGCTTTTGTAGAAGCACCTCTGGAGAAGATAGTCGTGCCTGTAAGGAGAGCCCTAGTAAGCATCTCCTTATATATTTCCATTATTGGTTGCATATTTCCTCCTTAGTTTTTTTCAATCACGTACAGCTTAGTAGGAGAACAACTCCTCCGGTTGTAGGGACTCAGATACAATTTGTCCCTCCCAACTAGGGGTTTTAATACTCCCTCCTTCTTTTGCAAATCGATCCATGATTTCAATAGATTCTGGAAATGCCAGCACGGTTGGTATTTCAAACACCAACCCTAGCGCTTCGATTAACATCGCCCATGAGAGTAAGTGCGCGACTGCTGCATTTTGAGCGACTTTATACGCATCAGATTTTGCCACCAACCAACCGTATTCATCATGGTAGGGGATCAAGAACTTTGCGTCGAGACCCATATGGTTGTTGAAATAATCTGTGAGGGTAATCATTGTGTGCATAAAATCCGCACCGGATCCTTGAATAAAGGCGTTAAATCGCGATGTTAGTTCTGCATTTGGGCGAGGCAAGTATCTCGTCTGAATTGGCAGGGGTAGTCTAACCCCCAGCAATGGAGTTGCGGGCGTTGGATCTTCCATCAGGGATAGAACCCCATTAAAGAATTCAGTATGAGTTCCTGACTGCTCCTCGTAGTAGCTAGAACGCAGCTTCTTAGTCCCCCTCATGTATTGTAAGGTCTCTACAGCGGCAGATTTTGCAAGAGCTTGGTCTGGAATGTGTGCTGCCATTTCTTTCCAGATGGTTTTCGTGGCGGCGGTAACCCCACAGAAGTAGTTTAACGCATAGTTGAGCTGCTTCCCGCTGTCACGAGAGTAGTTTGGTAGACCAATCAACGCTCCCAACTTCCGAGCGGTGTTACTATGCGCGTCGGTTTTGTCATGTTTGTTACCTGCAAATTGCATGTAGCCAAACGGCGTTATGCCTAGCACTGGAATTGTTGCAAACTTTGAGGCAATTAGCGCAGCAATGAATGCCTCCTGTGCTGTTACGTCAAAACATACGATTCTCTGCTCTTCGGGTGGAGCAATAAGCATGAGTCGAACTTCATTCCCGATCTTCTTGTCATTTGGGCCCGGAGATGGGACCGTTGATAAGACAGGTGATCCAGCCCGGCCTGTGATTGTTTGGTGCGGGACATGGTCGGTTACAATCTTTCCGTTGTAGATGATAGTTCCGTCAATCCGGCCGCGCATCGAAGTCCAATAACAGACTTTAATTGCCAGGTCTAGTAGCTCCTGACCTTGTGCAATTTGAGACTTGATAGCCCCGGTCTCGAAGAACTCAACGTAGGATTGGTTCAACACTCCTCCTACATTAGCACCAAGGTTCTTCATATGAGGGATTTTAATAACCTCACCTGTGTCATCAACAATGTGGTACTTAACCTCCGAGTTGTATAACACCGGATAGTCTTTATACGTCAATCGGGCTAACACATGCGCGAGTTGTGTCTTCGCACCGTAGGCGTCTTTCTTATCTGCGGTGATATACCAACGGGGTTTACCATAAAGTTCGGGATACTGCGGTACTTTGTATGTCCGCTTGGCGATGATTGGTTTGCCCGTGCGTGGGCTTGGTTCTTTCTCCCACTTGCCGGGAGTTGCCGCGCACCGGATTTCGTAATTCTTCAGTTTGGTGTTCATTGACCAATCGAGTTGCGACAACCAAGGGTCTGATTCAGGATCAACGTCCCCACTGAGAAATGCTTTGTACACATTCTTTGCCTCGGCTTTGATGATTTCTTCGAATTGGTGGTTTGCTTCGTGGTAGAGTTTCTCACATTTGTGATACCACTCAATGATGTTATCGTCCGCTTTGACTGAGTTGAACGATACTGCTAACATCCCATAGAGGGAGATCATATTGTCTTGCCCAATCTGCTCGAAGTACTTCATAAGCAAGATTTGGGTGAGTGGGATTAGATCCGCCGCGTCTTGTAGCGAGTATTTGATAATCTCCGCAAAGTGGTCTAACATCTCATTGATGTTGCACTTCACGAAATATTCTCGCGTATCTTTAGCATCCTTAGTTCGATTGACCCTATCCGCCAGATGATGCTCTAACAATGAGATTAAGTCCCCCCGGCAGCCATGCTTAGGCTTGTTGGGGGATTTCATTTGGTTGGAGGTCATTCCCGAAACTTTCTGGTGAAGGGAGAAGGTATCAATGACGAGAATGTCACACTTGTCTTGGTAGAATTCCTCAGTGCGGATGACGTCAAATCTTGCGTTGTGGGCGATTAGGATCTTGACATGTGGTCCGATGGGTAGTAGTTTAGGCTGGTAGGGTTCATCAGGTTGGAACCATACCTCATGGAGGTGGATGTACAACTCACCGGTGGCAGTTGCGGCGGTTCCGATAATCGGTGTGTTTGCCATTGGAAATTCGGATCCCAAGACGTAGGTTTCAGTATCGTAGAAGAGTACTGATTCGGTGGGGTACTCCACTCGGATTGGAGAGCCTAATTTGTCAAGTTTGTACCAACCTTCTCCGTCAAACTCATCGATGGAGTATGAGCCCTTGATTTTGTACTTCGGAGTTGGAGGTATCAACGTCGAGAGTAGGCGAATTCGTTTGAGGTTATCTTCTCCGATTAGTTTACGCGCGGCGGTGTTGGCCCGCTCGCGGAGAGTACTCCCTTGGGGGAGACCTTTAATGATGGTGTCAACCTTATCGATTAGACTATCAGAAAAAGGTTCTCCAGGCTCGGGTAGTACATCAGTACCAATTTGCTCATTCCATCGTTGCTTAGCATTAGCCACCATCGTCTTAGTAAATTCAGACATGGCGGGTGGCTCGTACTCGGGTGCAATAGCACGCAGCACTTTGGGGTCTACTGCTGGGTAGCCCATCAATGTTTTATTACTCATCTTTACCTCTTAGGTCTTTTTTCTATTATACCCTTTCACGCTCGCCAAAGCAAATTACCACCTAAATGTGCGAAAGTTGGAATGGCGAAGCAAGGGTTTCCAGTCCTGCGCAACATAGTGGTCATATACCACTTGTAAGAAGCGGTAGAACTGACACTCCGAAACTTGCCGGCGGTTTAGCTCCTCTTGTTTGATTAAATCCTTGCAGATCCAGTTCTCCAAGGAGACAATCTTCCCTTCGAAGGAGACTCCCATGAATGCCATAGTGGTGTGTTCTTTAACCTCATTGGCGAGAGTCACGGTGGCTAGGTCCACCTCAAGTTTGAAATTACCTTGGAAGATTATTTTCACCTTTAGTGAAGACTTAGCTTTTGGTTCAAAACTAATGTAGTTCAACCCTTTGAATACTTCCTCATAAGAAGGATGAGCATTCAATATGTTAGTTGTCTCCTCGACAATTACCCTCTGATCTAGTTTCATAAGTACCTCTTAAGTTTTTTTCACGTATAACATTGCGGCTGGAGTCTGCCTCCTCCGATTTGACCTCAATAGCCTCCTGTCGAATATTATCGTTAATAATCTTCAGTAGGCTGAGAGCCGTGCCGGTCAGCTTCTGGCTGTTGGCTACCAGGTAGTTGGTAGCTTGGGTCATTAATTGCATTCTTTACAATGTCCTCCACGAAGTGTTTGCAATTGTAGCGCACAAGATGGTATCGCTTGTGTTTACCACTAACCATCTGGAGCGATTTGTACGTCATGTATTCCAGAATCTTCTGGTTTATCTCAGTGTTCCAAGCTAAACCTGGTACTGGCAATACAGTATTTGGATCCCAGGGTTCGTAAGCTGGATGACAGAAGTAGTATCCAGCTGATAATTCGGGATCTTGTAGTTCAGGTCCTGTATAAAGTCCTAACAACAACGGCCCCGAACTTGTTCCGTGAATTAACACGAAGTAGTGCGGGACCGGTATGTAATAACCATCTGCTGTTTGGATTAGCCCTAATTTGTACCACACTAGTGGTGTTTCATCAGGGCTTATCTTTGACTGACTTTCAGGACCCTTAGTGAGGATTTTTAACAAATCTTCATTCAGGATCTTTGGGATCATTATTCTGCGGCAACCGCCTCCTTAACAGGTGCAACTGGCTCGAATTGTTGATCTACCGCGAATTGGTACAACTGCGTGGTAACATTATTCATCGGAAGAGAAAGATTCTGCGCAATGTCTTTAATCGCAGCTTTTACGTCCGTTGAAATTGTAACCGAGGTAGATTCCTCACCCAGTTCAGCCTCGGGGCTAACCGGTGCGCTGTTTTGTAGTGCATAGTTGAGCATCTGATCGAGATATTCTCGACGACTCATACTTGCTGCGTTTGCTTCAGCGTTGATTGTTTCGCGGTCTACTTTGATTTGTACAGAAGCAGTATTAGCCATTATTTGTGTCTCCTTAAGACTTAGTTTTTTTCTTTGGTCGACCCCCTTTGGGATATCTCCATTATATAAGTATACGCACTCGGTTTGGGTAATATTATATGAATTACAGGAAAAATTTTTTCTCATGGATTATCGCCAAAAAGCAATTGATCTCATCACAACACGCTGGCAACGAGAGAATCTCATCAACCATGAGAATGAGATTGATGGCATTCTACGCTCAATTGTGGGACAACCTCCTCGGCCTGCTAACCGCAAACCGTTTGAAGGCCTGTATGGAATTCGTCCCATGGCAGAATACTACCGCCTGGCTTGGGGAACCATTAAAGCAAATTTGCCCCAAATCTCAGACGAAATTTTAGACTCACTCCTCCGTGTGTTGGTCAACCAACCGCCAAGGCCAGAAGGCGATGAACCATACATAGGCCTGTTTGGAAAACGACCGCCGGAGGAGGTACAACCTCTCCAGGTTAAGATCGATAAGAATGTACTACTCCAAGTGCCATATTACTCCCAACGGGATAATAAAAACCAACCATGGAGAGAGTGTTGTAGTAGCTCGGCCGCAATGGTAGCTGAAGCGCTAAAACCGGGATGTATTAACGGCTCTGATGATTTGTACGTATCAAAGTATGTAAACAAATATGGCGACACTACTAGCCATAGAGTGCATACTCTCGCCCTCAAGGAGTTAGGTATTGACTCTCATTGGATCTACAATGGGGATTTTAGAGACATTGATGAGCAATTAGAAAAAGGTTATCCGGTAATGTTTGCGTACCTCCACCGAGGGTCGGACTCCCACCCCGTTGGTGGCCATTGCGCTGTGATCATCGGAAAGGAAAAAGACGGGTATAAGATCAACGACCCATGGGGTTCTTACGCGCCGGATTTCTACGACCCATACTGGGGCGCGGGGATTTACTACCCCAAATCGTTTTTCAAATCCCGGTGGTTGGTAAATCAACGTAAGTCAGGCTGGATGAGAGTAATAGACAATGTTAAAGTGTAAAGGCAATACTAAGCTATGCAAAAAGAAATGCATCCCCCAATGGCAGGAATGTATCGAACCGGCTGAAAAACCAGCCCCATTAGAAGAACCCGATACATCTTCCTACGACCGATTGTTGGATGACTTCCGATTTTCTTTAGACCTCCGCAGGGATGTACTAAAACGCGCGTTTAATACTCCCCTTGAGTCTTCTAAAATCGCAATGCAAAAGATCGAAGAGGGTAACACCTTCATTAGGAGACAAATCTCCCATAATGAGGTAAACTTCCGCCCTACTTTGAATGAATATGCCATATCGAGAATCAACCGAGCAATTGTAGAATCTTCAAACTCCGCCTGGCAAGCAGTGGAAAAGGCTGCAAATATGCTTACCCACTCCCTTGTAGCCCTCCTATGGCAGGAGACAACCCACGAGAAAGTCTACTACCAACAAGTTGTAGCTTCCCTAAATAGACCTGCAGGCGGGGTTGGTAATACTCTATCAGAGATATGGAACAATGATCTTGACCTTTCTACGTTGAAGGAAACATACGTGAGGTATGTAAAAATAGGCAGAGAAAACATGCTTAGAGATCAAGAAAGCGAATCAGGCTCACCAACTAGGAATGCCATTCACTTTTTTGAAGACTTCAAAGGAGCTGTAACCTTCAGCCTTTCAGAAGCCTTAATTGGCACGGGGGTTGAATGGAAAGAACCATTTAGCAAAACGTTCCATCTATTCGCAACAATCTACGGAGAGCCAACTAACAGCAATGTCACAAATTAAATGCGGACCGGGCAACAAAGCATGCGGTAAGCGCTGCATTCCACAAAAGCATAAATGCGCACTCCGCGGTGAAAAAGACGCCGAGGAGATGAAGCCCGATAAGGCTAAAAAACAAGAAGATCCTAGAAAACAAAAGAAGGAAAAAGCCGCTCCTGAAGAAAAACCCGAGAAGAAAAAAGGCTCTAAGCTTAAAACCGCCGCTATTGTAGGCGCGTCTGTGCTTGGTGCTGCCGGTGTTGCGTTTGTCGCGGCGGGTGTTGCTACAGGGAAGGTTAAACTCCCTGGGCAGGATCAAGCAGTGTCGGCGTTTCAAACAACTAAGGGAGTTGTCACAGACCCTGAACAGCGCAAGGCTGCCATACAACAAGGTCGTCAGCAACTTTCCACGATGACTCAAACGGTTTCGGAACAAGCCTCCGCGCAGTACGGAAAGGTTTCTGAAGGGTTTAAAGGTATCCAAAAGGCTATACAAAACCCGGGTCAGACCATCAACGCAACTTTTTCAAACTCCACGTTGGAAAACATGGGCCAGACTATAGCCCTCGGGTCTAAGTCCGCTTTAGAGGGAGTTTCTTCTTCTGTGAAAGGCTCCGCGACTATTATGGCAGCGGCGGGTAAAGACTTATTCGAAAAAGCCGGCGCGGATATGAAAGCAGTGTCAGAAGCCACTACAAATAGCATTCGCGGCGCTGGGGATGACATGAAGCAGTATTGGGCAACTATGAAAGATGCCTCACCTTCAGAAATGAAGGCTGCTACTCTAGACCTCGCCGGTAAATACATGGAAGGCGGTCGCGAAGGTGCAAAAGCTTTCATGCAAGGAGCCGGCGCAAGTGCTAAAGGTGCTGGAGAGACGCTAGGCGCGGCAGGCTCTCTAATCAAAGGTGAAATGGCAGCCGGAGCTCAAAAGGTCGGAGAATCCGCAGCTTTCATGAAAGAAGGCCTATCATCCTACGCCCCTGAACTCAAAGACCAAGTAGTTGGCGCAGCCCAAGGTGCTAAAGACATGGCAGGCAATGCAGTCCAAGGTGCCAAAAACATGGCGGGCAATGCTGTCCAAGGCGCACAAAACGCCGCGGGTAGTGCCGTCCAAGGGGTTAAAGACGCCGCCGGTGCAACAGTCTCCGAAGCGCAACGCGTTGGAGGAGAACTCGGCGCATTTGCAAAAGACGTCGGTGCGGCGGGGCAAGCTATAGGTGATGCGACCAATCAGGCTGCGCGTCAAGCTGGCGCTGCAGTGACACGAGCCGGCACAGATGTGGCTAGCAGAACTGGTGCGTCGTTTGAAAACGCGGCGGGGAATATTGCCAGCAGTGCGGAGCAAAACATGCAGGCGGTAGACATTGCCAGAGAAGAGTTGGGGAATAATATCCGCGGTGCTTTGGATGCTCCTGATGCTGCAGCTTCTGAAAAGTTGGTCAGCCAAGCGAATGACCTCTACGGTAATGCGCAAGCTGAGGCTGGAAAAAACATCGTGAATACAGCCACCGAGAATGCCAAAGCATTTATGGGTGATTTCAAAGGTGCCGTTGAGGATAACATGACGGAGATGGTGCAAAAACTAACGGGCGCTGGTCAAACTTGGCAAACGGCCGTGGCATCCGCTTTTGGATCCCTAAATTCAATGCACGGCGACGGAGCTAGTGGCATTGGTGGGGAAATTGATGATCCTTGGGATTAATCACGTACAACATAGTGGCTCAAAGAACAGACCAGGATCTCCGGTTTCTTTATACCGGCTCTTGATCTGTTTTGCCATGCGAGCAGCTGAGTTTGGATTATCTTTAGTTGCTCGGCTGGGATGGCCGAGGTCAATTAGATGTTGTTTCAGCTGCTTGTCGTTAAACAAGCCGAGTTTACCAACCTCAATTAGTTGCTTAAAACTTGCGGCTATATCGGACCCTTTGTAGTTGCGCCGCCAGTAGTTATACCACAGGGAGGTAATTCCCGCCTCTGCGGCTTGCTCTTTGTGAGGATCCGTCTGCCGTTTCTTAGTTTGAGCTTTCTTAGCCGGTGGGGTGTAATCATCCACTGGGAGGATTTCAACCGAGTTGATGGTTAGAGCCTGAAGTTCGGATCTATAATAGTTGCGCGTGTCATTGTAGCGATCATTCCATAGGTCGTGTTCTCCCCGGGTGGTTTCAATATCCCGTTCGACTTTGCCCTTATCGGATTTTGTAATCCGTTTGATTGATTGCTTCATAAGCCAGGGCAAATGTTCTGGATATGGCACAATTTTGGCCAGTTCCTCTTCGGGTAGGTCTGTAACCTGGGTCGAATGCTCTCGCGCGTATTTCAACAACAGAAGTTGGTGCAATTTAATTTGTGTGTCCGCGCGGCGGTTGTATGCAAATTTGCGCAAATAATCGAGGGTAGTTTCCACATAGTAGGTTAGGTAGTCTCCCTCATTTGTGAATTCAATTGGGCGTGAGGTCTTTGGATCATAGTATTTGAACTTTTCAACGGTGGTTTTGCGCAAGCCCGCGGTATAGAGTAAGGGTAAGACATCCTTTTCAGTTCTTCCCCGCTTAAGTTGAATCTTAATATGGATTCCAATCTTACCTGATGACAGGTCTTGAACGGATTTGATAGGCACATTGGTGGCCTTCTTCAACTTCTTGACCTTATCGGCCAAGTTTGTGCAGAATTTTGCAGCTGACACATTGGGCGGCAGCGATCGGATGTTGATTACAGACCCGTTGGTGTTCCACTCACCGGTGACCACATACGACAATTCGTCTTTCTGCGCAATGCGCCCACCCGTCGGTGGAGTTGGTACCATGCGGTCGGCCGTCCGACCACGGAGAATTTCCAAAATTTGGTCTTTCAACTGCTGTGGTGTGCGCGCCATAGTTGTATGACTATAGCCAACCGCAATGCCGGTCATGTTCCACAGTAGGGATAGGGGTAACAGACTGGGTAGATACGTCGGTTCGTAACCTTGCCCGTCGTAGGTTGGCACCATTTGGAGTAATTCCTTATCGATGTAAGGTTTCACCATTTGGAACAACAAGTCTGATCCACGGACCTCGGTGTATCGTTCTGCGGCTGGTGGATCCTCACTGATGAGTGCTACGTACTCGCTTCCTTCGGGCGCTGTGTACATCCACGGGCCATTACCATGCCCGGTGATCATTGGCGCGTGGGAGTTTGACCGATCTGCGAGGTAGCACACTGATCCGTATGAGCCACTATGTGGGTGGATAGCCATCACCTGGCCTACCAACTTTGCGGATTTCATCAACTTATTGATGTTCTGCGACAAGATTGTCCACAAAATGCGTCGGTAGACTTCCGATAGTCCGTCGTCCGATGATGGCAAGGCTCTCGACATGACAGAAATCGCATACTCAAAGTATGAATCCTGCATTTCTTTGATTAAAGGTGTGGTTACGATCTCACTCGCCTTTCCTATCGTCTGGCGGTTCGTCATAGTTTCCTTCCTCCATTAGTATTTTTTCTAACGTTTCGTGGATAAACGCCACGTCGGATTTATTCAACCCTGGAGGTGTAAAAGCAACCGTGGCTTTCCAAGCAAGTTTTTTCTTATTAAGAAGGTCGCTCGCGTGGAGGAAGTAGGCCGCTTGTGAGGGCGCCCACTCAGGGTGTGAGATAATCAACTTGAATCCATCATACAAGGAGTCGTAATGCTCTTCGACCAGCTGATTAGCTTCTGTCACCCTATCAGTGATGTCGGCCCCAAAGGTGCTGAAAAAATAATGGAGGAGAGTTACTAGGAATTTTACATACTCCGTTCGACCAGACCGCACGAAGGCTTCTAACTCTATGTGAGTATTCAAACCATGCAATCTGGACGCCCAGGTTTTATATCTATGAGATTGGTCTAACATGGTAGTACATCCACAATGAGGGTTGGGTACACGCCCGTGTGACATCCGCCGGATTTTGGATTATTTAGGATCTTAATCGGCTTGCCAAATCTACCTGGTAGGTTTCTATCCAAATAGAGGTTGCGCGGAATGGGGTATAACATATCCGCAGTGGCAATTCCAACAGGTAGAGCTCCCTCCCTGAGGTAGCAAACTCCAACTGCTCCGGGCAATGTTTTTAGTAACGAAAGTGTTCGGGTATTAATCATTTTGGTAGTAATCTTCAATTGGATTGGACAACTCTAGGGCTATCACCCTCACTGTGTTGGGGTTTGCATTGCCGTAGCCACGCACATACCCAACAAGCAGTGAACCGGCAGTGATTGGGCAGTAAGTACTGCTTCCATTGCCGGTTGTGCATTGATGGAGAGCGAGGTCCAAGTAGACGTTAATAAACTCAGAGGTTATTGATGAACTTCTTCGGCCTTCTCCTGGTATGATTCTACCATAAACTAGGGAAGAACTAATAGAGGGGTTCTTAGAAAGGTCGAATAACCACACCTGGATGTCATCCCTAGGAAAGTTGTACTCTGAAATTATATCGCTAATCTCTTCTTCATCTATCGTAATCTCTAGCCTCAACGCGCGCAGTTGTTCTTGTCTACTTTCGGCTTTAGTTACAATGAATTCAAAATTCTGAACGAAGGTAAATATAAGCGCAGCAAAAATTGCCACCACGCTATACATAGCCGCCTTGGACCAGGACAGACTACTTAGGAGTCTATAAATTAGGGCAGCAATTGTCTCCGGCTGCTCTTCGGCTTGTGTAGGTCTTCGCAGCTGGTCGTTAAGTTGCTTGTGGGGATTCTGATCCATACAGCAGTTCTGAGTTATCTAAGAGGTCATCAAGCTGCTCGGGGGTAAACGCAGCGCTGCTTTGGGGAGGAGCAGGTAGTATTACCTCTTCGGTTTTAGCGGGCTTGCTGTATTTCAACTCTAGGAGGTTTATTTCATATTCGAGGATTGCCAATGCGCGATCATACACATCGGGGTACGTCTCTTTTAGGGAGTTTAACCACGGCGCGGAGTATGTTTCTTTGCAGAAGTCTTCAAATGTGTCTAGTTCCACATAGGTTTTTTTCAAATGCCGTTCGTTTGAAAAAATTTTGTGCAGTCTGCGAAAGGTGGGTAGGGATCTCTTCATGGTTAAGTGTCTATTATGCTATAATGATTATATCAGAAAAAAGTGATTAGAGGAAACTTGTGTGAGTAACAAAGACTTGCGTGTAAAGAGAGATCAGTTGAAAATCCTCCGAGATGAGAATTTCCAATTCGGATCTTACTACCTATTACCCAGTGGAGACCCTGGGCAATACATTGCCATTGAGGGTCTTAGTCCCTCGCGGGCAAGTCGGGTTTTAGATGAGTTTGACCCGCATTGGTACCATCTTTCAATCGTCAACAAACTAAAAGACTCATTTATGGAAGCGTATCCGCAAATTGGACCTGAGTTTGTTGAAGATCTAGCTCCAGAAATTGCCCAGAGGTTGAACAAAGTCGCCCAAGATAAGGGCAAGCGAGTGCATGAAGCTCTAGAAGAGCCGGAGCAAATGTACATGTTGGATGAAATGGAGACCTTAGTCTACCAGCAGATTCTAAAAGCACTGAATAAGCTAAACATTGAAGAGTTCATCTACCCAGAACTGTTTATGTTCGGGCATCTAAACACCCAAGATGGGAAGAACAAGATCCCAATCATCTGCTTTGCTGACTTGGTCACAAAAGATTTGGATGGCAACTGGCGACTAATTGACTTCAAAACCAAGATGAAGTACAATTGTGCAAAACCATCAAAGGAAAACTACCTCATTCAGGCGTTATTCAACGCTGTTTGTTTTAAGAACCTGTTTGGAGTTTCACTACCGAAGGGTATGGACTTCATTGTAGGAACTCCAGAAAAGTACTGGATCTTCAACTTCACAATTGAAGAACTGCAAGAATTTGCAACAAAATCAGGAGTAATTCGCAAAATTGAAGAACAATTTACGCCAGAATATGCAGATGCAGTATCAAATCTGCTTGGATAGTATTGCGTACAAATCCAAGCCAAGCTCAAAGACGGATGTGATAACCAACTCCGGTTATGTAACATCCCAAATTGCCCAACTATCCGCAAGGATAACGAACAAAACAGTTTCCATTGGCCAACATGAACTCGAACTAGCAATTGCGCAAGGTAAGACATTTACCCTCGGCCAGTTTGGAGTTTGCCCAACGGCGAAGAGACCGCGTAGGGTGATTGACCTCTTGGAGGTTTTATCAATCATTACGGTGGACTTCGATAATGGCAAACACGAGTTGAGGGAAATCATTGATTCGGGACTATTTGGCACGGTGTATACCACTTTTAGTAGTACGGCTCTCGAGCCTAAATACAGAGCGATTGGATACCTCCGAGAGCCTATATACAACACCGAATCAGCAATCAGACTGTGCAAAGCCGCCTATGCGCAATTCCCCCACGCAGATGCAATCTGCGCTGATGTGACTAGGCTCAACTTTGGTGGGAGGGAAATCCTCCACTCTGATTCGACCAAAATAGAACCAGAAACAGTCATGGATTTAGTTTCCTCCCAACCGCAGGTTAAATGGAAGTCGGGCAAAGTGCCAGATATCGACTTTCCGGATTTAACCGACGCCCAACAGCAAAGACTGATTAAGTCAGTCCCACCAAGGGCGCGAAACTACACGGTGGCTGCCTTGCATGGGATTGTAAACGAAGTGGTACAATATGACCATAAGATGAAATCCCGATATCAAACTGTCTGGTATGCAGCAATGCAAATTGGTAAACTCACCATCATTGCGCCAAACATAGCAAGGAAGCTCATCACAGCGGCGATTGAACAAAACCCAGTGTTCGCCGACTGGGACAAAGACCCCGAGTGGGTCATCGACATGGGCTATGCCTACGGTCGGAAAGTAATAGACGCAGAACTTATGGAGGATTTGGGAATTGATCTACAGAATGATTGAACTAGGTGGATGGTGGTCTGATCGGTTGACGGATGCCAATGGAGTAATTTGGAAAGCGTTATTAGGTATCAAAGTGGAACAACCAACATCGGAGGTATTTACCCCCACAATGTACGACACTATTAGTGAATACCAATCACTGCACAATGACGGTGTCAGACTACAAGACACAGACTACCACCCGAAAGAAATCCAAGAAGCGATTTTCTTCATCATGGAAGAACTCCACGAAGCAGCACAAGAACTGCCCGATAATCGCAAACCATGGAAAGATGCCTTAGAAGGCTGGTCCGACTGGTTTGAAACCAACGAACAAGCATTCATGGAAGAAATGATCGACGTGATGTTTATGATCTATAGACTATTCCTAATGATGGGTTGGACCCCTGAACAGGTCAACCAAGCATTTGAGAACAAGCTCAATAAGAACATGAAACGACCCGATCACCGCTTTGTTGCACGTGAATTAGGGGGTAATACTCTTAAACAATAGAGACTTTTTGAAATATGAGAGTGTCACTAAACATAGGTCTCCTAGACCTTGAGTTTATCTATGATGCTATATGTAAATCCACAGGTGTAGAGGAATTCATTGATAAGCTCCTTGAGTTAGTATCTGACCCAAACGAAACTTCAACAATGGATACTTTCGCCTGGCGTGGTTTTTTTCGCCAGTTGAGGGCAATCCCTTTAACAGATTATCAACGGCGAATGGTGTACTCCAAACTTCTTGTGGAAGTATCCCTGCCTGCTGAAATAATGTGGCCTCTTATAATTGAATACCCTTCACTGTTGACAGACGCTCTTACGGGGATTAACGAACGTGCGTTGAGGGAATACGGCAAATTGGATCGCAAATCTTATGATTTGCTACTCCATGGGATTCTGGACCTCACGAGGTCATACATCAATAAGAAAAAAAGACCTGATGTGGCAAACTACATTAGGACGATAAAAACGTATTTGGAGGCAAAACATGCAGAGTAAAATATTCTGTGTAATTGGACCAGATAGAGTTGGTAAGTCCACTCTAATTAATGAAATGGTCCACAATTTGGAGACTGAATATGGGGTGGCAAATCTACACTTCTCAGGGCCCTTGCGTGGAGACTTAACCCCTATTGATCAGTATTTAGTCCCACTTCAGTCGTACTACCCCTATAACAACGTTGATTTCTTCATCCTCGACCGAGGACCGCAAGAAGTACTGTTTTATGAAAAGAGCAGGCGGGCTGCAAACATTCCGGGCTATTACTACCATGTGATGGAAGATGTGATGTTGAAGCTTGGCCAGCCGTTTGTTGTCCTAGTGGAGCAAAGCTGGGATGCTGTAAAACCAAGACACGAAGAAGAACTAGCTGGACCAAACCCAGGCGAGCCTTTTACGCTTGAAGAACGGAGAAGAGAGCATGAGTCATATTATGACTTTATGTATCAGCTGCAAAAGCAGTCACGGATACATTGGATCACGGTGGACAAAGCTGCTTATGAGCAGAATCCAGAGTGGGAACTATCAAAAGATATAATCTACACTTATGGATTTAACTACCGTAATGAAGATAGCATAAGCTATCTACCTCCCTCTCAACGTTAAACCGCTATGGAATACATGAAACCATGGTTGATACAATCGTACGACAGTTTTACGGAAAACGTCCTATAGGTTTGGAAGAAATGTTCTTGCTTGATCTACACTACGTGTTGGATCATCCCCAATTGGAAGTTGAAGACATTATTAGACTCGAACTAGCATGTTCCAAATGCACAGAGTCTATTCGAGATTTGGCCCTATCCATAATAAGAAAAAAATACTTGGATCTTATGTATGGCAGAGCATCTCTGCGGCGCTCAAGTTTCGCTTGAAGGCGGCCGCTGGTACATAGAGTACCCTAATAGCAAAGATGAAGCGCAATCTTTATTAGAAGCAGCGTATAAAATCGCGCTGCATAAATACCTCGAAACCTCCCATTGGGGGGATAAGAGGCAAGTCATTGGTCTACAAGCCGCAATGGGCAGAATAGACCCACAGCTTAACCTCTTTTCTGCCACAGCAGCAATGTTGAGGCTAATCGAAGTATCGGCACTATACCGATATAAGATCAATAAACTTAGTTCAACCGAGGTAGAGGTTGAATTTAAGTCGTATAGAATCTCCCTTTGGGGACCCGCATGGACAGAGGTTCCCACCTACGTGTACGGTTTCCCCACGGAGGACTACCTCCAAGAGAGGGGATACCAATTTCTGGTCAGACCAGGAGTGTTTAGTCTGTCCAGAATTTTGCCAAAATCTAAATCGGTAAAAGTTTGGTGGAAGGTAGTCCCCGACCTGGGGACGGAGCTACGCGAGTTAAGCTTAGATCGAGATTTGCTTACCACTGGTGTACATGAGAAAAATCAGGGGATAACACTAACGTGGTAATATAACCCAGTGAAGGGTTTTTACAATGGCAGATTTAGTGAAAGGGATCGACCTAGATGATATTTTTATCGTAGGTGAAGATCCAACCGATGATATTTTAACCCCCTTTGAAGAGTTAGAACCTTCTTCTGATCCCTACCGATCTTGGGGTTGGGCCGAGATAGACGACCTACCTTGGCCAATTGAAGAAGACCTGCTTGTGCAACTTGGCGGTGATTCGTCCGTTGCTTTAATGGTCTGGAAAAGGTTGATGGACGACCAGGCCGTCAGCTCCACCTATACAAAAGTACTGCAGAATATTATCTCCCGTGAGTTAGTAGTCGAGCCGTCGATTGAAGAAGGATCAGAGCCAACGCCCGAAGCATTGGAAGTTGCGGCGTTTATTAAAAAAGAACTTAAGAAGAATAAATTTGATGCACTCACCTCCACATTGTTAGAAGCCTACATTGTGGGCATCTGCAATGTGCAACTCGACTGGAGACCAGACCCAACAACCGGAGAGTTGAAATGGGAAGGGCATGAATACATATTTCCAAGACGAATTGTGTACTCTAAAAAAGGCGAGGGCAGAATTTTAACCAAAGAAGATCCTGTCCGCGGAGCACCTTTGAGTGAATTTCCGCGGCGGATTATTACTTTTAAGTATTATCACGTGCCGACCGATCACCCCTATGGGAGAGGCCTAGGTGTGGAGCTATACCACCCCGTGCTTTTTCTCCGCCGGAGTTTTGAATCCTGGAATGTGGCAGGTGACCGACACGCCACACCGCTCGGCGTTGCTACTGTAACCCCTGATGCAACTAAGACTGAAAAAAGGCTGTTGATGAAGCAGCTGATGAATTTATCACGCCAGAAAGGGGTAGTCCTCCCTCAAGGATGGACCATCCAATTTGCACAAGGTAAGGTAGACTCCCAATTCTACGCCCAGCAAGTTAATATGTACCAAATGATTATTAACAAACTGATTGCGGGAGAAACAACCACGGGGGAACAGACCACCAGCGCGGGATCATACTCACGCGATCGTGTTTCCATGGATCTACTAACCCAAAGAAGTAAAATGCTTTCGGATTTACTCTCCGAGACATTAAACAACACATTAATTCGCTGGATGGTGGATCTAAAATTCGGGCCAGAGGTACCCTCCCCGCATGTGTATAGATCCTTCCCTGAACAGACAGCCTCCATTGATGTCCAATCTATGACTACCTTGGTTGCTGCTGGGTTTGAAATTGATCCAGAATGGGTTGCAGAAACCTACAATGTTAAAATCAAAGCCGCAGAGGATCCCGCCGCTGGAGGTGGTGGTGAGGCTCCACCTGATATTGGTGATGATATTGGCGAAGGTGGTGAGGTTGAAGAAGAAGAAGCACCTCCTGAAGAGGAAGAAGCCTTACCAGATGGAGACGCAACCGGCGAAGCAGAAGACTTTTTTGGGGAACTTAACCAAGGGCCCGAAGAAGATGAAGAAGACCCCGAAGGGGAAGGAGCTACAGATGGTGAAGATCAACCGCAGATGGAAGACTTTTTTACGGAGGTTGACCCTGCGCAAGCTACAGAAGGAAATGACCAGGCTGCTGAGGAAGAAAAAGGAGAAGAACTAACCACTGAAGAATTAATGGAAAGTCCAGAACTTAGCGGGATGGAGGTTGAAGAAACACCTCCACCCGTTGAGCCTGAGGCTGAGCCTGAGCCTGAGCCTGTCACTCCCGTTGAAGCTGAAGATATTATGCAAGCACCACCAGAAGAGGTGGACCCTGATAGTGCGGAACAGATTATGCAAACCCCACCGGAGGAGGAAGAAACAGAAAATCTAGATTCCTTCATGGAGTTTGCAGAACTGCCGTATTCGAAAAACTTATTTAGATAAATCATGCTAGGACAAAACCGCGCCAGCGATCACAATAGCAATATAGAATCAGCCGAGGCTCAGTCTTCAAATGATGCAAGACTAGCCTTCTGGCAACGATTAAACGAACAAATTGGGCGAGTAAACACCGGCTTAGAGATTTCCTCTGAGCTTATGAAGGAGAACTACGGCTCCGCGGCAACCCAAGTTGGTGCGTTGCTAACCCCCATGCAGTTTCTCAACTCAAAGTTGCTAGAAGTTAATAGTAACTACAAAGCATTGGGAGTTACTGTCGAAGATGTTGCCGCATCGACGCAGTTTCATGCCGCACAGCTTACTTCCATTTTTGATCGGGCCAGAGGGTTTATACTATCCTTCCCTAATATGCTCAAGCAGGGCTTATACCGCGGGATGGATATGGAATCAACCGCAATCTCCGGCGCGGCAGGTATCGTCAGATCTGAGTTCACCAACTCAATTGACGAAGGTAAGATGATTATCTCCCAGGTGAAAGACATCGTACGTAGGGAATCAGCCCCTCTGCCTGGTGACACGCAAACTCACATGCTGGTGGCTGAAAACACCGTGGATGATTCCTTCCGCTTGGCCAAACTAGCCGGCGTGGAGATGGAGGAAGCAAAAGACTTCGCCGCTTGGACTGCTGGTCAAATTGGTGCCATTGGTGGTGTGCAGGGCGCGAATAGTTCTGACACATTGAGATTTGCCAACGCATTGATGTCCGGTACTCTGTCGGCTAAGTCTCAGCTTAATATCGTCGAACGAAATCCAGCACTAAAATCCGCCATCACCGACACATTGAAAGAATACGGCGCGACACAATTCTACCAAATTTCCAAAGACAAGCAGATGGAAGCTATGCGCACCTTGTTGGAAAAAGCATTTCCCAAGGATCAGCTTGAGGCTTCTGCTAATACTTTAGACGGTGCGATGCAAGGCATGCAAACGGGTCTAAAATCGCTGCAAGACATGACCCGCGTGCTTGAGAAAAAGTACGATATCGAAATCTCAGTGTATTCTGAGATGAGAGAATTAGCGATGCGAGTTTTGCTACCCGCCTCGGCTGTATTGGAAAAATTCTCAGCTCCGGATTTTGAATACGACCCAATGAAGTTGCTTCAAAAAGGCCTGTCGCAACTTTATCCCTTACTCGGCGGGACTGCCAAAGATGACAGTGATTTAGTCGACATGTCAGCTAAGGAGGCCATGGGTTCATTAGGCGGATTTGATACCCTCCAGTGGTTTAATGCAAAAATGAACCGGGGTGATGAATTCTCCGAAGTGTTTGAAGATCCCGAACAAGCATTGCGTATATTCAAATCAACGCTTAATTCGTTCCAAATGGGCTGGGACGAAGCTATGTCAAGATTCACCGGGTGGTTAAAATTCACGGAGATTATACCCACCAGAAGTATTGCTAACCTCGCGGGTGAGATTCTCGCCTCGATTGTCAACTCCGTTGCGCGAGCTAAATCAAGCTTGATTCCCGTGATTAGGGACTTCATGGTTGAGTTATTCGCCTCTGTTAAGGAGAATCTCGACATAGCTTCCATATTTAGCTTTCTGCGGGAGTTTCATTCCATCACTCAGCTATTCGACCGGTTGAAAGGAAACATAGCTAATATTCAAAAACTGCCTAGTTTGTTCTCCGGAATGGGCAAGGCACTAATCACATTGACGGGATTAATCAGCTCAGCAAGTTTTGCCTTCGGGATATTGATCCCCCTCTTGAAGTCTAAACCCCTAGCAAATAATATGCTCGGGAATGTAGCGGCTGCTCCGTTGGGCCTCGTTGCTGGGATTCAAAAAGGCTTTGGCGGAAACTACCAAGGCACGTTAAACGCCGCTAATGCAGTCCGCGGTGGTATTGGTGGCGCCCAGAACTATCTTGTCAATGAACATGACAGAATGAATGCAATGTCCGGGCAAATTGCTGGGCTTAATCCGCTAAGTTGGTTGTTCCCTAATAAAGGGAAGGATTACAAAAATCCATTATCTCCCGGACAGGCGAGAATCCAACAAGGTTTGGCCTCCAGCGCGGGTGCTATGGGCAAGATGGCGATGATCCTCCCGGCTTTGTCAGCCATACCGGGCATTTCCGATATTCCTGTGTTGAACCAAATTGCTTCTCCCATGGGAGGAGTTGGTGCAGCTTTGCTTGGAGGCGGGTTGCAGTTGGGAAGCATGAGTGTGGGACTAGCCGCGCAGGCGGGCGGTGGAGCGGAGAAGTTAACTTCCATGTTGGGGAAGAAAAATCCACTGTTTGAGCGTCTTTCTAAGTCTCTCGGTAAGTTTGGTGAAGCTATTACGGGGATTCTTACATCTCCGGGTAAACTCATGGCTATTGGTAAAGCCTTGACTATGTTTATGATGTGGTTCACTGTCTTTGCGGGATTCATATTTGCGATTTATAAACAATCGCCGGAGTTACAATCCGCAGTGAAGAGATTCATTAATGGTATTATGGATCTGTTTACATACCTTGATGATAGACTGCGCGTGTTTTTCAAACCTTTGGAGAGGATATTCCGCGCGGTGGGTAAAGTCCTGGCTTGGATTCTCAACAAAGTGTCAGATCTCCTCGGATTTGCAAAAGTTGATAGAGTTGACACCACTGAAGTGCAAGACCGCCTGTTGAGGGGACAATCTCGCGCGCAGCAAGAACGCATTGATGATGCAAACGCCGCGGCGGATTCCTCCTATATGGGGTCTGCGCCTGCGCTGATTTACACAGCGGCGAATGGCTTTGTGGGTAATTTAGTCTCCGCGGCAAAGCGAGAGTCTCAGAATATGCCCACGGGATCAAATTTGGTCCTGGCTAACAGCTCGGAGACAATTCGCACGGCTGAGCAAGAAGAAGCTTTGCGACTGAAGATGGGTTACAGAGGGCAGTCTATTAACATAGAAACTATAAATATCAACGTGCATGGGATTCAATCCGAGGAAGGTCCACTCGGTGTGGGGAATGAAATTGCGCGGGTATTACTCACCCGGTTGAGAGAAGCATCAGAGGATCCTAGATAGGTTCATGTGTACCTCTGAGAATAATTTCCTCGTACTTTTCCATCGGCCAGTTGTATTGGCACAGATGGTATGGAATATGGTAGTAATCAAAAGATGCAGCTATTCTACTATGTATGTGTTTTGCTTGCTCTCTATTTTGTGATCTTCCTATTTGCTGATAGAAGCAATGCTCTTCTCTCTCCACAACAAAGCATAGGTTGTTAAACCTATGGAATAGCTCCATAATGTAGTCCTCTTCAGCATTTGAGTATTCATTGTAGAATAGTGAACTAAACAGGACTGAATCCGTAATAGCTAAGTCTACTCCATGTCTTTCTAATCTTTTTAGTTTGTTATATTGCTTCCCCGTCACAAAAGGAGTGCTAGAAATACCCCGATGTTCATTCCAAGTCAATGACTTGGCCGCCTCCTCTACATACTCCACCACTATTTCCGGGTGATGGCGCTTCATATACCCGGCAAGTTCAAGAGCTATTGTGGATTTACCAATCCCTGGTCCGCCAACTAAATTAGCTACTATCATAATTAAGATCTCCAATTAGATTTTTTCATGCATGCCATTGACCCGAATCCCAAACGAAGCGTAGAAGTCCACAATGTCTTCTACGTTTTCGGCCAAGAGGGACGTTGCGCGGATTACCGCGCCGGCGTATTCCAGTCCCGCAGCGGCCACGGCTGGGACGTAGCCTTGGACTTCGTATCTGCTCATTGGTCCGATGGTGTTGTCCAATTTGCAGGGCCATTCGTTTGCCCTGCAGTTTTCAACCAGCATTTGAGCCTCGTCACCTCGGGCGAGTACGTGAGTGTACTCCACCTTGATCCAATCCAATGTGGGGAACAGTGGCTTCATCGAGGCCCCACCTATAAGTTCGATTAGCACTCTATCATCGATCCTCCATGCACGTAGCATAGAGGAGTCTTTATTTACCCAGATAAACTCCATTATCGAAGAGGATTTGGCAAAACCGTACCAGTCCTCCTCGTTGGATTTGCCGTCTGGCCTGATCAGCTCCGTATCTGGCCAGTGATAATCCTCCTCTCCGTACCGGCGGATGTAAGAGGCTTGATGGCCCTCGGGATACTTAGGGGCCGGCAACCACACTAGATCATCGGTTGGTTCTGCACCCTTTGTGTAAAGGTGCGAAAACTCGCACAGTTGGGCCCACAGGCATGATGAAACTAACATAGCTTCTCCAATTTGGTTTTTTTCATGCCCACCTTTGGGTGTTAGTAAAGAAGCTTTCTTACTATCTCCCACACTTTACTAGCCCGCGCCCTGATTATTTCATCTTCAATGTCTTCTTCAGGTATAAACGCCGCGGGTATATAGCCAGTAAGTTCGATGTTTCCCCCATTGCAGGAAACATTCGCGTTAAGTGGCCATTCAAGAGCGGGTATTCCCTCAAGCACTGTTTTAGCAAGGTCGTCGTGGAGGGTAGTCTTTACGTAGTCTACTTGAGTCCAGGCTATGTTATCATCAAAGTATTGTATATACTCATGATTGCCCGAACTTTCTAGATAGTGGCGACCTTTTGCGTATTTCCAGGTCTTTAGTACTGACCCGGAGGTGGACTCCCACATACATTCGCAAGTTTCTTCGAATTCAAAGATCTCACTGTTGAAATCTAGCTTTCCTGTGTGCATGGCAATTGCCATATCCGCAGACATGAGCTTTCCCTTATAAAGAATCTGTCTTTTCCCCGGTGTGAGGTTTGACCTCATGTAGAGGTGTTCCTCACTAGAGGGGGTAAAACCCTTGCCTACTACTTTCGCAGAAAATTTGCACAACTCTTTCCACGAACATTCTGAAACTTTTATCATAGGTTTCTCCTACGGCTTTTTTTCATGCACGCCAGTGTAGCCAGGTTAGGCTGATGACCCGACTAGCGGGTCTAGTCGCCACAGCCTGTATTCTGGCCACCTTCACCTGATCGCTATATAGGTAATTCCTCTTGGCGTTCAGGCCAAAGAAAGTTGCCATATGAGGCGCAATTGCCTCCGTAAAACTTTGCCTCGTTTGAAGGCGTAAAGTTTTGCACCCATTACGCAGGATAATCTGCGCGGCGGGGCGTGAGCTCTCAGAGAGCTCGTCTAGTGCCATCACTTCAATTGAAGTGCCCCACGGGGTACTCCCACATTCGAGTATGCTTTCAGCCACTTGGCGAAGGATTTCTTGCGAAATATACATACACTTACCTAAAGATTACTTTTTCTTTTTTACCCATCACAGGCCGAGCAATCTCCGGTAATTTCTCCCCCTGTGAGTTGATCATACCCACCTATAAACACGCCATTTTTCCAAATCTGCGGGAACGTCACCCCACTTTTTACTCTATCCACTGAGTCATCTCGATCCCCACTAGTGAAGGGCAAATTCCGCTCCTCCAACCACGCGAGTGCTTTCTCACACCACGGGCAGCCCCGTTTTGTGATTACATGATAATTCACCGACTCCTCCCTGTAGGATCTGATTTTTTGTTTTGTTGCCGCATCGCTGTAGACGTAATACAAAGTTGGCAGGCCTAGTCTCCAAGCTTGCATATGGACATCATGAATAACCTGCGGGTGAGTATTCTCATCCATGAATAGGTTAATCGACTGAGTTTGTTCCAAATAAGGTTGCCGATCCGCGGCGAGGGTTACAATCACCATTTGGTCTAACTCCCTTGCGGTACGAAACACTTCGCGATCCAATGTCGACATCCAGGTTAACCCCTGAACAGAGCCATTATGTTGTAGGACTTGCTCCCATGCGGAGCCTACCTCAACATCGGAGAGTTTATACGAATTACGCCAGCACTCTTCGAGGTACTTATTCTTCCGTTTGAATACACCCTTTGCGCCGTCACTAACGTAGTAGTTAGTCGCAATGGGGGTTACACCCGCTGAGACTGCTCCACAAATGGCGGAATTAGACACAGTGGGAGCAATTGCCGTGGTTTGTATATTCCTCCGACTAGTACTCTTGCACCATACAGGCACGCCTAATATTGAACCTAGTTTATAGCTCGCCAACCGGGTTTTTTCACCAATGAATTGGAAGATCTCTTTGTTATAAGCCCTCGCAACTGGAGAAGAAAACGCAACTCCTCTACGCATGAAGAACCCATGCAGGCCAAAAGCTCCCAACCCGAGAGGTCTACCCTTAATGGCATAAGTACGCGCTCTTTGCATTTCAGGCTCATTGGCGGTTTTGTCAATAAATTCCTGCATTACTGCATCGAGAAAATAAACCCCCAACTCAGGCAGGGTAAGCCCTGACTCACCAACCCAATTTCTCCAATCATCATATAGTTCTAAATTAACAGATGCTAAGCAGCAAACCATCGAACGTTCATCAGTCGCAGCGGAGCTAATCTCTGTGCATATATTAGTCCCCGTGATGTACATCCCCTCATTTACTAAAGCCTCAGCGCGAGTCCTATTATGATTGTCAATAAAATGCAAGTATGGTACACCTGTCTCAATTCTCGTTTGCAGGATTTCAAACCACAAATCTGCGGCTTCCTTATCGTGGGGAATCTTCTCCATGAAGGAATCACTAACATGGAGGCCAATATTCTGATAAATGTGCCTCCGATGATCGCCCACCGCGTGGTTTTTACTCCTCAATAGGTCGCGCACATCCGGGTGGTCAATATCCAAAAACATTGAAAACGCGCCGCGGCGTGTACCACCCTGAGAAACTTCATCCGCTGTGCGGTCATAAACCGTCATGAATGAAACAGGCCCCGAGGCAATACCCCCACCGGCAATTTCAGACCCCCGAGCGCGCGCATTAAAGCCAATACCAACCCCACCGCCGCGTTGTGCCATTTTTGCAACTTCCGGCAAGTGGCCAAAAATCGAAGAAATGGTATCATCCGTATGCACAACAAAGCAAGAGATTGGCAGCGCCGCTGTGCCGCTGTTGAAATTTGCCGCGACAGGTGTTGCAGCACCCAACCAGGAGTTGAAAAAAGCCGTGCGGAGATCCTCTTCTAAGTGGGGGACTTTTCCATTGTAGTAGGTGACGGTGCCTTGGATTAGCCTCTCTAGGAGGTCTTCAGGCTCTTCGCCAGGTTGTAAGTAGCCGGATTTTAGAATTCGTCTGGATTCGTCGGTTAGATTAAGCTGTGCGTTCATAGGATAATTGTAGGGTTAGATACTTAACGGAGGGGATATTTCCAGTCACAGTTGCGCGGGCGTAGATTGCTCCATAGTTTGTAACAATAGGGTCGAGTATTGCCTGGATGGGGAATACTTCTACAATGGACTCTGCAGGATCGGAGATAATCACAGAATGGAGGGGACCATCTGCGGTGAAAATCTCCACGGTGAGGTAGTTACTCCCGTCGAAGAACGTCGTGGTTAGGTTGGGATCTTCGACGTCATACATCACGTGGAAGCTTACAATATTGTATTTGTACTCACTAGAGAGGGCTAACATGGCGGTGTCGGCTCCATCAGGGGTTATATCCCTAACAATGTCTCTAATCCCCGAACGGTAGTTCGAATCTGAGTACCAATAAACTTCTTTGGATTTCAACCACGGGGAGGTAACATCCGCCACGAGTGGAGGTACAATGTCGTCTACTACTGGCGCGTCGACAAACGTCGAGGTGTCTAAATCCCCAATGTCCGCCTGCACAATAGTAAGTCCGACATCCGAGGGAACAAACCCTCCTGTTGGTATGTGTCCCCCAGCGCCGGAAAGTGCCGCGTGGGAGGTAACATCTTCGCCCGTAACGGGCAACCAGGACGGTGCACCTGATTTGTCCAAATACTTGAGTTGATATGGACTGGTGGTTGAATCAAACCAGAGGTAGCCCTCAGGTAGGTCAGCGGTTCCTGGTGCGATGTTACCAATCTCGGCTTCGCCTTGGAGATAGATGGTTCCACCGGCAACTCGCCGGAAGGTTAGGTCCTCTATCTCTACTATTGTACCACCGGAGGTACTTAAATCTAAGGAGGCGATAGAATCTGTGTCATCCACATAGTAGAGAATATTACCCACTTGTACTAACTCACCGGGGATCATTGACACCGGCGCAACATCACGTGAGTGTAGGATAGCATTAACCGATCCATCAATTGTGAATCCAGCCAACGGCGCGGAATTTTGCCCAAGGAGGCTTCCTCCATCGAGGATAGTTAGCGCATTTTGGGAAATCCCCACTGTGGAGTGAACCCCATCGCCGGAACCCAACACCTTGGAGGTTACTTCCAAAATGCCAACGTTGCCTGGCGGAGATGCGGTAGCCGGAAAAGCGAACAGAACTGACCCGTAGGAGTCCTGTGGCGTGTAGCCGGCCATATTATGTTCGGGAACTAAAGTCATAGTGTATCTCCTGGTTCGTAGCAATCCTTATAGGTGAGTAAAACCGACACGGTATTAGCCGCGGGCGGGGATCCGACCGGTTGGACGGCAATCCTAATTTGAGCGTAGTCAGTTCCGAGGTTTGTCAACAGGAGGTGGTCATTCCTTGAAGATTTAGACGGTAGAGCTGTGGTCCACGCTTGGGTGTTCAAATCATAGTTGGGGTCAATAATTGTAATTGAATCAAACTCGGTTAGTTCCACCCAGATGTTGTAATAATTCGTAGTGTTGAAAAACGACCCAGTTGCATACCCCGTGGCTTTTAGACCCGTAAGGAGGAGCTTATCCGTTGTGAATTCACCCACCGCGTCAGTCACCACATACTCAGTACTCAACGGGTTGAGAGAACTCACCGTTGTTTTGAGCACATAATCTCGTTCACTCATCCACACGGAGGTAGTTGCGTCCCAGATGTACCTCTCATGGTTTGGACCCACCCAGAGGAACCTCTGATTAGGGCCGAGAGTCCCACTTGGAGCTGCTGGAGCAGTGAGGCCATCCCCAGCGATGAAGTAATAAGGCGTGTATAGGTCTACATCCAATTCTAGCCACTCCGCACCGGTGGAAACAAACACGCGGTTTTCATCATTGGAGAGGTAGAGTACTCCTTTGTTGGTTGGTGTAGCTGCGGGTCTTAACGCTGTTGTGCCGTCCAACAACCGGTTGTATTGCGACTGTACGAAGGAGATCAGTGCGTTTGTTTCCTCAAATTTGGCATTGAGTTGGCGACGGGTGTATACAGACCCAATATTTGCTTTGACGGAGAGTCCTCGCGCAACGTCTTCACAACTTGGGACACATTTTGCGCGATTGTCACCACAACAGGGTTTTAGAAACCCGTCTTCGAAATTCGGACTAGGTGGTTGCATTACGTTTGTTCCTCATCGGATGGTATAGGGTCTCACTTGGGTTGGTAAGACTAAGAGTTTTGTCCACAAATGCGCGAATATTCATCTCGCGGCAAAGATATGCGAGCATAAGATCCTGCGAATGGCGGTGCACGCCGAATTTTAGATACTCATCGTTAGGAGCGTGGGCTAGATCGCGCGCTGCGGGAACTGTAAAATTTAGGTATCCACCCATGGGGAGGTACAAACCCTCTCGGTCGTAGGTCCAATGAGCGAGGACAGACCTACTGAGGGTGTTAAAACTCGGAGGTAGTTTAGCATAACCGTTAATTCTAGTATCTGGGTCAATTTTCGTAATGACGGTTGGCCTATGTGTTAGAGCCTTCTTCAAGTAGTTTTGCGTCCAGGCGAAACCCAACGTGGGTTGTTTCAACCTCATGGGGTTGTAATAAATTTTGAGGAATCGATCCTCGTTGTGGCACAACCGTGTGAGGTTCTTATCCCTATGATTGTCGTCTGAAATTGCGATAATCAAATCCTCGTTGCTTAGTGCGAGCAGGTTTAGTACATTAGTTACAGCTAAATCTGCATCTTGTTTTACAAAATTGATGACCCAAACTCTTACCATGTCATCCACACCTCGTTGTCGCTCACACTAGGGGCAAACTCTGCATTGAATAAATAACCCCCGGAGCCCGAGCCAGATACTTCATAATGAACTTGGAATACATGATCGGGGAGTAAACTACCCCAAGCATAAGTATTCGCCCAAGAAAATCCCGACCAAAATTCCCACGCGGAGCCGTTCCACACATACATGAAGCTTTTCCCCGGAGTTGCGATATCTGGAAATGGTTCAGCTATTGGCATGTTGCGATAATAATAAACCCCGCTTGATCCGGTGGGAGTTGTGCCGGCGGTGAATGGGTCCACGGTGGAGTAAAACACTTCGGTGTCTCCACCCCCACCGCCACCTTCCGCTTGGGGGAAGATGCTCGCCGGCGCGCGATAAGTTACTCCTGATAAGGACATTGGGATCATGCCTCCCGAGGGGAGAGCGCTACCTCCGAAGAGAGGTAATTCGGTAATTCTTCTATCTGCCATTATGCTGCTTGGTTTAAGGACAAAATTTTATTCAATCTAAAGGTGAAGGTGGTCCCATCGGTAATAAGCCCACCGTTGGGATTCTTCGCATATGCGAGTACATAACTATCTTGGGCAACCATGAGCCCTAAAATAGGCAGGCCTGATTCAATCAAGAGATTGTCCCAAGTGAATAGGTCAACAGTTGGGACTAAAGAAACTTCCGCGTCTTCAACCACCAGGGTGACTTCCCCAATCGGTTTAGCCAAACCTTCTTCAACAAACCACTCCGAGCGGTCGGATGCAAGATGTGTTCCACCCGCGGGTTCGCCCGTAACTATGTACAGAGTAAGAGGATCAGTAGTAGGATTAAATCCCACCCCAGGACCGATAGTACCAGCAGAGAGGAAAGCCAAACTCGGTGAGTCGTTAAAGATAAATCGTGTAAATACTCCACTGTCCACGACAACGGTGTAATCAGCTCCATTGGGAACATAAGCATCAAATTGGTCAACAACTAGGATTTTATCACCCGCGCAGATGGCGTACCCTACAATGGTTTCGCCACCCGTGTCAAGTGACGGGAATAGGAGGTCGAGCCCATTTGAGTCCACAATATCAAAGGTGTCAGTTATGTAGGAGATAACTTCACCAATAGGAGGGAGCGCAAGCGGTGCATATGTACCACCCGTGGGGGTTAACAAATCACCACGATTCTCAAGCTGCGCAATTTGCAACCGATCGTAAGTCGCGGTGAGAAGTTCTACTTCGAGTAAATAGTTGCTCCAACTATCACCTTGGAGGATTAGAGCTTTTGAGTAGTTTGTTAAACCTGTGGCCATGTAATGCCCTCGTATATTGTGGATGGGATTTCGACAATTTGCCTATCTAATATTATATTACCATTGACCGTGTAGGTAATTTTCGCATAGTTGTTGGGTAGCGCAAATCCGTCGTGATCCATGCCTTCGTAATTAATTGGAGAGCGCGCAACCGTGAAGGTGAATCCAGACTCGTTGGTCGTAGTACACCAGATGATGCGATCCCCACCTTCGGTAATAAGAGTGTCATCATCATCTGTGAGAATAGCACACGATGATTGGCAACTATAAGTTGTGACTAACCCACAGGGGTTAAATCCCCCACAGTTTGAGGGATCCGCGCGGGTTATTGCCACAACGTCATCTTCAGGCCCAACACATGGACCCTGTGGAACAACATCCTTAAATCGTGGTCGAGCTCCCGGCGAATAGTACGTATCTACTACAACCCATGAGTTGCCACATATATCATCCATATACGAACTTGCGCAATTCATCGCCGCGCCAAATGGGGTTGAAATATCTCCCCATTGGATTGTTAAATTCTCGTATGTGTCCTCCGAGCAGGAGGCTACTGGCGCGACGGATTGAAACGGTCCTTGGCACTTCTCCGACCAGCCTTGATTATAAAGGCCTTGAATACCTGTTTTGATCAACGCGGCGCCGAATCTATCCAAACAGCGGTATACCTCCCCACGGGTTGGCTTCTTCGGTGGGCAAACTCCACCCATTTCATCCGAATAGCGGAGATAATCAGCCCCTAGTTCAAACTTATTGATGCAACCTTCGCGCGTGTCAACTCGCAAACGGTATGTGCCATCAAGGAGTAGTTCCCACCCAAGAGAGACGCAATCCCCTGCATTAACAACCGGCAGTCCGGCTTGAAATGAGCCGGGATACCACCTATCAACTCGCGGTCGGGCGTAGCAAGTCATCGAGCGTGTGGTACCCGAACAGGAGATTGAAGTAAGTCGTTTGTTATACATCTGACGTTAGCTCCAAAAATATGGTTTCTCTAATTGAGGGGTTACGCTCGCAGATTATTTCAACCCTAAAGGTGGTAGAACCCCTGATGGGAGTAAATTCCACAATGCCATTGCCAAGAATTTGTATATCAAACGTTTCAATCTCTGGATGGATGTTGATAACCCTTATTTTGGTATCCTCTACAGGTGCGCTAATACCTCCGAGAGCAAAAAGATCCAAACTAGTAGCTTCACTAAGGGTCTGCTGGATGACTTTATTAACGGCCACATAGTCTTGCGGATCCACCGTCTCATCGTAGCCAGATCCCGTTTCGTCCCATAATCCATAGATTGGTTCTCCAATTGTGGATATTCCCGTCATGAAGTAAAAATACCCTGTTTTTATAGTCCTCGGGGAGCTATAAACATACACTGATTCCATGACTCGGTTATATGCTTCTGAGTTCCTCTCATAATATGTGGGAATTCGCAGCTGAGGTCTAACATCAGGGGTTGACACCCTATCAATTCCCACCCTCAGTGGGGTTACATCCCCCACTTCGTCAGAAACCGCCGGGCGGGAGAACTTCCTCAAGCGCAGTGGCATGGTGAATTCACCCACATCGGGGGTTAGATGATCCGCGCGATGTCTCATCCCATTGAGGTTGAGCACATCAAAAAAGAAGTGCAAACACATGTAGGTGCCCTTCATGCGTTGGATTCCCTTCCAGCGGTCATAGCTATGATAATAAGGAGCTCCCCAGTTTGAATTATACTGGTATCCGCCGTGGATGTAGGCATTGAAGGGGTATAAGTCTTTACGACCGGAGGTAAATCCGTTGTGGAGAATATGCCTTTTTTCAGTAATAGACAAGCTTACATAACTGCCGGTGAGATTATGCCAGTTTTTGTACAAAGGCGGGTCGCGGTCAGAATCAATGAAGCCGAAATGCTGCGCGAGCCAGTCTAAGACCATATGAGTTTTGGTCTTAAAATGTTCTAGTTCGATATATTCCGCGGAATTTAATCCGGGGATGGAGAGATTCGATTCTGCGGCTAGCACTGTTTCGATGAAGTTCTCCCTCCGGCGAATACGCGCAGAGCAGGGGATAAACTGATAGCCCGCGCTCAATGGGTTTAGGTAATCAGTGAAAAAATTGTCAATTGTTTCTTTGCCGACCTGGAGGGTTTCGTCTCCCGGTTCGGTCAAGTACTTCATGATGGGAGGTTCATAGGTTGTGTCAACCTTACGCAGATCCTCAATATCAATGACTCTTCCCTCACGGGTTGTCATCCTATAAAGGGGAAACACCTTGGTTAGGTATTCCTCATCACAAGAGGCAGCCAACACACGTTCTTCACAAACTGGGAGAGTTTGCGTGTAGTCTCTAACCGCCCTTGCGGCGTAATCCTCATCACAGAAGAAAGTCGATATTCGGCTATTAACCCTATCGGGTAGCTCCCCACTGATTTGTAATACCCCTAAGTAGTCAACCCACACATGGAAGTTAGCATCACTTGGGAGTTCCACACTAAGGCCGGGGAAATTCACTTCATCGCCTTCTCTCCATTTGATGGTTGCTGATCGGAGGACTACCTTCTCCGAGACGTCCGTCCCCTCTTGGACGATATCCCCATTTGTGGTTAACATCACTCCGGAGCCCGCGCCCACGTAGGACCCCAGCGAATCGTATTCAACCCTCAACCAGGGGAATCTACTAATAAAGTAACCATCAACTTGGGTGATTTTATACTCTAAGATGATGCGTGCTTCGTCGTAATACTGCTCAACTTCTGGCCTCAACCAAATTGGGAGAGAATGATATGTGGGTCTGCCAACAAGTCCTGGTTCGCAGCATGTGTAGCGATGTACTAACGCGGACTTGCCACTCGGTCTGGAACCACGCCGGGGTGCCCATGGATCTGTTTGTAGTCGATTATTGACCATAAGAAAAAAACCTAACTAGGAGAGTATTACCATGGATCTCAACAAAGTCGTACGCGATAACAGCGCGCCAGTTGCTGCAAAGTTTATCTACGATTGTGTAATGGTAGCAAGCTTTGAGCTGAACTTAGCAAGAATGGCAGAGCTCCACCGGGAGGTGGCTAACGAACTGCTTATTCTGATCTTAGAGAACTACGATGAATGTAAAGATCGGTTTCCCAACGCGGAAGCGTTAGTTCCAACCGAGCGGTTTGAAGGTATATCGTATAGAACCTTAATGCAGGAGTTCGACCCCGCATACGGGACTGCTCTCACGAATGAGGGACTGGCTATGGTGGTCAACCTCACAGAGATCGTCAGCCCCGGTCATCCAATCCTTCATGAAATTTTCCGCCTTTGGATAGGGAGACAAACAGAAATAAAGTATAACGAAACTGCACTTCGAAATACTCTGTTACGAATGTTGGCTGACTCTGGCGCACGAGAAAAAAGCTAGTCTTAAGGAGACAACAATGAAAGCAACAATTGACTTAGAACAACTGATTAACGAAGCACCGCCCGAGATTATGGCCTACGTTCTGGAGTCAATAGACCCGGTAGAGAATCAAAATGTATGCAGCTGGCTGCATGAGAACTTCTGCCGCAATGGGCAACTTGACACCTTTTATAAGGTCTCTGAAAGCCGGCGGAAGCTACTTCATCAAATGTATGAAAATAGCCCCCGCTCAAGGTGGGTGTTAATCAACCTTATAGGGGGTGAAACCACCACTGTTAAAGCCATAGCTCTATTAGAGGAAGCTTGCAAATCTGGGCAAATTTCCCTCATAGCTTATGTCTTAACAGTGGCAGACTACCACAACTACATTAACGCGCGCAAGGTGATAGACGCCTTGCCTCGGGAGTTTGCATGGGCGACGAGCCCATCTGCGGGTGTTATAATCGACGTAGTACGGAAATACGCCGATGGCTTACATGAATTACACGGACGTACTTAATTGCGTTGAAGCTGCAGCCGCAGATTGGCCTTTGGACCAGTTGTCGACGGAGAATGTTAGGGTGATTCTAGACACGTCGTTACCATCCCTATTAGCTTCTGCAAATCGGCAGCCAACCCACAAACAGCCTGTTAAAATAATAGGCTCTCCAATAGGGTTTTCTTCCTCACTACCGCGAGCACCACACGCAATTGGTTGCACTTCAATTTGGAGTTCCTCACATTGGTAGGCGAACCAAGCATCGAGGATTACCTGATGTTCGTTTACCTTATAAGGGGCCATTAACGTAATGTCTTGAATCTCCCGCGCGCCCATAGTTTTACGCTTTTTCTGCCGGGTGGGGTCGGCATACGGGACTGCCTGTGATTGGTCTTGGATGCCTGAAAAGCTAGTAAAGTAGATGTCGGTAAGATCAGGCATTTGACCTCCACCCATGGCGGAAATTCTAATTCGGAACTGTGATTGAGAGATGGGTCTCTCCATTGATTTTTTCATATTTATTCCTAAATCCTGTATGGATTATTACCACGCCAACTGGTATAATACTCCTATGTAGAGTTAGAGTAAATTATGGCCGATATATTTTTAGGGGACATTATACGATCGTGGGCTCTCCGTTTGATAAGAGATTCCGCACCTGAGGATTTCAAAAACAACAACCGATTGGAGAGGGTAAAAACACTCATAGAAAACACCCGGTTGGAGAATCTCCGCGCAGTGTCTACCTTCCACAAGATGGAGCTCCACTATAGTGTGTTCTCCTTCATTATGGCATTAAACCGCGCGGAGCAGCTTACCAAACTGTGGGCGCAGTTTCCGTTGAATATGTCTGAATATCCAGACACCTTCTTATTTGGCACAAACAACATATTGTACATCTACATTAATGAGGATCAATAATGACCGATTTCAGCATACGGGCAGTGCTCGACTTGTCCTTTCAAAACTATGATGAGTTGCACCCCGAGGGGCGTGAATACACACAACAAGAACGCGAATTGATTATCACAATGGCGATAGAGCAACCTTCTATTGTGACAATCACTCCTTTGAGTTCAGGCTTAAGGTCTTATGAATCCGGGGATTTTGGCGGACGGAAGAGGGCTTATCTCGAATATCACGTAACCAATGCGTTATCAATTCCCAAGTTGAGAATCTACCGCCGCTGGAAGACGTTCTTATTTGATCTCTCTGTTAATAAGGACCTCGACGTATTTCACGAATACTGCAGATTGCAAGAATATGGTAGTAAAAAAGACCCGGCTGTATTTGCCGGATCTTACCTTTATGCATATCTGCCCCGCAATAAGGCCACTAAAAAACCCAGTGGATTTTCTACTGAACCTTAACTAGCAATGCCGAAGTAGGTCCAGTGACTTTTACTTTCCGCTCGGCGATGATTTGCGCATGATAGAAGCGCCGATCTTCGTCGAACTTTTCTTTAGTCATCACAGGGTATCCTTTCAACTGGAAAGTATACGCAAACGAAGGAGTTCCCATGTTGGCGGATACATCCGGCATTACACCAGAGGTTCTAGTGCCTTCCGGCGCATAAAACATCAAAATCGAATCAGGATCAAAGATGTACTTAAGCGTGTTATCAGTACCCAATGCTTGTTTATTAGCCACTTTTACATTGTCGCTAGAGAAGCCCATCTCCCGAAGGATTTGATCTCTACCCGGTTGGCCATAATTGTACGAGTTCGTACGCTCTGGGTCCATACCATAAGTTGCTAGTGAAATATTCACATTGGATCCAATAATCAGTCGATTAGGCTCAGAGCCGATTTGGTCCGCAATCCGCTGTTTCCAAGTCAAGCTTTGCTTAACTGGGAAGGACTTAGAACTAGACCAACGATCATCTCCCGCCAACACGTTGTTCGAAGTACCTGCGAGGAAAGTCGCCCAGGTGTTATTTAACACCGTTGCGTCCAACTCCCTCAATGCGGAACTAAACGTGCGAATTTCGTGCGCTCGCTGAAAGCGCTCCATCATATCTCCAATGTACAATTCGCGTAAGGAAAATTTCGCCTCACCGGATTTAGCTTCCTGCTCAATTTCTTCCACAATACGATACGCCAGCGCATGTTGCTCCAACGTATAAGTACCGTGCGAGAATGAGCTTTCCACAAACGGTGCGGTGGTCATCGGAGCTCGCAGGGTATCAACCGCCGCGAATGCTTCTTTGCCAAATTTCAGGTAACGACCTGATCTACGATCTACCGACACAACAGGTGCGACAAAATTGCCCAAGTATTCGCCCCGGTCGTGGTGACCTTGAGCGAGGCGGGTAAGCAGAGCGTCGTAACCTGCGGCCGAGTTGTGAGTTCCTGGTGCCCATGTAAGAGCCATGATTTATATCCTCAATCTTTCTGTTGTTTAGTATTACCCTGTCCTACGCAGCAACTACGCCGGAGAGGTCAAGTCTCACCGTGACGTAATAAGTTGCGACGGTTTCTTGCACGCCGTTGAACGGTAGCATGCCAATTAGGCCTTCTCCGTTATTGCCGGGCGTTCCATTTTCGTCAGTCCAACCATAGGCGGCAGTCGCAATAGAGCGAGTGTAACCTACTACAGTCTGACCAGTAGTTGCAATTACAGCTTGGCCGTTTTCGTTAGTCGCAACTGGAAGATCAATGGCATTGAAGTCACCCTCTGCACCAGGAGCAATTTCCACACCCATTGCGCGGGCTTTATCGACAACAGTTGCCGCTTGGCCTGCAATTACATCGTAGCGGTTAACACCCGCGACGCGAACTCCAGCGCTGCCTGGAAGGGCTACAACTAAGGCTTGAGAGTATGTCTGCAAGCCGGTGTTCATCCCCATGGGAGGAGTTCCACCATAAGGTCCGGGAGTGTCAACTCCGGTATAAGACACGAATCTGTTTGCTGGGAGAGCTTCAAACGCTTCTCCGGTGACCGCGGAACAAATATCCTGGGCCAAAGTAGTCAAAGTTTTCATAAGAAACTCCAAATTTTTGTTCTGGGGAGTATTACCCCAAGGATAAGCGGTTTCTCGCGGAAATTTTCGCCGACGCTTGTTCGTAAGCTTTTGCCATCGACAAGTTGGAGTTACTAGCCATGAGGTTTTCAATCTCAAAGATTAGTAGCTGCGAGTCGGGGGTGAAACTCTCCGAGAATTGCAAAGAAGTGGTGTCAGCCGCGACGGCATTTACCGACTCCGAGAAGTCAGCCACTTCAATTTTTTCAGCAACGGCTCGTTCATTATGATGGAGGAGGCCCAAAATAACATCGACTGGATTGGCTTGTTTGCCAGACCCTTCGGAGAAGTTAATTGCGCCGGACTTTGCACCTGTGTCGATTTCCACCAACATGGTGACTAGCTCCTCTTTGGAGATTTTCCCAGGGAGGATTTTAGTCTCTGAGAAGAGGAGCCCCACTTGGTTGTCGATCCATGCGCGGGATTGCTTCTCCTCAATTTCGGCTATCTGCCGTTGGAGCTCCTCATTGCGATCAATAATTGCTTGAGTGTTAGGATCAACATTGCTTCCTTCAACCTCGTGAATGTCTTCAGGAATAGTTTCTGACTTTTCAGAGTATTCGACAGTTTTGGTGTCTTCTTCCCCGAGGACTTCGGGCGCGTCATTAGCCTGGTCTTGTGATACATAGAGCTCATCTAGGTTGGTTTCGCCAAAGTCGTACACCACGGAATTGACGTCAGAAAAGAAGGTTTCTGCTTCAATTGTTGGGCGGTCGTCATCAGGTTCTTCGAAGTCCAAACTTGAGATTAGCCCGTCTGGGTTGCGTTCAACTACTGTGGTGGAATTCTTTGTCATGTCAAATTCACTAAAGTCAAAAAAGCTTTCAGCTTCAAGGGCGGCGGGTTCGGAGAATTCTCTCGGCTGTTCTCTGTCTAAGTACTGAGCCAAGCGGAGGTAGATCGGCACGGAGAGGAAGCTCTGAGCCTTTCTTAACTCTTCGGGGGTTAAATCATTAGGGTCTTTGGTAAGCACGTCAGACAACATATTGGATAGTTGGTCTGCGTCCATACCTTCTAAGTCTTTGTCTAAACCCATAAGAACTTGCTGCAGGCGGTTTGTATCCCTACGGACAAACTGAACCTGTTGTTTGATCGAATCAGTTTGTTTGTTACTCATCCGATTCTGCGCAGCGAGGACTTCTCCAAGCTCTTGTTTGGTAACAAAATCTTTGTCTTCCTCCGGTGGGGTTTTTCCACTCCCTTCGGCGTAAACCTTATAGCCTGTTGTCAGCGCAAAGTCGAAAGAATTCGCAACAGCCGCAGCACTGCCGTCGATTTTCCCACTGAAGAGGATATCTCCCACCGAGGTATTAATCGCTCGCGTTGCAGCACCACTGAAGATTTCTGCCGTGCGAGGGTTGATATTCGGCTCATCGGCTAATGCATAGTTGATGCCAGACTCAAGGCTGGTGGTCAACCCATCGTAGAGGGCTTTTGAAATGCGCGTTTTAGCGTCCGCTTGTTCTTCATCTAAGGTGATTTGACCCATGATGATACCCGACGCAACGTTGGCGGCTGCTTCGGTCATTGGACTCCCATCGCCTAGTTCTTCCGCGGCGATTTTAATCCCCACGGAGAGTGCGGCGGCGCCGATGCCTTTAGCAACGGACATGTATTTTGCGGATTGCACTCTGTCGGCCTTTTTATCCTCAAAGGCTTTTTCTTTCTCAGGGTCTTTTTTACAATATTCTTTGAATGGAATGCATTCACCATTACAAATTTTCATCCCATCTGGGCATGAGGCGTACCCGCGTTTTGAAATCTCGGGTTCTTTATTACCCGTGGGTTTTTCTTCCCCCGTGGCTTTGTCCACCGAGCATTCCCAATCCTGATCTATGCAGCGACCTCCGCAGCGTTTGTGTCCCGGTTTGCAATTAAACACCCGGCCAAATCGCTTTGCGGTGGAGAAATCATACGTTTCATGAGGAAGGATGATGCTGGCTTCGGAGAAATAGAATAGTTTAGAAAGGTCTACCTCCTCATCAAAGTGCGCAACCAGTTCTTCGTCCTCAATTTCGGAGTAATCCATCACAACTTCGAGAATCGGGTCGAGATCTTTCAACGCAGGAGGTTCTGCCCCTAGCGCGGCAATATGCCTCAAAGACCATTTACCTGGCACTGGGTTTGCCACATAGTTGGGTGGATACAACGAAGCGGAGATATTCTCATAATATCCCCCATCAATTAGTGCTTGACCTGCCTTTGTTGCTTTAACAACAGAGTACAGGTTTCCTTTTTCGTAGAGTGTATCTTTTACCCACCCTAGAGAAGGCATATGACCGGCGGGTTTGTGGCCCAAAGTCATAGGCACTCTTCTCTTAGGGGTGAAAGTATCCGCAACTTCTTGCAACATGGGTTCTGTAAACTCCAGTGTTACATTATTCGAAGCGGTTTTCACCCCTGGGGTAAATAGATGAATTCGGTAATACTTAGCCATAGAGATAATCCTCAATCTAGGCTATATTACCCTACGAAGGAGAGTAAGGTACTTTTCCTAGTTCCTCCAAATCTTCAGGACTAGGAGTGTATTGCTCATACCGGCGGGTGAATTCTTTCACTGCTTCGGGATAGGTTGCGTCGTATCTTTCTTCCTTCATTTCTTGATAGATGCTGTTTACCTCGCGCTCGATGTAAACGGACTCAGCATCAAAATTAGCCGTGTCGTGAGAATTTCGGATATAAGCTTGTCGAGTATTCATTGTTTGGTAATATTCTACAGAACGATAGGTATTACCACAAAATGGGAAAAGAACTCGATAGATTGGGCCGCTTATTGATGGAGGCAGAACGGGCGAGTCAAACCACCCTTGAGTTGAAAAAACGGCATTGGGGCCTAATCACAGGGGTGATAGTTGACATCCAGGATCCCAACGGTAAGGGGAGAGTAAGAGTCGCGCCCGATAACTTTGAGGGAGATTCGGCCACGGAGTATTGGTGCAGTGTGGCCGGATCCTTTGAGGGGTTGCAACCCAAAGCTATGGTAAACCAAAAAGTGCTTATAGCCCCTCTTGAGGGAAGTCCTTATAGGTATAAAATCATTGCATTATTAGACGGTGATGTAGGGCTCTACGACGCTGGCACCGCGATGGGAGAATATAACGCAAAGTTTTCAGCCGCCGATGAGGCCGCCTTAAATGATAGGAAGTCACTCTCGGCGCGATCGGGGTTTATGACAAGACTCCCGGTGTATAATCTCCGCGATGGAGATTCACTCCCCAAGTGTCATCAAAAAAACTCTGGAGTCTTAGTTGTGTTGGACGATGGCTATGATGCATACCAACTTACCTGCCTACGCTATCGCGGAGGTTGGAAGTGGATAAAGTACTCCAGAGAAGTTTATTCAAACACTATAGATTCTTAATCATCGTCGATGCCCTTATTAAGAGCAGAGTTCCGCTCTTGTTTTAAGAATCCCTCCATGGTGGATCGAACCTTTTGGGCTTTATCCATCTCGTATTTGCTACCCTGAGCTTTAGTAATGGTCGCGGCAATGCGCGCTTGTCTGTTAGAATACATCTGCGCTAGACCACTCCCAAGTTTATCAGAACTAGGTTTGCCCTTTGTTACGAGTACATCCCCTAAAACTACGTACCCATCTCGGTTAAAGGCACCCGCGTATTTTTTGGCCACCGCACCAGGCAGTTTGCCAATATCATCAACCTCCAAAAGAGATACAGGCTTAATCATCGCCGATTTGTTTTGCTTATCCAGCTGGTCCTTAATAAAGGCCTGGCTGGTTAGCTTATAATCAGGCTTAAAAGAAGTCATTTGTGACTCTAGTCGCATTTTTACCAACTCTCCTGCCTCCACGTTAAGAGTGATGGATTTTGCAAGAGCTTCATTTGCTTCCTCACGGCTGCCCTTTCCTGCGAGAGGCTCATTCGGCTTGCCGGGCATATCAGCATCGGCCAATCCAAGCACTTCCGCACCTTCTTTGTTTTTAACTGACTCGCTTTTCTTACTAGCCGAAATAGCCCCAATCACAAGACCAACACCCGCCGCGGTGAGGAGAATCTTCCCAACGGTTTTTGTTGTCCCGCTGAGTTCTTTCTTACCTCCACATACGTGTTCTTGAGGAATGCATCTCTTCCCGCATGGTTTATTCCCCGGTCCACATTTTAGTACCCCCATGGGTTAAGCCTCCTTCATTTTAAGTTTGCCCATTTTGCGCAGATTGTTCACCATTTCTTCCTGAAGTCGGCGTTGCTCACTTTGAGATTTGTCTTTCATTTTGCGCATTTGTCTCTGTGCGTAGACAGACGTGTATGAGGCATATGCATTGCCATCCTTAGTGGGTTCGTCTTTGATTACTACTACGTTTCCAATTACCGCGTATCCTCTTTTGAATTCATTAGCATGGAGGGTTTGCAAATCTTTGGGTAGTTTGCTAAGATCTTTGGCAAAGACTTGTTGTACGGGCGGCTCTCCTTGGGCTTTCATTTCATTAATGATGAAATCATTGGCCTTTGAACCGCTCGGAATTGGGCTCAACTCATCCCCGTAGGCCTTTGCAGCTCTTTCACCATTCTTAAGTCCGTTTTTAACTCTTTGAGTGTAGCTTTCAGCTTCTTTTTCGTTAGTTGGTAGGCCCGCAACCTTGGCTCTTGCGCTATCCATTTTTTTAGACAATATTAATGCAGTAGCGCCGATGGCGATTACACCCACACCTGCAGCAGCAAGGGCCATTGTCTTCTTGGATTTTTTCGCATCACCGTCTCTTTTTTCATCATCGCATTCCCATTCTTGAGGGATGCAGCGTTTGCCACATTTTTTATTCCCCGCCTTGCATTTCATAAACATTGTTAGAAATCTCCTTACTTAGGAATTATTACCCAGTGTGGTAATACTGTACATTGGAGAATTTGGGCTAATTATGGTAGCTGTGTTGAAATGTGGCCCCGGCAACAAACCATGCGGTAAGCGTTGTGTGCCACGGGAATGGGAGTGCAAGGATGAAAAAGCCGCAGCAGAAGACAAAAGCAAAGACTTAAAACCACCTAAAGAGGGTAAGAAAAAGCCTGAGGTGAAGCCTATCTCTACGGAGCAGTTAAATAATTCTCGTGAAAGAGGGTTGGAAGAACCTTCATTGAGGACTAAACTCCTCGCGGTGGGTCATATTGCATCTGTTGGTGCTACGTTGGCATTTTCCGCTGGGGCTATTGCAGTAGCATATTCTGCCGCAAATCAGGACACTTCCACAGCGACGGGACTTAGCTCATACAATGAAGGAACAGATCAGTTTGATAAACTGTATTTAGGCGCAGTGGCGTGTGCAATTGCCGCGGGGTCTTTTTCCGTCATGGGTGCAATGTCCGAAGATGAAGACAAAGCCGAGCAGGAGGAAAAAGAAACTGATGAGATTGCTAAAAATACGACTGAAATCGTTGATCGGTTAAAAGAGTTCGAAGAAAGCGTTGCGGGTATTGAAGACGAAGCAGCGGTAGCCGAAATGTATATTAAATCCGACAATCCTGAAAAAACCGCCGCGGATTTGAAAAAATTCATTACTGGACATAAGGTTTCTGCAACGGAGACATATACCATCGCGCCGACAAAGAATGGCGAAGTTGCCGTCATCTACGATGGGATCAAGCAAAAACAGCTTGATGGCGTAGATCCGGAATTAAACAAATGGATGTATTAAACCATGGCAATTGTCAAATGCTCTGTGGGTAACAAAAAATGCGGTAAGCGTTGCGTGCCGCAGGAGCACAACTGCAAGGATGATCTAGACCTCATGGAGGAGGAAATGGAAGAGCAGGAGCAAATCCAAGATCTCCTCGACCAGTTTGATGCAAGCGGCAAGAAGAGTCATACCTTAGAGGGTGACGACGCTATGTTGGATAAACTCCGCGGGCATGTAAAACACCGTAGGGGTTTGAACATCGAGAGGAAAAACAAAAAGGAGATCGTGATCTTCCGTGATTAGAGACCTAAAGTGTATTGAAATTCCGCTAAGAATAGACCCCCAAACTGGAGACATAGCAATGTCTACAGGCGGAGACTGTATCAAAGCGCAAATTCTCTCCGTGTTGCAGACCAAACCCGGAGAAAGAGTAATGCGCCCGCAGCTTGGCCTGCGTGAGCACGCATTGCAGGCTTTAGCTCCCACAGTTGTAACCTCCGACGTTGAGGATCAGCTCCAGTTTTGGATAACCTCCGAAGCACAGTGTGCCGTGTGGTATGATAAAAATCCGGAGAAATTCGAAGAAGGTATACTAGACATAGAGGTTACATACTCCGATGGAGAACAAAAACAAACTTTCCGACTATCTGTTTCAGACGCATCCTAAGATTAAAGAACGACTGGTTTATTTAGCCACTCAATTGAGACGCGACAGGTGGGAGTACTCCTACCCTGCGTTGTTAAACGAAGCTGTGAATAACCTCGGCAGTGAGTTTCCACGCGAGTTGGTGCAAATCCGTTTGCCGGAGGATCGATATTTGTTTATAACAAGCCCGGGACCAGGCTACACCTGTAATTGGGAGATCACGTAAGCCATTGGCGGATTGGATCATACGCTTGGCCAACTTTATGTAGGGTTTGGTGTTCAATGGGTTGTATACAACAATGAGAGGGAAATCCTCAAAGTGTATGAAGAACGCAGAGCGGTCCTCATAATATACGGTGACCTCCCCGTCGCGCTTAATCTGTGCGATGTAATCGCCCGTAAAGTCTTGGGCGGTTCTGCCTTGTTTCACCAAGTTCACGGCTTTACTTGTGACGTTTAACAACTCCAGGGGTGTATCTAACACTTGGAGATACATCGCATCGTACTGGTGATTTGCAATAAATTCCAACACAGGTTCGTAACACTTCTCACAGAGAAGTTCCGCGGTGGACTCCCCAATATATTGGAGAGCGTAATCTGTTCCCACATACTTCCGCTCTGTGATATTGGCCATTAGAAAGAAAGCTTGTAACTCAGTCATTCAATTTCTCCAATTAGGTTTTTCTCGTACACCTCAGGCGCGAATGCCGTAAGTCACAGCAGCTTTTGTTAGAATTAGTGAGGCATTTAAGGGTGAGTAAATGTAAATGTTGAAAGATACAGTGTTGTCAGTTGTATCTGTGATGTGCAGCCCGTGAGCCTGTACGCCAAGTTCTTTGGCTGGGCTTTCGAGGATGGGCACGTATTTGTATATCACACTAGCGGGTTCACTCTTCCCTCTGTTGTTTAACACCATGAAGGTGTATCCTGATAGGGTTTCAAACATGCATATGCTAATCACTGTTGAATTTGCGCCCCAGTCAACTATAGCACGTAAGATTTCCGGATATTGGGCTAAAATCTCCGCTGTTTGATCATCTAAGGAGTCGAAATGAATTTGGTTGTTTTCGTCAGTGTAGGGTACGCGAACGTTTTGGAATAAACGATAGAGCGCGCAGTGTTCCATTAGAATCTGTTCTTGTGACATACTTCCTCTTGTAGTTTTTTTCTCGTGCATCAGTGCATTTGTACTAAATGGCGCTTGTGCCAATACATAGATGTTGATCCCACTTGGGTTATCAACATATTAGAGGTTAGTCGTTCTGCCCAAGTAGGCTTTCGGTCCACAAACACGCCTTCTAAATACTCCTTCGGCGCCCAACCACGCTCGAGTAGAATTATCAAATGCAGATAGCACGAGTATCGTCGCTCATGCTTGTCTGAATACGTTATGTGGGATCTACACATGCGAGCAATCTTAGTCCCATAGTTAATATCCACGTAGTCGTACATCTCAACCCACGTTCCGGGTCGAGATTCTTCTACATCACTATCTTCAACCCTGTAATATCGCCCTGAGATTTTGGCATGCGTAATATAAGTTGGCTTTTCGCCTAACTCCCTTATAAAGTAGACACACCCATCTATTGGGCTAACTTGCGCTATGGGAAAACCATCGCCGAATGAGATTACAGCCCAAGGTCCTCCAACCTTACCTTCCGGTATGTCGCAAGTTAGGGTTTGTGCTACTTGGATAAGCCCGTTTGTTCGCAGCCAGTCGTAGATCTTAAACGATAGGGTCTTAAAGGATCTCGGGCCCTTGTAGATTGGCATTGACATTCAAAGTACTCCATATTTGGTTTTTCTTGTACACCAGCGTAGTAAGTCCAATACTAGACTCACTAATGTAATCGTTTGGACCCCCACCAGGCCCACAATTAACCACACACATCCGCGTTTTGTTGGACTCATAAGTCCCTCCAAGTTTTTTCTCGCACAAAAAAAGGAGGCCGAAGCCTCCCATCAAACTGCACTTAACCAAAACTTACATCGAAGATCGATCTATCACTTGCTAATGAGCCAATTTTTCTCCGCTTAATGGAGACGGTGACTCTTTCGAGGGTCATAACCGGGATGTAGTGCACATCCACGCCGATATCTCCCTCCTCTAGGTCGAAATCAGGGTTGTTATCTCTACTACAGATGACTCTATAAGCCCGGTCAGGAGATGAGCCGTATAATGCTCCTCCTCTCCATAGCCTATACATAATGTCCTCCCCACCAGAACGAATCCGGCGGAACACATCATCCGCAGTATCAATCTCCTCAAAGATGATAGAATCAAACGCCCCTTGGAAGGAGTTGACGATAACCGACCGGATGATCGCCGTATTCATCCACTTCCACAATGTGCCTTGTTGCCGGCGCGAGACAGTACTCGCAGACCAGAAAACAGGCCCATAGTCTGGCAAATACCGACCGGCATTCAACCCTAAGGGGTTGGACGCTTCCTGATGTTGGCGGGTAATTTCCACATTAGGTTTCGTCACCCCCGCAATTGGGAACTGCGCACCGGCGGGTGGTCGCTGAAAGCCCTCCGACCGGTAGATTTTCAACCCAATGCCGGCTCTAAACGCCGATGCGGGTACATCATACCCTTCGAAGTCCACCCAGTAGGGGAATTCATAACTTGCGTACCCTGCCGGCGAGGTGTACATCAACCCGTCGCGCATAAAATCGGCGTGGGTTTTACAATTCCAGGGTACTTCTCTCGATTGGGCCGACAACATGCCGGGGATATACACCGACCGTTTGATGTTACCCGCGCGGAGGTTTTTCTCAATCCAGAGTTCATAATACGAGATGGGAATGTCCACATCGAGGTTCAACCTCTGCTGGGTGGGAGTAAACAATGTGGAGGTAGGCATAAACGAGCGCTTCACCCAATTGAGAGCTCCTCCATTAAGGACGATCTGCCCTTGGAAGAGATACTCAAAGTCAGCGGCTAACGATCCGTTTGTGATAACCCCTGGAGTATCAACCCCAGTGTTGGTTATACTCGCATTTGCGAACCCTCCCCCAAGAGGTTGGGTAACCAAGATATCACCCGCACTATCTTCGATGGTCACCGGGTTGTCGCCAAAATTAGCGAGCAGTCGCCCGGCGATGGAGACCATCAATTCGGATTGAGTAGGCGCCACGGTGAATGTATCCGCAATGGTGCGAGTTACATCGTTGATTGTTACATCAAAGCTGTAGGCTTCTAAATCGGCGAGGGCCCCATTCACGGGTAGTACTAGTGTACTAGCCACGGCTGGAGTGCCCGGCGTGTTTTCAACCAAAGTTTTGAGTGGACCCACCAATGTTCCACCAGTCACCAGTGCGGCAACATCTAGAGGGGTCGACAAAGGCGTGTAGTCCGCCACAACTCCGTAGAGTTGCCCTTCATGGGTGATCAACCGCCCAGCGTCGAGCTGCACACCCGCGCGTGGTACACTAACGTTTGCAAAATCAACCGGCAGATCAATCGCCGACATTGCGGTGGTTGTCATAGGCAGGCCGGAGTTGTTATACGCGGGTTCGTAGAAATCTTGGGTTTCATATACAAACACAGGCTTATTCTGCGTGGGATCAGGATCCGCGGTGTATACACCCTCCTCGATTCTAAACATCTCGAGTTGGTATTGCTCCGCGATCATACGCCCATCGCGCGGGCCTGCATCGATGAGTGCAAACCAATTGTAGTACTCACGCCGAGCGAGGTTCTCCAACCCCATGCCAACAATCTGCCGATCTGCGGGGTTGTATTTTGCAAATGCAGCAGGTGCCATCAACCAACCTGGGCGGTGGATCGAAGGGTCTAGTGAGTTGTCAAAGGAGTATACGTAATCTTTTGGCGCAATAGTGGGGAAGTCATTCCCTGCGTCATCGGATGCTAAGATGGGTGATACAGCTCCACCGTGAAGATCCCCAAGTACGAGATCAGAGGCGATTTCAACCAGTAAAGGTTGGTCCACCTGACGGGGGTATAGCTCAATCTCGGAGGAACCCTCCTCGTATCGTACATACACAAAGGAGGAAATCGGCCCGTCTTGGAGAATCTCATCAATGATGCGATTAGCCGCGCCTTCGAGGGTAGATCCAGCATCAACTACGACCCCAATATGTTCCTGCTGTCCAAGTTCGTCGTAATCAACACGGCCGAGGGGGAAGCCATTTAGCGTTATTTCATACGCATAAACAGTTTCAAAATCACCGTTGGTGTCTTGAACTTCTTTGGCCATCGGTTGGGCGAGGGTGATCTTTGTTCCGGGTGCCGGCTTTACGCGGATTACGAAGAATGGTACAGAACCCGCATTGCGGAAGAACCCTTTGACGGAGTTGTACGATACGAGTGCCGGACCCGCGGCTGGGACAGTCCCACCGAGGCGTTCTTTATAGTCTTCTAGACTCGTGATTTGGATAGGCGTATTGTAGGGGAGACCAACCGCGGGGTTGATACTCACATCGTCGTCGCACTCGACGAACATATACGCGGAGGAGAATGGAATAATAGAGATTTGCAAATCTGAGCTTGCATTCTCTACGACGTAGGTGCCTGGTGCGCCGTACGATACATTTGCTAATGATGCCATGAAGTGAATACTCCGTATTTTTTCTTTCTAACTGGGGAGTATTACCCCCAGGTTTCAAGTGCACCAGTGCAGCGTTGCCAGTATTTGTAGTAGTTGCATTCAGCTGTGCTGAATTTTAGCTCGGCGAGATCCTCCTCGGGATCGTATAACGCTAGCATAATGTTGTCATGGCAACTTACAAATGTAAGTTGTGTGATCATTTGCGGTTTCTCGTAACCACACCAGTCACCGTTGAAGTCATGCTCCACATAGTGGACTGGTTTTGGCGCGTATCGATACACGGTAATTTCCGTGCTCGAATCAAACTGGAGCCGAAACTCCCCATCACCTAGGGAGTGAATCCCTCGGATCTTAAACGCCCCGCTGTGGTCCATGTAGACCAGGACAGGGTGGAACTGCTCCTGGTTTTCCCCTTGAGTGAAGCTCTGACTGAACTCACACAGGCCGAGCCAGTTTGTCGTTTCCGTTACGGCGGGTTCAAAACTTTCGTAGAAAAAGCTCTTGCCGTTTGCAGTGCGGCGTTCTGTAATTTCCCACTTGGTCTCTGAAAATAGCCGCTCCTCAATCGGGCGCATTTCCTCCAGCGCCGATTGGAAATCTTCGTATTCGTGCCCTTCACGGGGAGTGTACGCGACTACCGCCTGATAATCGGCCTTGTCGTACGCCCTTGTGGGGTTTTGCGTCAATAGCAGGATTGGGCCCCTGCTTCCTGCGTTTCTGCACAGGTATGTTTGTATACCCGGTTTGATACCGCAGGTATCGACAAGCAGTACGGGTTCGTACGCGAATTGGAGGGTACCATGTCCCTCCCATGCGACGTCAGCGGAAATAACATTCGTTCCTTCGTAGCGTTGGTGGTACAATGTGACCATGAGATTTCTCCTTAATTAGGTTTTTTTCTTTTTTACATACTCCCAGTCCGGGGTAGGACTCGGAGAATAGAAAAAGTTCAAAAAATACTACTAATTTTATTTTTTATACATTGTGGTTCTCCTAGCTGGGGGTAGAACCCCGGAGAATAGAAAAAGTTCAAAAAACACTTGTATAATAAGAATATGAAAAAAATCCTCATTCTATCACACATGCGAGCCGGCTCGTCATTGTTGCAAAACCTAATTGTTAGTAATACAAACACAAAACTCTGGTCAAGAGGGGAGAGTAACGACACTTATCCTCCAACTCGGCCGAGGGTCATTTCCAATATGATGAAAAAACACCGATATGATGGATATATCGACAACGTACTCCATAATGATATTATGGTAAACTTAGAACCCGATATGTTGCCAATCATCCTGGTTAGAAACCCTCTAGATTCACTCAACAGCATGTTGAATATCTTCGGAGATAAGGGAGTCTCTAATGGGAGAATCTCCGGGTTGGAGCAATACACCCGGTATTATGAAACCCGACTGGAGAAACTCTTCGGGTATGTGCACAAACGCGCGGCGTTGTTAACTTACGAGGGGATAACCCGCGGTTGGAGCTCTACCTCTCAGTATTTGAGCAAATACTTAGACATGCCTATAAAAAATAGCCCTGTTTATACTCCCCAACCGTGGGTCGGCTCTCGCGGCGACAAAGGCAAGTGGATAAAAACAGGGCAGATTCAACTAAACCGAGGGGAGGTTAGAAACTGGGTGGAAGTTCCCCCTAGATTGGAACAATCCTACGCGCGGTTTATGCGCCATGGAATGAGTCCAAATCATATGCGGTAACTTCCAAAACGAGGTAGTTCCCATAAGATGGGTGGGAGGTTGGAACTGTTAACCTATACCAGGGGTGCTCTGGTGCGATTGATAGATGCAATATGCCGTCCTTAAGCACTGTAGCAATTCCCATCCGGTTTAGTAGCATCATCAAGCTCTGCGGGCGGTAATCGTTACAACATACTGTTGAGTACAAATCTTCATTGATTGGATCAATTACATTGAGGCCTGTCAGTATGCCGAGTGGGTAGTCAAATTCGGAAGCACCCGTGTATAGGTGAAATCGCTGCGAGGCAATAATTCGATCTTCGTAAGGTAATTGGTGGATTTTTAGCAACATAGGTTGGGTTCCTCTAGATTTGATTTAATTATACCAGTTTACGTACACCATTGCAGGTTGTCAAAGTAGATCTTCAACTCTCTAATCCGCTTGTAATTAGGGTGGTAAATCCCCACCGCTTTCTTGTACCACGGGTGCGACATTGGCACCTGTAGTACACCTTGTTCATAGTGAATTTCCTCAATCTGGCCTAACATCAATCCTAGTTGTTTTGGATTTGATGTGAGACCCACAGCATGGACCGTTAGGTCTCGCGCCACGTCCCCTTTAAGTAGGATCCCATGATAGGGACTTAACGGTAGGTGGGTCTTTGGCTCACTTTCACCGGTGTAGATTTTATACCGGCGGGCAGCCCAAGCTAACTCGGAAGGAGATAGTACATCCTCCCAGGGGGTAATTATCATGCTCAAATTCTCACTCCTCTAAAAGCGTGGAAATCTACCCTAAGTCTTCCATCTAGGTAGACTATGGCGTAGACGTTGTTAGTCCGTTCTCGTTCAAATACCACATCAATTCCTAAATCCACGCAGAACTGGAACGATTCTTCACTTCTCACAACGTTAAATTGGCCCTTAGATTGCAGCATATTATCTGCATTTCCTGGATTCTTCAATGATCCCTTAACGCAGACAATCTGCAAGGTTTGGTCATGCTTTGCGTAGCGCAACACACGCTGGAATTTAGCCGAGGTGCTGGCTTTAGTGACAAACCAATCCGGATCCAAAGACATGAGTCTTTGTACCTGATCCATAAGGTTCCTCGGCATTAAGTTTAACGTCGCCGCTAAGGTTGCGACTGCATCAACCTCGGCTATCCAAGCTTGTTTGTGTTCTAGTAAGTCCTCGTCGGACATGATTTCAAACACGGCCACTTGGGTGGTGGTGTCAATTAATACGTTCATGACTGTCTCCTTGTTTAGGTTTTTTTCTTTTCACGTACACCAGTGGCGCGTAGGGGAGGTTTTACCCTCCCCGTTGATATTAGCCTACCAGGAAGTCATAAGCTTCTTGGTGGCTTCGTAGCGTCTGGCCCGTTGAGGTCATGTACGCCACACTGTGCTTTACCTTAGTGACGTACCGACCCCCTACTTGCCAAGTTTCAACCCCCGTATTTAACTGTGTCTTGGGGGAAATGAACGAGTACTGATGTTCTGTTCCGCTTTCGCCAAGTAGTTGCGTGAGATTCAATGTTGTCATAATAGTCTTCCAATTAGTTCTTTTTCTTTTTCACGTACACCAGTGGCGCGTAGGGGAGGTTTTACCCTCCCCTGTGTCGATGCTATAAAGGAAGACACTCATAAAATGTGTCTTCTTGTTTCGAGTACGCATACAACGTACCATATACGTCATTTGTGACCTTTGGATCATACCCTGCTTGTTGCAGGATACGAGCCGACCATTTGTTTGTGGTCATTGATTGGCCCTTAGAGGGCTTTTCAATAGCCACAAACCTATGTCCTGCCAAAACCATGTTTAGGTCTAATACGTGCATGTTCATAGTAGTCTCCAGTACTTTTTTTCACGTACAACATTGAGGGCCGTATTCCCACTAGGAATACCGGGCGAGTCGGTGGGACGCTCAACGGCCCAACAGCCGGGCGTCTGAGGGCTTTTTTTCTTTTCACGTACGCCAATGAGCAGATAGGGTAGCCTCCTCCAAGACTACCCTATCTTAATTACTAATCGCTAGCTTCAGCTATTTTGCTTTGGTTGCTCCTTAAAGTGGTTGTATGCCTCCCTTTCAAAAGGGTGGCTTGGAGGTGGGCTATGAATGTCAATAAAGTTAGGGTCCTTTGGATCCGTAGAATAGGTTTTCCCTCTCTTATATTTCATAAGATGTCTCCTTAGTAAGGTTTTTTTTCTTTTTACATACTCCCAGTCCGGGGTAGGACTCGGGGAATAGAAAAAGTTCAAAAAAATACTACTAATTTTTCTTGTATACCAGCGAGAGCAAGCCTCTAGGTTTTGGCAGGTTAAATATAAAGTACTTGCTACTTCCGCTCATACCTATAGAGGCATATTTAACCGCCTTTCTTATACCCACTGGTGGGTAAATACAAACCGTGAATTTGCACTTTCTTCCGTGCATTTCCACCGCAGCAGCAACTGGGGTTATCATCAATCCCGGCAATCGCTTCAAGGTGCTATGCTTTATCGTAACGGCGAATTGCCGGCGAGGGTCATCCATCCCAATCAGGTGGGTGACAGTTTTTATGTCATAGGCGATGTTATCTATTTCATAATCTCCTTCATCAACGCCCATATCATTAAGCTCATCCATTCGGCGAGCTTTATGATACTTCACCATATGATTAACCACATGATCTTCTACGGCTAAACCAAACACGGCGTTATAATCCGTCGTGTTGGAATACTCCCTACGTCTTATCTCTAGCCACTGGTTTCTGTACTCGTCAAGACCCGTCTCAAATTCAATCATTTCCATGGTAATACTATCTACTTGAATTTTTTTCTCCTATGATTATAAAATGCGGTCCCGGTAACAAACCCTGTGGGAAGAGATGCATCCCACAAGAATACAACTGCGCCGAGGATGACCTCGAGCCATTAGTGGAACTTGACAAAGAACCTGACCAAGAGCGCAACGAGCGGATCGAAAGAAACCGCGCGGAGCGAATGGTGGACTATAAACCGCGCGCGGCTTTTGACAGTCCGGTGACCATCCCCGGCAGCTTAAAAGGCCTGACTAGAGAGATTCTCGACCTTAGCACAACCGACATGGCCGAAATGGGCGTGAATGCCAACGACCGTGATATGATGGGCCACGAAGCTGCAGATACGGTTGATATGATCCTCGAGCAATCAATCATAGCCCTAAGTCAGGGCGGCGGCCGTGGGGGAGCTAACATCTACATAGACGGCGCAAATGAAGATGTAATGTTAGACCTCGCCGACCATCCAAAATTCGCATATCTTTTTGGCACAGAGCCGACATTCTTCCGCGACGGGCGGCGACTAGGGATGAATATCGACTACGCAGGTCCTGGCGCAACGCCGGAGGACTTCGACCAGGATGTTGTCCCCGACTATGCTCCACCCAAAAAACGGAGAAAACTCTTCGGGATATTCTAACGCCCGCGGTCTGATTTTTTCAAATTGGCTTTAGCCTCTGTAAATTGAAGCTCACCATGGGTGGAGTGATACTCTGCCCAGGACTTCGTATGGTTGGGATTCTTAAACTCGGTGCGTTTACGATTAGGGTTCAAATCCGACCAGGTAAATCCCATCGTGGTGAGCCAATCCTCGGCGAGTTTAATAAACGGCACTACATGATCAACCGCCTTTCTCTGGCAGTGGAATAAATTCGCGCCGGAGAGTGGGCACGTGATGTGTTTCTCATAAGCGGATTTATCAACCTCGTAGAGACGGCCCGCTTGGGTGTACCACTCATGTTTGAATTCCTCAATCTGGGGGTGGATAATCGCCCGCATGGTTGTCAATACGTTGTTTCTATGCACTTTGGCTAGATCGCGCGGTTTGCGTCTCGGATAAGCGGAGTCTAACCACCGTGTTTTAGACAACGGGTAGCATTTTTTCATTGCGGGATTATCTGAACAATGGCCAAACATCTTCACTTGGCGATTGCCAATTTTGAAAAAATCCACAATGAGGAAGTCCTTACTCGCAATAGAATTATAGCTCGCTTTTTCAAGCAAGTATTTAACATCCCCTGTAATATATATTAACGTTTTCGGTGACGAAGTGCGTAATAAACCCGATAAGAATTTATTCGCCGCGGTTTTATTCATGTGCGCCATAGGTTAGTTCTCAATCCCCCATCTAAGGTCTCCGTTTAGTTTTGTTAGTTTGATGCTACTATTCCTACTAGTAGGATTATCTCTGACTGCATTAAAGCCCAAGGCTTCAAAGTCAGTCGAAAGGTAAGTATTCTTCCCTACAAAAGCATCGTTGGTTCCAATCAATTTGATTAGTTCCTTCGCATCAGTGGAACTTAAAATGCGAGTTTCAACAAAGTCCGCATTTTCAACAATCTCAAACCCGCAGACGTGGAGTCTGCTCAACGCGGAGAAATCGATCCCCGTGTTTCGAATTATCTCCGCCATATCCTCCAGGTCTAGATTGCGCTTAACCAGTGCACTGAACTCCACCCAATTGTAGATTGGTAAGTTCATATCTTGCAAATCTCGAGTTGCATTCTTCAACAACGCCCAGTAAGTTCTGTTCATAGACTCTTGAGGAGGTGGTGGAACCAACACACCGCCGAGAGTTGTGATTTTAATTACTTCCATGGGTTACTCCAATTAAGTTTTTTCTTCATGTGCGGCATTGGAATTAAATGATGATCCTTGCACCAGAGGGTCCAGTACGAATGTCTTTAAACCTCGGCGTGCGGGGGACATCCTTAATCATGGTCATGTACTCGACTTCGGCATAATAGCCGATCATTTCATCTCGGCGGGTCCAAATTGATTTTCTTTGTTGTTGAGTGAAGCCCGTCCCTACTTTGAATTTGGTTCCACTAGGGGTGGTTAAGACCAATGATCCGGCAAAGCCTTTGGGCTTTCCCCATAGGGAGGGGTCTACAGTTTTGAGATCTTTCCCATAGTGGGCTTCTTCCACGCCGGTGATTTCAAACTCTGTAGATTCCAACGGTATGTGTTTGAACGCGTGCCAGTTGGTCTTTCCAGGTTTGCCCACAACTAATGGGGCCTTAACATGTGTGACTACCAAACCTTCGAGGTTTTGCACTTTAGTTTCGTAGTAACCTTGGTAGATTGATAACGCTGATTCGGTGTCCTGCTGCGAGATTGAGTAATCCGCGAGTGTTAGCTTCGGATGTTGGCGCTCCTCAATTAAGTTGTTTGCAATTTGTAGGCGTCGCAACATTGGGAGGTCATCTCTCAGTAGGTTGAACACCACTAATTGCCAGTCAAAACGTGAGGGGTCAGCGCTCTCATCTGAAATAAGTGAAGTTGATTGGTTTACCTTATTATTTACATGTAGTTCGGCGACACATAGTGGAGGAAGGAGATCTTCAATTAATGCTCGTAGTTCAACATTAGGGATGGCTTTACCCTGCTTTGTCATAATCCGAGTGGTAGCTTCTCCCTTGTTTCCACGCAGTGGGAGGGTTGTCACCTCCGGGAGGGAGATTACCATAGTCCCATCATACTTCGGCATTATCAACAAATCTGAGTTGCCTCTCACTTTGTTGAATTTCGCAATATCTTTCTTCTTCCCCACAACGGGGGTGTAATCAGTGTAGTTCATATTCCTCTACCTGTGTATATTTCTTTTTTCATTATACCAGGTTGTTCATGTGCGCCAATGAATCACGGACTCACAAAATACCATGAGTCCCACCACGCGGGCGCGCCCGGCACATATTGCGCCAGGAACACGATCCCATCATCGTGCAGATAGATGGGGTCTCCATTCATGTCTGTTCCAATCTGCGTGGCATAGACCTTTACGGTCTTTTCGTACAACAGACCGAAAGAATTCTGTTCAACAAGCTCCTCGTTTTGGGACGCTAATTCAATGTTTGCATTGTTGTGGATTGCACCGCGTGCAGTAAACTGCACTAGGTTTCCCTTCTTAGCTTGGTCGATTTGCTCCTTTTGTAAGGCCAAAGCCTTCAAGTACTCAGATACGTTCATAAGTCCTCCAATGGGTTTTTTTCTCAAAAAATAATCTGAGCTTCCTCCGGCAATGCGCTCTTATTCAAATCGGGGAGGTAATCACCCAAAGGTATGGGCAATGTTAAAAATTGCAACGCAGTGAGAGCCGAGTCTCTTTTGTACACATACAATCCTTTTCTCTCCCCACTGGGGTAGTAAGCCACATTGTATTTAGCCCCCAACCGTTCTCGTGCCAGCGCGGCGAGATACCCACCCACGTTATCATCATGATATGAGTCCATCTTCATCGCAATAGCCTCCCCATGTTCGAGGGTTTTCGACTCTTCGAGCATTTGATCAAAGCCTTCTTCAACTTTTGTGCCTTTTAACACCTTGGCGATATTCTTCCCCGGTTTGCTCTTTAAGATTTTCTTTCTCAACCGTGAATTAACAATAGAATTGTTCATCCGCGAAGCGATTCCCATACCCATAAATAGGCCGGTTCCCGCCACGCTTGCCAACGCCCAGACTTTTGCCGCTTGGGCGTAGTTTGCCTGCTCGGTGGAGGTAAAATCAGATGATTTAGACTTATAGCTGTTTGTTGCAGAGAGGCCCGCAAAAGTACCAACAACCACCGACGCGCCAATTAGCGACGTGATGGCCACCACCCTGCGGAGTTTATAGTCCTTTTGGAAGTCAACATCTTCTTGTTTTCCATCCCTGCAGGTGTACTCACTCGGGATGCATCTCTCCCCACAGGGTTTATTCCCCGGCGTGCATTTTACTAAACTTGCCATGAGTTCTCCAATTCTTCAAGCAGTTCTGCGCTTAGCTCGTCTTCATCCAAGGCGGCTTCTTTACCCATCTTGATGTCTAAGCGGGAGTTGGGCAAATTAGTCTCACGCTTAACCTTCTCCAATCGTCGATTCATGTAATTATTCACATCTTCGAGAGTGCGGCCGGGTTTTGGAATAATCCCCAGCCCATCAAAGCCGTTGTAAATAATCTGATAAGGCATTAATTCTTCATCTTTATCATCATCGGGGTACATTGCTGTAATAAGCTTAGACTCATACGATTGGTTTACCGCCGACATTACGGATCTCGACTGTTTTGCATCCTTCACCTCAAAACACTTTCCGTAGGCGTTACACCCATAACCGTCTTCCAACATCTTTTTACGCCAACCTTCACCAGCCTTATACAAAGCTTGGAAATACTCATTTGCGAATAGAGTATCCCGAAACTCCTTATCTGCAGCAAATCCTAACGTGTCAGGAAAATCCGACGCCGCCATCCACAGCCTCCGTTGTACACCGGAGTTTTGACCCCCATAAGCCAAAGCAAAAAACTGCTCTTTAACCAACTTTTTAACTTCCGGGTTCCAGGGATACCCTGCCTTGTTGAAATCCGCCGCAAATTCATCCCACACGGATTTGTCTTCCGCCTTAAGTTCGTGAATTCGCTTCATGAGTTCGTCCAGTCTGGGGTCCTTGGTCTTATCTGCAATAATTGCAAAGTGGGCTGAAACTAAGTCCATTTCGGCCATTTCGGGGATCAACGCCGCGCGAACTGAAGACGACAAGCCTTGAATATGATTAGCGGAGAACATCCGCGTGGTTACCCTACTCGGCCGGTAGTAGCCTACCGGATTTGCGCGGATTGCATTGAGCTGGCGATATGCTGTTTTGGATGAATCCTCACCGCGGGTGAGTTTCAACTGCTCGGCCATTGTATACGCTTGGCGGAAGTTGTAGCGAGGCATATCCGCTGGAGTTTGGTTAGCATGGTAGAGGGCAACCTTCTTTTGGTCAGGATTATCGAGGGAGTTGGCTACTTCGATGGCCAGTTCTTTCTGAATTTTTCTAACCTTACCGATGTTCTCCTTATTGTAGGTTGCACCACCGAGGGCAAACACGCGATCTTTGGACTGCACCGTGGAGCGTAGGTCCTCCATGAATTGGTCCTTAATCGATTGGGGGAGGTTAAACTCAGCCTCGCGTGCGCGGCCGTATTTGTATGAGTAATCTGTGTAGTTGAAGTAGGGCTTTTTCGCGCGGGGAGTCTCTCCCATCACTTCGGAAAACTCTTTGAGGAAGGTTTCCCCATCGCGGTTGCCTGCGAATTTGTACAACACGTCTCGAGGGATGATTACTGTCCCATCAGATGTAGTATGGGCACTATACATCAAATGCCAGAAGAATTTCTCATGTTTCCCTTCTTCGAATATCTTAGGAAACTTTTTAACCATTTTGTCCCTAAGCGCTCTGGGGACTGAGTTCGACAAGCCGATTGTTTCTCGCACGGAGAATTTCTGCGACTCAACTGTCTTATGCGATTCGTCATACCGACAATTTCGATCAGCCGGGATGCATCTTGTCCCACATAGTTTTTTACCCGCGCCGCATTTTTTATGCTTTGCGCCTCGATTCTCCCCAGGGGTTCCATACAATTTGTGTTCTTCAGGATCGAAGATGTCCACCGCGCGGAAGTCCAACGCCATGTCTTGACCCTGATATGCTTCAGAGAAACTTAGAGCTTCTTGGGTTGATGTAAAGCCCATAAGTTCTCCAAAACTAAGTATGGCGGATGGAGGCGCGTCTTGGGCCAAGAGTGCTTCTACCGTGAGCAGTTCTTCAATTGGCACATCGTATGTAATTTGATCCATGGGTTTTTTCGATCTAACTCTGGGCAGTATTACCACTGTTTCATGTGAGCCATTGATCGAGTGCGCGTTTGATCTTACCCTCCCAATGCCACTCATTACCATCCAGACTATCTGAGAAGTCTCTCAATTGGCTGAGATCCTTCTGGATATGTGTTAAGCACTTTTTGAAGTACTCAATTTCAGTTTTCCCCATTGGGATTTGGCTGACATTGTCTAAGAGCTCCTCGGTTGTGTCTTCTCCTAACACCCATCGCTCAACAGCATCTCGAATACTATGCTTATTTGCTTCGCACATAATAAAGCGCCTAGCATAGGCCATTTCCTCACTAGTGGAGGAGGGTAATTGCTTTAATAGGTGCAACCCGTCGCAATTTGACAGATTGCCTTTTAGTACGGCGATTACCACTAATATTGGCCCACTAGGTTGGCAGAGGAGAGTATCCACTTTCTCCTCTAATACGTTGGAGACATAGTCAACTGTGGAATCTATACCTATAGGTAGTTGACTCTTAACAGTTGTTGTCTCATCTAAAGCAAAAACCATCCGGTAGATTTTGCTGTATTTTACAGACTCCACCGTGTGTTTATGCTCCAACATTAGGGTCATTAACGCATGGCGTAACGCCGGCAGATGTTCAAACCCCATGAAGAACGAGGCTTCCGCGCGGAAGCCCATTGGAGCGCTCACTCGCTGAGCAGTGTGGTAAGCCAAGATGGCTTCAACTGTACTAGCGCTTTCAACATTCTTGAATTCTAATTCCATGAGATTACTCCATAGTTTTTTTTTTTCACACAAACCATTGAGTCCTAAAATAGTCCGCCCTAAGATGTATCTAAACCAAAACTGTGTTTCGGCTTTGTTCACTATCACAACGGCGTAGAGTTGGGACTCTTCTAATTCATTTGGATCCATTGCGTAAATTTCTAACATTGGAGCATCAATGCGCGGCTCCAGCGCTAGTAGACTGTCAAACACGTCCAAGGCTTCAATTGGATATGCTTTCTGACCCTGGCACAAAACCGTGCTTTCTCTTAGCAATATAGGGGTTAAGCTATACATTGGGCCTGATCTAGACAGTAGGGTAATGAATTCCCTGTATACTCCAGGCATAGTCGGCAAAGAAGATACGGGTATGCAATCCCGCTTAACTTCTTCAATGATTTCTTGCACGCCGATTATCTCGGCAGCACAAGTATCTTGCGCGTATAGTGCAAGATCAATCAGTTCGCATAAATTATTAACGTCCTCTCCCTTTGCGAAGTCGATACCCGACGCGGTTACTTTACCAAACCCGTGTGCAAATTTAATGTTTGCTTTCATTGTTGTCTCCTTAAGACTAGCTTTTTTCTTTCATGTATGTCAAAGCACTTCTTGATGGTTGAACCCTTCAATTTAGCAAAAGTAAATTGCCTCCCATTATCATGTAAGAAAACAGCGCAATATGTGTGCGTGTCGTTGATTTCAAAATCCAGCTTTTCTACGACTTTGCGGTGAGTCGTAAGCTCCGGTCGCACCGCAATTAGGTAGTTAAACACGTTGAGTAATTCAACGTCATAGGTGTGGAACATATTCGTAGGTTGAGCATCAATTAAGAGCGGGGTCAAGCTACACCTCGCCGGTTCTAATTGCAACACATTGATTAAATAATGGTACCATTTGGGATGTTCTGCGATTGTCTTAACTGAAACAGTTAGTTGTTTCAAATAGTCTGTGATTTCGTCCATGCCTAGTACAACAACACCTTCTAGTTGCTCCTCAATTAGGTCAATTGCGTTGATAAAATTGCAGAATTGTGTGATCTCAAATGGGTTAGTAAGGTCTACTTGCGACACTCTTACTACCACAAATCCGCCAGAAATTTTAATCTCCGATTCCATGGTGTATAGTTTCCTATTATTTTTTTCATGTATGGCATTGCGCCTACTGGACTGGTGAACCCGGCACTAGTAGATTGTCACGCCCTGCACGTTCAAGTTCTTGAGCTGCCGTTTCTTCATCTACCACTATTTGATAGTAGTAGTCTAATGCGTCTTGGTGGGTCTCATACAAGTCTGGATTTTGTACGTGCAAAGTGTATGCGTGTGGCATCGCTTTCGCACGGGTACCATCCCACTCTGGTGAGCAAGTGTATGCAAACTGCAACCAAAGATCCGCGCCCGGTGCGGGTTGTGCCACCTGGGTTTCAAACTGACGCACGTTAAAGTTGACATCCTGGAGTTCTGGAGCTTCTCCGGCAATAATCTCAATCATCTCTACAATGAAGTCAGAATTTCGGATGTTGACCGGGTTGTTGAGATGTGTATTTACATGGGTGATCCATTGTCCTACAACTTTGCTTTCAAGGTTATCCTTAAATAGTTCGATATCACCCCCTGAGCGGCCGAGCAGGCTTAAAAGCCCAGCTTCATCATCAGGAAGATCAAATGAGATTTCTCCAAGAACCGCAACATTAACTCCGCGGTTTTGGCCCGAGGCTGTGCACGTTTGAAACGTTAGCACTTGCTCATGGAGTTCAATCTCCACTTCATCGCGCAAGTCTCGGTTAACCCGCTCTCCTTGGCGAAACACCAGGATTTCTCCGGTCATTGCGTCGGTTCCAATAATCGCCCGGTTTTGTGGAACTACTGGATGCACACACCCGGTTAGTAGAACCGCACCTAGAGTTGCTACTGCTGCTACTCGCATATCTGTGTCTCCTTGAGATTAAGGTTTTTTCTTTCATGTACACCAATGGTGGCGTAATGATAGAAAGTTGCCGCGCAACGTCCGCTGACGTGTCTTTCTAGCCGCCTCCCGATGTATATACTAGAAGTTGTGCACCCTACGCGTCGGCGCCAGCCGAAATTTTTTCTTTTCTCCAGTGGTAATATTTACTAAGAGGTTTATAAATAACTCGTGATGATTAAATGCAATGCTGGTAATAAACTCTGCGGTAAGAGATGCATACCGATGGATTGGCAATGTGGGGAAGAAGAAGATGATGAGTCTACTCCCAAAGCAAAAAGCCGTCTACCTCGTAATCTAGCCCTCGCTGGGGCTAGCCTACTAGTTGCAGGAACCGGGGTCGCTGTTATTGCCGGCGCGATGGGAAAAAGTGCCGCTGATTTGCCTGAGAGTGATACAGAAGAATTTGCTAAAGCTGTATCGGATGTAAATCCCAAACTATTTGGGCTGTTTGGCGGAGGAGGAGGCAGTTCTAAACCTGTTATTGCTTCAATCACCGTAGATGAGAACTTAGATTCATACCGTCCTTCTGACGGTGATGTGAGTAGTATTGTCACGGGCCGGGATGAGTACAATAGGCAGAATCCAAGTAAGAAGAAATACCTATCAAATGAGGATTTAGTAACCTATGGTGCATCGGATAGTGCTAGACTTAACAGGAGACTAAACGGCTTAAGTGCACAAGAATTTGCAGAGGGTCTAGCCGGTGAGATAGCTCCCTACGCGGAGAATATCACAGTGGGTAGTGCCGCTGATGCTTTTCTTGACCCCGATAGTGAAATCGGCAAAATGTTGAGTGATGACTTGAAAGCGATTATTAAAGACCGCAAAATCAGCCCTTCCAATATAAAGATTGTAATTGCAGATGAGATAAAGGTACCTGCTTTACGGGCTCCACATCTTATAAAATTTGCATCTGGGGGAATGACCATAAGTACCCCCGATCCCAATAGTCAGTTAATTTACGTGGCTAGGACAAAACAAGATAGTGAAAAATACAGTAGTAGTGTACTCAACCATGAGGCAGTACACTGTGTGCAAAAAATGTCAGGGTGGATGTTTTCGGACAAAGATTATGAGGCCGTTAAGTCTATCGTCGAAAGACAAAAAGTTCAGGTTATTGACCGAGGTGCTAAAAAGGGGCTTAAAAAGACCGTAAAGGGTAATTACAACCGTTGGGTGTATTTACCCCAATATTGGGGCATGGAGAAAGATATGGCCCAACAATTTGGTGTCCCCAATCATAAAAAAGAAGAATTTGTTGAGTCAGCAAAGAGATTAGAGGTCGAAGCTTGGGCAATTGGCCAAGGGGCTCAACCTTGGATGTTGGAAAGAGCCAAGGGGTATAACTCCCAAGGAAAGACTGTAAAAGCTTTGCGTTAATGGAGATGCGGGGATTCGAACCCCGGTCCGTGACCCTCTCAGCGTCTAAGTCACGTCGATGCCTATCTCATCCCCGTGTTTGTTCATGTGTAGCAGAGCTTACAGGTAATCTTCTTGGATTTCCCTTGCCAGCCGTTTGTCATACGGCTTGATTGTCTCAATTAACAAGACAATTAGGTCTTCGTCGTACGAAAACTGACATGCGGCCTCAACGATAAAGGATTTGTCATCATCGTCTAATTGCCCTTCTCGGAGAAGGCCTTGTAATTCGGTGTAATCGCCATATTGGCGAATGTCCTCTATCGCTATTGTGAGTTCTTCTTCCATTGTACACTCGGTGTAGGTTTTTTCATTTTCACGCCTCGTTTGCCGCGCGGTAGGTATTTATACCTATCCGGCTTTTTACTCCCTCTTGGGGGGATGTAAACCTCTCTGCAAGAATTGCAAGACATAGTTTCATGTCCCCCATTGGCTATCGCAATCACAGTTGCGAGTGTGGCATCTATAAACTTCTGGATCGATGTTCACGGCCTTCATCATGGCGATCAACTCGCCAATTTGAAACTTCAGTTGAGTGCCGCCCATCTCTGAGAGCTCCGCAGCAGTGCAAATGCACTGGGTGTACTTCTTAAATGGTGGGAAAATCCGCCCACCAATTTCTCTCACCCTGTTGTTGAAGTCAACTTTAACAGGAACGGTTAAATAGAGCTCAGGTGAATCGGCGTACGCGCAGGCGGGAAATAAGCTCTTCGGGAGCGTCATCCCTCTGTCAATGTACTCCACATACTCGCGAACCCAATTTGGGTCCTTCGACCAGTATGAAGGAACTGGATACACAGCACCGAGTGCTTCGATAAAATTCAGTCCCTGGCGCTGGACTTGGATGTCCCGCTCTTGCAATGCCTCAACCAGTTTTGCTACATTCATAATGTTCCCTCAATTAGGTTTTTTCTCCAATTGATAGTCCTATATTACCACTATCTGCATCTTCAAAATACTCAGTATGACCTCTAAATAAATACTTCGAATTAGGATCACTAACTAGTTTCTTAATTCGCCGTCTATCTAAATCAGACTCGGGCTTTATATAAAACACCGCTTTATCGTTAGACCCCGCTTCGTTCCAAGAGACACCGGAATTTAGTATCTCCTCAGTATCTTTAATTTGCTTCAAGGCCTCAGCTCCTATTTTTTTCTTATCCACACCCCAGGTTTCTAAATAATTAGAATCCTTTAGCACCTTGAGAACCTCTGAAGTAATTGCAGAAAAATTAGTTGGAAGCGGTTCCTTTCTCTCATAAGAGATGGTATCCTCTGATGGCTTCCCATCTGACTTGCAATTATATTTTTTCGGAATGCATCTCTTCCCACACGGCTTTGACGCTGCGCTGCACTTAAACTTCATAGGTATATTCCACATCTACGTAATCCACATCAAAAGGCAGTCGTGCCATTCCAGAACTAATCTCTACCCTTAAAGTGAAGGTATACGTCCCCGGATCTACATTATACGCAGGAGAAAAACTAACAATTAGTTCTCCATCCTCACCGAGGCTAAACCCCGTAATTAGCGGATCCACATCCGAATCAACTTGACTGATATTTACCACCACCGTCGTATCGGCAGGCTCAGATAAGAACAAAGAAATATCAATCTCCGAATTTGCGGAAACAACCTGCCCACCGACGGGAGACACATACAAGGTGGGGTAGACCGCCGCCATTGGATCCGACACTGCAAGTTGTTCATCACTCAGCCAGGGAGTCCTATTTATGGAGTCTTTCTTATATGGGATGATGGCATGCGGAACCCCAGAACCATCTGGTGTGCCCTCCGCCAGTTCTGCCGTATTACGCCAAAAAGCAAGTTTGAGTTCATAATTACGAGCAGGATACTTACCCGGAGTGAGACCGAGATCCTCGCCGCATTTGTTGTAATAACGACTTCGGCCAGAGACGCGATCGTAGCGTCTTCTCCAACAGGTGTTTATACCCCTCTCCGTGATGCCATTAAAACAGTTGTCACAATCAGGCGCAGCCTCATACGGGTCTGTGTAGAGCACATCACAGAGTTCATCCTCATGGGAGATGGACAACACATATGTGCGATAATTCCCATCGTCGATTTGCTGCCAGTTGGCGGACTTCGGATTGATGGGTTTAGTAGTACCGACGTCGAATCCCGTGAGAAGGGCCACAATTGTGGGGAGCAGCATCAACATGGGGGTGTGCCCACGCATGTCGCGAATCTCGAGCATTATTTCCCACGAGTGGGTTGCACGCAAAGCAATTGAGTCCCTATTGTAGGTTTGCGGCATGTAGGAGGTATTCTTATACCTGATGGTTAGATTATCATAGTCGGAGACTCTTCCGGAGTCGCGCAAAGCCTCGGCGAAGGGCCTTACACGGAGTGAAGGCGGCATGATGGGATGGTTTCGGAGTAGATCAATCAGCTTAGCTTCTACACTAATGAGGAGGTCTAACTGCTTGGGGATATTATACAACATAAGAAAAAAACTTCAGAGGGTTTGTTATGAATAAAGTTGCAATGGCCAAGATCTATTTTTGCCTTAATGGGAACTTGAAAGGGGTACTTTGGTACCCAAACGGCACCGTCAGTTGTGGCGGTAATGTCAAGTTTATAATAAAGGGGCAAAGGGTTTACAAAGAGACCGTGGAGTATGAGTTTATTGCTCCCTCTTTGGGAGAACTACCCACAGAGGTCCAGGAATCAGTGCACTCCATCACGGAGTGCCATTTGACACCCCTCCAATGGCTTACGGTGCCCTTTATTGAATTTTGCCTAAAGGACCTCTGGTGTACTTGAAACTATATCTCCCACCCTGGGGGAAGAAACCTATGTGATTCTTTAACATCCGGGAGAGGAGCTTGCAATGCCTCAGAGGGTAAGATCGGACCCTCTGCAGTTTGGTGCTGGCGGACGAGCTCATCCACATAGCGTAATACACTCTCTTGTTTAATTTCCGCCATGTGTTGTAAGTCCCTCAAGTAGAGATCTGGAAAATCTTTTTGTACTTCTCTTGACATTATACCACCTCCGGTTAAATATTACCCTATGATTGAAAAAAACTTACTTGGGCATAATGATTATGATCTACAAGGATTCGCTGAGGTTATACGAGTACAGCAGTGCTCGAGGCGCTGCAAAAGTACACATATTGAAGATATTCAAAGATTGTTTCAAGACAACTTGGGAGCTCGACTCAGACTGGGGAGGGTCGTGGGATGGACACACCCTCATAACATCTGTCTCAGGACCCGCCTTGTTTTGGTACTCCTATCACGGGGACGTAACGAATAAGTCCCACCAGGAGTACTACCGAGTGCTCCCATCTTTGAAGATCATTCAAATCTCGAGGTGGAAGTACCTCGAATTACTGGGCAAATACCGACAAAACCTCATTGAAGAGGTCAAAGCCCAAATTAGGGCATATGACCCTTCATCGGGCCGATATTTCCGGTTTCCTGAGTGGTGGGGATGGAGCACCTACTATACGGATATTCGCCTTCATGAAAGGGGATTTTCCGCCCGGAACGTATGTTTGGGGATGAAACTTGAATACGTCGAATGGGCAGACGTATGGAAACACACCAATTAGATGTGTACATTGGTGTACATGAATGAAAAAAACCTACAAGAGATGATAGTTATGCCATACAACCACCACCATTCCGGTCCAAACTTGCCAGATCCAATAAGAAATGCGAGAGTGGTTTATCCGCACCCGGATAAGCCTAACCACGCATATTTGGTCAGGTGGGATTCAATCCAGAAACCAAATCAGTCGTTTTTGGTTGACTTAGTGCCGTTAAACCAATGTAAATTACATCTACTATCTGATGAGTCTTTGCATCGGATAATAAACCAACTAATGGATGGCACGGGCCTGGTTAACTGGGCCGAATATCAGGCCGAGATGGACGCGGCCAACCGCTACCATCGCTGGGCGAAACAGTGGGGGACCGTGATCGAGGTCGATGGTGCCTACTGGGGGTGGACAGGTACTGGGAGCTCTTCAGTCATGGGAGCCATTCCGGTAGACCCAACAGAAGACTGGGAGCTTACTCCTGAAGAGGGTCCCACGCTAGCAGATTACGGATTATATGGCTTCATAGACACCGAAGAAAAGATCGAAAAGCTAAAGGAAGCTATTCGGTCCTATTGTTAACCCCGTATTGCTACTCACTGGTGCACATGAATGGAAAAAAAAATTATAAAAGGCTATGGTAAGATTAAGAGACATTGAGCTGGAAGTTCTTGCAGCCTATCTGGACTGCAAAGTTCCAAGCATTATCGGAGCTGCGCCGGCAGAGTTCCAAATAGGGCGGTTAACCGTCCGCAGGTGCCTTATCACCGGAATTACGGTAGAAATACCGGTGGCGCTACGGCACAACGATAACGCCATAGAGGTGCAGGCGCTAGCTATGGTAAAGCATGGCATGACTTTGTCCCAAGCAAAAGCTTGGAGCAAAGACCCGGGTGCTCAGGAGCACCGAGACTTGCATCGCACAATTTGCGGAGATAGAACAACTATCCCCGCGCTACTCACTGGTGTACAAGAAAGTGTTAAGAATTCCCCGAGTCTTGTATACCTAAATTAGAAGAAGCCCTCTTATACCACTCAGGAAGAAATCCACCATTCATACGTCTATACACATCCTCACTTGGGAAAGATTGCATCCAACCGTTCAAGCCCAAACCATTTTCCAAATTATATTGTTGTGATATACCCCCAATCAACACTCTCCCCGACTCAGCACAATCGGCGGGTTTTAACGCATTCGATGCTGCGGTTTGTTGGATCCACTGCACCATGCGAGTAAAGTCCTCCGTCACATCGCGCGGGCGTCTATTAGCAAATAAATAATATCGCGCGAGTGTTAATTGCCCCTGTTTGAAAGAGCCCATCAATAGGGCCTGCCCAGACCAGGTGGCTATATCAATATAGCCTTGAATCATCTTGGCGGTCTCATCCAAAATGAAGTTCATCCTCTCATAGTTAATGTCCATTGCTTGAGGATTGCCAATGTTTGATACCTCAATTGCCTCTTGGAGGCCAAACATCTTAACGTAGTCATCCACGGTTGCGCATTCCCCATTGCGCACATTATACGGCGTGCCAATCCCATTAACATGCACTTTATCCGGATCGCATTCTTCCGGCGGGTTGGGATCCAAACATTTTAGCTTAAACGAAAATGGAATCACCACCCTAAAAGGGTTCTCCGTCGTGCGGAGGAAATTATCACTTGGGGGTTCGTATTCAATTATTGTGTTTTGCGTAAGCGTGACCGTAGGATCGTGGGTGATGACAACATCTTTGCCTTCAATTGCGATAGAGGCCACATTCAAGATGGATTCATCCTCCGTGCGGTAGAAGAAACTACTCACTGGAGGTACATACGAAGGGTTCAAATACTCCGAGAAGGACATCACAACTGTGGTGCCATCCGGCGCGCATTGGATATTCTCAATACGGAGAGGAAGCTGTTGTTCTCTTTCCATAATTGAGGTTGCTGAATCGAAGCAGTCGCCATCGGCGCACTGTACATCCGCCGTGGAGAGTGGAATATAATGTTGAGTTAGTGCAGTTCCGGGTTCAGGCCCCAACAGTACTGGTGTACTAACCTGCTTGTACACAATCCCAGCGGTGGATAGCTCCGCATCGTGAAGTGTATTCGAGCAGATGAGCACCAACTGCCCATATTCCGCATAAGCATTTACCACCTCATAAACGGTGGGATCCAACCCGCGGATTGTGAAACCTTCTATGGGGAATGGTGAACCGGTGGTTAGCACCGCCTCGTCGTAGGTTACATAAACTGTATCGCCTTCAATTTTTGTGTTAACTACTAGGGGCATTTAGCATCTCCGGGTTTAGATTAATAATCGCGTCAAGCGCAATATGGCCTTTTAAGATCTGAGTTATGAGGGCAACTTGTTGGTCTTTACTCAAATTTTGCTTCTCAATACCTTGGATAGCTTCCATAACGGCCGCAACAATTGGTGGAGTCTCACCTTCGGCAAATTCCAACTCGCGAGCATTTATACCCATCTCATTACGGCCGATTTTTTTTCTAACTGCCGCATCAACTATTGTATTAATTATAGGGGAGAGGAACTTCCCAACCGCATCTTGTTGTGTCGATGTGGCTTTACCCTCCACAATAGCGCGCGCAACATGTTCGCAATTATTGTATAAGGTCGAATATTTAATCGGCGCACCTTCGAGATTCATCGCCATTTGGCGAATCTCCTCAACGCTGCGTGCGGGCGCGGCTGAATCCACCGCTTCCCATTTTGACTGGTTGGGTTTATACGCTTTTTCAAAACTCTCCACGACGAAAGACTGCGGCGCGACAAAATCCCTCCCATCTGGGAGTTTTCGCCCTGTTTTGATGTGGGCAATCTTGCCGTCGCCCAAATAGACGCCGTAGTGTGTACCCATGGCTTTGCCCGATTTTTCGGACTTCTCCACGTCGGTGGTAAAGTAGTTGCGGATTATCTGGCCGGGTTTTATTTCACCCACGGTGTAGACTTGCTGTTCGTCAGATTGCATGTCTTCGCGATGAAAATCTGGAACAAGAACCTTCTGGGTTTTCTTAATCGAGGCAATTTCTGTAAAAGGGTTGATAAGCTTCCTAGATTTTTTCTTCTCTAGGTCTATCTTCTCTTCGAGTTTGATATTGCTTTTCAGGCCTTCATGCTCGTGGCACTTTTGCTCGTGGGGAATACACCGCTGACCACACTTTTTATTCCCAGGAGTGCACTTAATTATCGACATTTTCTCCCTCTTGCTGTTGAGCGGCTATGTACATCATTGTAATTAGGTTCAAAAATTGTAACAATTCATCAAATTTGGCCATCTCCGTTTCGGGATTGACCGCATCGCCGATATTCTTCATAATTGAGTCATACTGCGCGCGGATGTCAACCTCCGAGAAGTCTACCAACCCTTCGATGATTTCCTCCGAAGTGAGAGCAGGCACTTGTTGAATACCCCCACCATCTTTGTATCTCAAAGTGCGGGCGAATACCTCATTTAGGGATTTACCCTTCCAACCTTTGAAAATCTTTTCGGAAAGCCCCTTACTGAAGAGTTTAGCCCCATGTCCGAGCTCATCATATTGGGAGGAGTATGGAACCCCGTAGGTTACCAAATTTGCAAATCTCTCACAATTTGATAGTACCATATTATAGGTGATCTCAGTCTTACCCTCCGACTGCGCTTTGTAAAGCGTGTCGATGGTTTTCTTAATCTCCGCTACGTCTCTCTTCTTATTGGGCAAAACCGGCCGCATTTTCTGCCACGTCTTTGCGTCAAAATCCGACGTGCGGATTTCTCCCTTCTTGTTTTTAGCATCCGGGCCGAGTTGAATAACCGTGTTGTTGCCTACATAAACGGCGTAGTGGATGAAGTTTTTGTGCTTCTCGTTGTTGCCAATAGAGAGGGGTGTAATAACCACATCACCGTATTGCAACTCTGATTCTTTGACTGGTTTGAGGTCACCTAGTTTGATACCATTATTGGAGAGGTTTCGAGCCGTGTCGGCAATTCCCTCTGCGCGGGAAACTCCCCCGGTCATACCCTCTTTGCAGAAGTACTCAACCGGGATGCATCTCTTCCCGCATTTCTTATTTCCCGGGGAGCATTTAAGAATCATTGTTAATTACCTCATTGGGGTACAATCCAGCGACTAATGATACCAACATTAGGCATACAACCGGGTCATCAACCATAGTTGCAGAGATGAACTCAATGGCCTTATTCGGCGCATCTTCCATTTCCCCTGTGCATAGGCCAATCCTACCCACAAAGTTTAATATATCAAGCTCAGGTTCGAAATCTCCATCTTCTGCGAACTCAAACTGACCTAAGTCTTGCACCGGGGTTGTTAAAAACTTCCAGAGTTTATTATCCCCCGTGCGTTCTTTCACCTTTCTTTTTACCCGCTTTCCTAGACTTCTCACAGTATCCATACTAGCCAAATCACGGGTTAGTTGTTGATAACCATCGTTTTCTCCTAAATCGGGGAGGTCAGTCTCCAAGCGGTATAACACTGCTTCGCGTATTTTAGCGCGGTTTTTGTCATTCCTCAAGTAGTTGGAAATTAAAATTTGTGCCTCACCTGATTTGGAATACTCATCCAAGCGGTCCACAAGCTGTGCGGGATCTTCCGGATTTTCTAAGGCTTTCTTTGCACCGGCTTTCGCCGCGCGGATTATGTCCTCCTTTGTGAGAGGCTGCCGGTCGGACATCGACTCATAGTCGGTATCTTCCCTAATTGTGGAAGTAAGCTCGTCGAAAGCGCCCACGGCGGCATTATTCGCAGCATCAATAGCCGCGGTTTTGATTTTCTCCCTATTTGCGTAGACTGCCACGCCGACTACAGCAATGCTTGCCACAGCCACAACCGCGGCTATATTGCCAATTTTGGTTTTCTTTTCTGCTTTTTTGGACTCTTTGTCTACATCAACTTCGCCGTCTCGACAGGTCCATTTTTTTGGTATGCAACGTTGGCCGCAGGGTTTGTTACCTGGGCCGCATTTGATTATCTCGGAGTAGTCTAGTAGGGCGAGGTCTATATCGGGGTCTTCTTCCACACTCATGGAATCTGAAGACGTGGATTCTGTTTTCATGCGGCCATCATGGCTGAGGAAAACACCATCTGCAACGTATTTGAACCCGGTGCCTAGGTCAGGGGAGAGGGTAACATAGAGGGGGAATAGATCCTCATCGTAGTCTACGTCCAATGGTTGGCCGTTTATACTTAGTTTAGTCATATATCATTCCACCTTTCTTAGATAGATGGACAAATCTCGGTCGTCCGTTTACATCGATGATAATCGCCCCTATGTCGTCTCTTGCTTCGGAGTAATTAACAGCGGAAATTTCAACAATCTGGGTATTATTACCCCGCGCGAATTTCGCTACCTCAATTTGAGCGCGTTTTTTTAACTCCGAAAATGGGAGTTGACTCATACCTGAGGGATACTCATAGGAGGATGAGGCTTGCACCCGACCGCCAGAAGCGCTTCGTTCAGACTCATAGGTGTAACGCTCAACTGTTTGGCCATCCTTCAAGGTGGTTTCACCCGCGACTTCGTAAGCAGCAAAGTCAGGCAACACCCTTTCGCCGAGGCTAATGGCTTTGTTGACAGCTTCTTTGTATTGTTTGAAAACCGAGGCAAATCCTTTTTTGTCGTACTCACCTTTGGTGGTGAAAGCCTCGCGTGGGTTACTCACCCCGTAGTCAGAAGCAATTTTGTCAATAACAATAGTGTATTGAGAAACACCTTGGTCATTCATATCCAAGATATATTGCTTTTTGCTGTTATCACCCTTAGCTTGTAACTCAGCCCAGAGGTCTTTAGCCTCGTTGAAGTTATCCTCCGTGCCGCCATTTTTCTTATGGTAAGACAGGGTGAAAGGTCTTTTGGGCAAATCTTCCCATAGGCGTTTTTGCTCGGCTGCTTGTTCACTACTAAGCCGGCCTTGGCCTTCTGATTTGACTGTATCCAGCACGTCTTTTGCACGCCCACCGGATTCTTCCTTCATTACTTCATCAGAAGAGGCGATTACATTCCCCATTTCATCAATAACGGGGTCATACTGTCTCAACTCTGCTTCAGCTTTTGCAGCAATATCATCGGGAATTTCTCCCCCAGAGGTGGCAGCGGACCCTTGGGTTAAATTCGCCGGGTGGTATTGATCCTCAATACGGTTTCTCTGATCGGAGGCATACTTAATATCGTCCATGCTTTCGCGCGTGCCCATTGAGTTGCCCAAAATTGGTCGCGCAAATTCGGATGAGAGATCCTCACCTTGTTCGCGATGTTCTCGGTTGAGGTCAGCTACGTAGTCGGAGACCTCAGCTTGGCCTGTTGTAACGTATTTGCGCTCCCAGTCACGATCCAACCCTTCTAGGATTTTATTACTAGGGTTTTTCTTATACTCTGCGCGTTCGTTGCGGCGGAGTTCATCCTTCCTTATGTTGAACCTCTCTGTGAGTTCTTCCTCCGTGGCATTTTTATTAAGCACGTAGTCCTCTTCCGCGGTTAGAGGCAAGTCCTCATTTTGCGTGGGTTTTTTAATACCCCTACGGGATAGGACATAAGAGTCTAACTTAGCCCCACTGCCAACTTCAGAGATCGCATCTTCCCTAACATCGCGCAATGTACCATACCCTATCCAACTTTCCTGGTTGGTTTCGCGCGTGCTGATTTCCTCCGGAGAGTAGCCGAACGTATCTGTGAATGAATCCCTATAACGCCCTGACAACCCATCGGGTCCAAGCTCCTTTGCTCGGTCGTACTCATATTTTGCGCGATTTAACGCAATTGCATAATCTTCCTTTGCAGAAACTTTGCTGGGAATAACCTCATTATCGATTTGAAACTTTCTCGCTTCATCGTTGGTCCAAGCTCCACCTTCTGCCATTGCCCGCGCGGCTTGCGTATTCGCCCGGTTGGCTTCATTCGCTGTGGAGATTGTGGCAATTTCGGGTTTTTTATCCTTAGAGGTGGCAATGCCCGCGCCAATTACAGCAATTCCGGCAGCGCCCATGACTGCCATGGCACCAATTCGCCATTTATCCGAGGAGGATAGTTCTTTTTTGTCCTGCTCTTTGCGGATCTTATCCTCGGGGATTTTCTCCCCATAGTGTTCTGTTCCCCGCGCGGCTAGTTTTGAAGAAAATACAGGATCGGGGGTGTTTAACCTAACATTGGGATCGGAACCCATTGAAGTAGGAATATTCCAATTTTCTGACGCGGAGGAAAAATACCTCTTTTTAGTATCATCATCAATGTTTTGATCGTCCGCAATGGCAACCGAATATTCTCCGGGCAGTTTTTTAGCCAACCCCGGATCGTTTTGCATTGCCGCGCGGAGGTCCTCACCCGGTATGGTACCCGACTTGTAGGTTTTCAACTTCTCCGCTTGTGGCTCAAGCATGTCCTTATGACACGTCTGCGCGCGCGGGATGCAAATCATTCCACAGGGTTTGTTACCTGCACTACATTTCTGTTTCTTGCGCATCTTCATATCCTTTGCTTCCAATTTGCCAGTCAAGGCTTCGTCTGTCTTTTAACGGTGAGCGTGTGGCCATACGGAAGATTAGTTCCGTCGCGGCAAACACATCCTCCAAAGCGTCATGCGCATCGCCGAATTTAACCCCATTGTTGCGCGGCAAGTCTTGGTATGGATCATACCAGTTGCCCATGTCGGCCATGTCTTTTCTTCGGGGTAGTTGTGGCTTGGCGTATAGCTCACCCGTGCTTCTTTTTGGCAATCGGCCGAGGTACAACCCAAAGTTGTGCATAATATCGTTTTGAAGGGAGACATGGCCATCCTCCTCCCTGTTTGAGAACGCAATGCGTTCTAACCCATTCTTATCGCACATTGCATCGAAGAGTTGAATATCGAAGCGGTTATTGAAAGCAAGTAGGTCCTTGCCTTCTAGTTTTTCTTTAAGAAAAGGATATATGTCCCTAAATGCTGGTTGGCCTTCAGTATCCGCGCGGGAAAGTCCATGCACGCGTTGTGACAAAGGGTTGATAGCCTCCTCTGGGTCAAGAACCACATTGAAGGATTCAGCCCCATCGGCGCGGTGGATTGCTATTTGGACAATACCAGGAGGGTTGACAGCCGCGAGGGACCCATAATCATCGGAGAGAGGATTAACTCCTTCGAATACATTCGCCGTTTCTAAATCAAAGACGTAAGTATTCTCAGCGTTTTTGACAACCCCCTGAGCCCAATCAACCGCCTGCGCATGACGATCATAGGGACTTGCACCAATTTCATCTCCCGATATGATGAGCTTCTCATTCTGTCTTGGTTTCACCAAACGGCTCTCATCCGGCAATGCGGGTGCATTTTCGATCTGCTCCGCCGTGGGTGTAAAAGGCTTTTGGTATGTCTTCGCCGGGCTGTATTTAGACCTCGATACTAGGACGGCCCCGATGGCTATACCACCAAACGTGGCAGTAGCCGTTGCAAGGAGTGCTAAATTTTGCGGCTTAAAACTCGGCGGTTTTTTAACCCTCGGCTTTGCCGCGGCAACAACACCATCGACGTGGCATTCCCATTTGACGGGAATGCACCGCTTGCCACACTGCTTATGGCCGTGTTTACATTGTAAGAAGGAGGTAACCATAGTATATTTATCACACTACAGTATATTACCCCAACTCTCGTATGCTGAATCGTAGGATGTCAAATCATAGATTAGTTCGGTCAATTCATCATACCGCAAACGTTCTTGTGTCTGCGCGATGTGAATTTTCCCACTTTTGAGGATTGTCAACCAGTACCAGAGACCCAATGCAAAGCTGTCAACCCGATCGTCGTGCGCGGCAAAGGGGAAGCTTGTCAGTTGGGAGACCAACTTAGTATTCCAGTCCCCTCTGATGAGGATCACTCTCCCCTCGCGTTGCGGCGGTAGGGTTTCCGAAAACCGTTGGGGTTTAGACTTCGTAGCGGGAACCAACTCAATTGGCATGCCATACTGAGCTTCTAGACTCTGCGCGAGTGACTTACCACTTGCAGCTGATTCGATAACAACCATTCCGGCGTGGTAATATTTCCACATTTGCACAACGGTTTGGGATAATTCGGGAAACTCCCACTCATTGGAGCCAATTTGATCTAGGATGTAAATATTCGGGTCCGTTTCATCTTCCGGCACGCCGAAGACCGTGATTACGGACTCATCTAGTTGTACTCCATATGAGGAGTCAATCGACATATAGACGTAGCGCAGTCGAGGGGCGGAATCCAAAAAGTTGAGATACTTCCGTTTCCAGAGAGAACCTTTTTTAGGAACCGGATTGCCTTGATACAATGCGGAGAAGGTATACTCATCATCGGATCTCTTACTAATTAGGTCTTTTGCCGGGAAGTGGGTTGGCCACGCGGCGGCATCAATCTCCTTACGGAGTAGCGGATCACGGTCCACATCCTCACAGAGGGTCGGAATATTTAAGTATCTCCACCCGTCAGGGTTTCTCTCCGGGTGGTACTCATTAACATAGGGAGAATTCGGATCTTCGATATTCAACTTTCCCTTTAATAAGGTCTCATGCACATCCATTAAGCTATACCGCGTAGCAGTGATCAACTTAAAATGGTTCATATTCCCCCGGGTGAACATCTCCGACTTAACCCACTGATTAGTGGTTTCCATCACCTTTTCGGAGAGCGCACTCTGCATGTCTTTCACCAAATCGTCGCCAATCAACGCGCCGGGGAATGCTGTCCATTCCATGACACCTGCTCCCATGCCCGTCAACGCGGCGTTGACTGAACTTGCGAAGAACTTACCACCCGCGAGGGTCGAAAACCGTTTGGCTGCCTTCGACGTTTGGGATAAACCCGCATTGGGGAATAATTCCAAAAAGTATGGGTTGGACAAATGGTCACGAATCTTCCCGCCAAAGATAGTGGATAGGTCGATCCCATACGAGGTGTATAGCGAATTGTTCATGCCACCATTCAGGCCGTATAAAAACGACACGAGATGGCACATCAGTTCTGACTTCCCATGGCGTGGGCCAAGCGAAAGTAGGGACTTAGTATTCCGGCGAAAAATCAAATCGAGGAAAAAAGCGGCGATTACGTTATGCACCGTGTGGAATTCAAACTTCTGCTCGCTTACCACCTGGACGAATAACTTAAAATCGCCTGCTCTAATTCGCTTGTAGATTAACTCGGTCTTAGCCGCATCGGAGAGTTTATCCGGATCTTCATCAGCATAATGGAGGAGTTCCTCCCATTTTGCTCTATGCCACTCAGTGTCCGAATCCGCGACAAGAATATTACTTCTTGCTAGAAACTCCGGATCTTCTAGCTGGTAGTTGCTGGGCAGGCGTCGTAGATCTTCTTTCATTAGGTTTAAACGAAGTTGGTAATTCATTAACAGATGTTAATCGCCGCGTTGAGTCGGCCACATCTGATGTTGCATCCCTCTCGTAGATAACACACGCCGAGGAGCTGCACTCCACGGAAATATTACCATCCTTCCACATGTCAAACAACCCAGTGGGGTCAGACACCGGCTCGCCGTATTTTTCGCGCATTTGTTGCATCAAAGCATAGTGGCCATTATTCATTGGGGATTCCTCCGATTAGGTTATTGAGCATGGAGCGTTCTAGGCCGAGTTTTTTATGAGGCTCGGCTTGTCGCTCCTCGACTTGGATCACTTGCGGTACTTGGACTCTATTCCGGCGTACTTTATCAAGTGCGTTGGAAGTTGCCGTGAGTAATTCTATTATATCACGATTTCCAAGAGAGTCCAGACGTGCAAAAGCCTCGCTTGCTACGTCGAACATTCCATCTTGAAGGACTTGCTCTAGCTCTGCAAGTCTGTCTACAGCATTTTTATTGGATGATTTTGGCATAGTCTATAGGTAGTATCCTCATTGTAATATCGTTGGGTTTTTCCGCTTGGCGCGAAACTTGTGTGTGTTCAAACGCGAACCAGGTACAACCGTAGAGTTGATACTTAAAAGGCAATTCGCGCGTGTCGCCGTTTATCCCATGGCAGGTAATTGGCTGGACTTCTACAAAAAACGCCGAGTTGTCATAAATCTGCCACGCATCATCGATTGTTTTGAACATATCGGTGAGCATTGGGCCCGAGAGTTGTACCGGTTCGATTTTTCTAAACCCGACGGGAATCTGATACTCGCGGAGAAAAAACGGATCGCGGTAAGGCTTAGGCTGAGCGGTAACCTTAATCCCGGAGAATTCAGTAAATTGGAGCACATCCGAACCGAAGAGATTCGGGATGCGTACATAATACTGATTTGTCATTATCGGCCGGTCGATTCTTCTCATTGTTTGTTCCTTCTAATGTTGGGATCAAATATGGTGTAATTTAACCCTCGGTTTACATTCTGCCGCGGAACTTTGATCGCTGATTCTGACTCACCGTCTAAGCTGGGCCCGTTGGACCTCTCTAAATTGTTTAGAGAACCTTTGGGGTATTGCTCAATGCTGTGGCTAACTGCCGCGGGGAGATTAGCCCCAACCGGGTTTACCTGCGTCTTGTTTGTATCCACAACAGTGGAGGAACTATCCCCAAAGTCGGTCACCCGCGGGTGTCTCCTCACTCCAAGGAATCCCTCCGCAGTGGGGGAGTCAACCCCGTTGGGGGGTTTTCCCTTCTCGGAGGAGAGCTCCGCGGTGCCGAAAGACTCACGGAGAGACGGACCTCCGATTTGCACAGTCCGGTCGAGTTTGCCCGCCATTGGTTGTAGTGGGTTTGATTCTGAATCTCTAGGGGAGAATGAAGTCAAGCCTTGCAAAGCCGCGGCGGGTGAAACATCTTGGATGATATTATTCAAAGTGTTTTCTACCTCCTGGGGGAGATTCCCAAGGAGGGATTGTATCCCCTCTAGTTCACCACCCAAGAGGTTTTGAATCTCCGCCATGCCTTGCTCAACCATGGGCATAAAATTCCCAAAGTCTTCCCCAAAGGAGCTGATAACCCCTGAGAGGAGATCAGGAGCTTGGGCCAACAACAACGAGCCTATATCTCCCCCTTCGAGGTAACTACTCAAGGTGGAGCTAGCCCTGGAGATTACATCCTGAAATTGGGTCGGGCCCGTGGCTAGATACTCCCCAACGATGGAGTTAACCGCTGAAAGAGCTCCCAACGGTGTGTCTTGCTCCACTAAGGATTCAATCGTTGAGATTAGAGCCGAAACCTCGGCAGTGGAATTACCGGTCATTCTACCCACAGTTGATAAGAGCTCCTCTCTTACAGCTGTGAGTTCGTCCACCGAGCGGGCAACCAACCCATCGGGTAAATCAACATCCGCGTTTGATATCGTCGAGATTAGTTGCCTCGAAGAAGAGTTAATCCCCTCAATTATACCCCCCGTCTCAGTGAGCAGCTCATCCGCACTATCCGCCATCACGGAGCGGACATCCCTCAATTGGGAGAGCAACCCTTCAATGGAGGCCATCGCGCCGGAGGAATCGACCCGCCGTGCGATTGTCTGCGCTTCGCGCGCCGCATTTGTGGCTTCAATAGACAGGTTTTGTAGGCCCGGGTTGAGGTCTAACCTCAATAGGGAGTCTTCCCCCTCGTCGAGGATTTCCCTCCATCGACGCCAATCACCTAAAGTGTTTTGTGCTACAGTGGTTGCATTAATTGTCATCGTTGCTTAACCCTCGGAGTTCATCTAAATAGGAGGAATTACCTGTGGAGTCAGCCACATAAGTCATTGTTTCCCCATATGTGCGCCACACATTGCAGTTGTCATTCGCCGTGCAGGCATCATCATCAAGTTGGAGAAACGAGCTGTTGTAAAGCTCATCATAGCGTTGATTCATATAGGTTAGTTGATCGCGCGCAATTTGCTGCTGCTGAAGTTCTTGAAACCTCCGTTGTTGAGGGTCCGAGATTTGTGAGATCCGCGCGTTTGTGCTGTCATTCAACTCGGAGAGTGCGAGCACGCATTCTTCCTCATCATTGAAGCCATCCAATCCGCGGCGCCCAGCATTCACCATGTCAGAAATGCCGAGGGTAGCAACAGATAGGTAGCTTTGCCCGGCGGTTTGAGTCACATTTACGGCATTATCCATATATAGGTCTCTTCTCCTACAGGCGCTGCCATTCTGTAGTCTTGATAACGCATCTTGTGCGGCACCTCTTTGGAGGTCCACCTCCGAGTTGGGCTCACTAACATCTACGCAAGAACCCATTATCTGCTGCCCTTGTTGGATCGTATTTGTTTCGTTGAAAACACTGCCTGTTACATCTAAAAATCCGTCATACCACGCGCGGCTGTTCACCGCTTGTTGGGCTGCATCTTGTGGTCCGCGCACTGAGCCGAAGAACCCTCCATCCCAGAGGCTGCGATAAGCGGTTACCCCTTCCGAGGAGGGAATATCCTCACAACCGTCGTCTCTCATCTCTTGGCGAGTCTCTACTAGTTGGTTAAAATCTTCGTTGATTGACGCACACTCGGTTAGAAACTCCGCATGTTGTTCAGAACCCTGCCATTCTTGCAAGTCCCAAGGAGGTGATTCGTTATTCCACCTACTGGCTCTCTCCTCCAAGGAGTTGTTCAACGTGCGTATTGTATTTGCCTTATTTTGGCAATTATCTTCATCCTCCGACGTTGCGCCTTCAAACAACATCATGAGTTTTCTCCCATCGTTGACCTGATAAAAGGGGATTTCCTCCAACGTGAGGGAGACATTCGCGTGGAGTACTTCCCCTTGTGGGGTATAAGCCTCCTCTTTGACTTGCAACGATGTGATAACAAAAGGCAAATGGCGATTAGTAAAAGGATCCGACAACGTTCTGTCGCCAATAATCAATTTGTAACAATACGGCGATACTTGCGCAATCGGCGCTTTTTCATTAATCGACATAAGTATCTCCAACGCTTTGATGGAATTAGTCACAGTGTTGCCGATCGTCATGCCGTCTAGCATAATATTGCCCAAGTTAATCTTCTTCCCACTTGTCATGGTGAAGTGCTTAGGCTGGACGTTTGTCCCCCAGGTGGGGTCAGACTGCAACTGTGCAGTTCTCTGATATGATATGTCCTGCGGCGCGAATTGGAACCTAAATACTAGGCCAGTCTCAGATGCTGAGGTCGTATACTGCTTGAGGTAGATAACCCCCTCAGTGTTTAACAAATCCACGTTGTATAGACTCGGCGAAGGTAGAGGCTCCGTGACGGGGAATTTATCCATCCCGGAGGGAGCAAACTCAATAGCGGTTTTTACATACGGGAAGGCGGCATCCGCGGAGGTGGGAATATCCAGCGCGGGTTGAGACTCTTGGACAATTTCTCTATCCGGGCGAACTTCCGCAGCGAGTCCTAATGCGGCTTCTTCTGATACATCGTCGAAAGTCACAGGGTCGAAATTTGCCCCCATAATGTTTTCGGCTAAATTGACCGTGTCCTCCAAACTGGGAGGACCTTCACCATTAACGAGTCTTAACACATGCTCGCTGAGGAAACTCTGTGAGAGGGGATTAGCCACGGGCGCATTTTGTGCAATGAATGCTTGCGTATCGCAGTTAGCAATATCGTCTATGCAAGCACTGAAGTCCGGTGTTTGCGTGAATGCGATTGTATCATTGATTTCTTGCTCTGAGAGGGGTTGCAGCTGCTCGCCGAGGTTTCTAGCCAGGGCTGGATTTGAGATGGGGTGAGCTACGTCTCTCCCGGCTACGCTGTTGTCGTATATACGCATGGTAATAAGTCTAACTGGGTAATATTACCCTGTAAGGGAGATTACTATGGCATTATTAAAATGCGGGGTAGGAAGCAAACCGTGTGGTAAACGCTGCATCCCCGAAGAACATCGGTGTAGATTAAACGAATCTGAGGTTACCATCGAGAGGGAGTCTTCAAAAGAAGGTATTAAAAAATCCAAGCTTACTGCCCTAGCGATTGTAGCCACCGCAGGTGTTGCCGCAGCTGTTGTGGCAACCAAGGTTGCTAATCAAAGACAAGGTCAAATTGAAGCGGGTTTAGAAATTCCTTCTGAAGATTTTGAACGCGCTATGGTAGGTATGCGAAACCATCCGGATGTGCAACCCGCTGATGAGATTAGACAAGAATTGGACGACTTCTACTCAACGGATCCTGACATCACGGATGTAGAAATCTATAGGGGTATAACTCCCGAAGTAGAGAAGCAAATTGACCCTTTAATCTTAGAAACAATGGAAGCGCGTGGGATAGACAAATCTAAGATTACAATCTACATGTGTGATAACATCGAAGGGATGAAAGACGAAGAGAGTAGAGCAATCGCCCGTAATTCATTCTCCATGATGTCAAAAGAAGGGGAAGCTTTCATCCATATTAATAAGGCAATGGCATATCCGTCCGAAATGATTCCAGAAGCCGTAAGCAGGGCTCAATCAATTGGGATGGACTACCCTTCTGTAAAGGAAACCTCACGGCGCATGTTGAATCACGAATTAACCCATGTTATACAACAACATGGTAAGTTTCTACTCACAGATAGGGCTTACTCAATTGCGGAAAAATTCGTCCTGCCTTATCTCAACCTTAAGATTGACTCAAAAGGGATTAGATCCACCCAAGTTAGGTATACCTCCGAGCAGTACCAATCCCAATATAATGCGTTCTCCGAAGCAGCGCAAGAGATTCTTGGTAAGGATAAACTAACCGCTGAAGCAGGTCGTCAGCTGGCCATTCGTATGGAGGCCGAAGCCTGGCTAGTTTCAGAAGCCCCTTGGTTGCTTAGGAAAATCATTAAGAGAGGTGTGGCATGATTATAAAATGTCGCGCGGGGAATAAACCATGTGGGAAGAGATGCATTCCTAATGAGTGGGACTGTGGTGAAAAAGACAAAACAGGAACCTTAAAACGCAACCATGATGCCGCAGTAGCGGTTATCGGCACCACATTTGTGTTGGGCGCGGGTGCCGCTGTGCTGGCTGGGGTTTTATCAAAATCAGGTAAAGGCGACTCACTGGGGCGGGTCTTTGAACGGCCTAAAGAGCCAAAAGTTACGGCGGAGCTTAACAAAGCTTATAGGGAAGACTTCTCCATCTTACAGCCTCCCACCCAGAAGGAAGCAAAAAACTCTTATACAGAACCTGCCTCAGAACTTATCTCCAAAATGGAGGAGGTGGTTGACAACGAGTGGGTGTTACTACCCGGGGCTAATAGTGATACGTTAGAAGCCGCCTATGAAAGGGATGAGTTTAATAATAGGCATAAGTCCAAAGATGAGTATCTAACTAACGTAGATATGGTAAACTTTGGGAAGAAAAGCTCTGAGGCGGTTGGAATTAAAACTGGGGTCGGCCAAAAACAATTCATGGAATGGATGGTGGAGGACTGCGATAGGTTTGGTAAAAATCTAGAGTACTATGACTCCTTGACTGATCTTGGAGATGATTTAATTTCTAAAGAGACTCTAGACATTTTTAGAGATCGTAAAATCGACCCCAAAGATGTTAAGGTGATCCTCATAGATGGGATTGACACATCGGGAGCGGCCCCAAATGAAGACATTGTACCCATGGTGAACTTCCTCAAAGTGTCCAAAACCTTCTCTATTCCTGAAGGCGGGCAGTGTATCCTCGTAAATAAGCAGGTAGGCCAAGAGGCGGGCCTCAGCGAGCATCAAGCCAAAGCTGAGACTAGAAGCGTCGTTGATCATGAATGCGTTCATGCGATGCAAATGTTGTCGGGGTGGATGTTCACGGATGTAGAATATGAGCAAATTAAAACTATTGTTGAGAATGACCGCGTTCCGCTTCACAACACCGCGAGTTTTGGCTCCATTAGTGATAATTACAACAATCCGGGTTATGCTTCCCAATATTGGGAAGTAAGTAATAATATGCGCTCGCGGATTGATAACAAAGATTTTGAAACCTACCAGCGCGCAGCTAAACGCATGGAGGTTGAAGCCTGGGCAATTGGAAATGGTCCTAGTTGGATTGCGGACCGGGCACGTGGCTATGATTCAGACTATAAACGAATTAGGAGATTAGGGCGGTGAGAAAATGTACAGCGGGGAATAAACCATGTGGAAAGAGATGCATTCCTGAGGCTTGGAATTGTAATGTTACTGACACTGAAGAATTGGGCCTCAGTCTTGCTCAACGTCAGAAGATGTTCACCGGCGCGGTGAAAGAACGTCTGTCTACTCCATACGGGACCATTACGCTCCCCGGAGGAGCAGTCTCCACTGCGTTGAAGGTCAACAATCCTAAGACCACCAATATTAGGGAGATCACCAATGAGGAGCTAGTCACCGCTTTTGAAAAAACAAACGCAATTTCCTACGCCCATAGTGGGATGAACAACAATGCAATGATCCGCGGCATGGCAGAGGCCTACAAACGATTGGGCAAAGGCGGGCGGCAGTACAACAGTTTTGATGACTTCATGAAGTCGAAAGACTCCAAGTTGTTGAAACCCCAAGTGGCGGAGCTAATCCGCACGCGTGGTATTGATCCGAGTAAAATTCATATCGGCATTATTGACGAGCCAAACGATGCGTTTTTCAAAAACCCACAAGCGATGGGGCATCTCTCCGATTGTTTTGGCACGGGTGTATGCATGGGTATGCAAGATGGGCATGTATATGTCCATTGTTGTAAAAAATATTCCTTCCCCGGCTCTGATGATGAGGAGATTCGCTTGGGTGCTATACGCATGGGAGGCGGCTACTACAACGATGAGAAGAATGGCCGGGCGGTGTTATCCCACGAGTGTGTGCACGCCGTGCAAATGCTCTCCGGGTTTGTGTTCTCCCACGATACGTATGAAAAACTCGACCATTTAGTCGCACCTAGTATAAATCGCAAGTATAGTGTCAACTACGGTAGTGGCGCCGACCACGGGCGGATGAAGCAATTCTCGTTGAAGGATAGGTATGATACTCCCGCCTATGATTCCCAATACGATAGTATTGGCAACAGCTTGAGGGTTTTTCTCCCCGGTAAGTCCAAAGAAGCGTATTTTCAAGCCGCGCGGAGGATGGAAGCCGAAGCGTGGATGGTGGGCCAGGCTCCAGACTGGCTTACGAATAGATTCCTTCAATATGAAGCAAAACAAGGTGAGTAATGGCATTTGAGATTCCCACCGCGCAGTGGTTTGTCCACGACGCGGAAGCACCAATCACGGTTGTTCAACTCCCCTCGGAGGAAGAATACGAGCGACTAGCAGCAGCAGTACAAGAGCACTGCTCGGGCACTAACCTAACCACGGACTGCACACACGCATCGCTTGAAATGAACCAGTTTCTCCGCGTCGCTAATGCGGACGAAGTTGTGGTGCCAGACCAAGGTGCAATTTCCACCCTCGGTGGTGGATTCGACGATCCTAGTCTCTCCAACCAATTTGGCGAAGCTTTTGGTGAAGACGCCAGCACAACTACCGACTTACCGGAAATTGAAGTCCAACATTCAGCCCTCGGTACTCTTCTAACTCCCTATCTTTTAATCAAATGGGGCGATGTCGTACTCCATAATACATTCCCCTCCGAGATGTCGGGCCTCCCTATCATTAACCAAAACGTTTCATCCTGGGATATTGACCTAGCCTCCTCATCTTCTTCCTCCGGCGGAGGCGGAACCAGCGGAAATAAATTCAAACTAGTACTAAACCCCGTCCTTGTCGATGCCAACGGAGATAGGATACAAGTCCAAGCGGATGGTAAAGCACTAGATGTGATCTTCGGCTATCCGGGATCAGTCATGGTGCGCCGCCACACATTTGCGCAAACAAACATCTCGGATCAATACTTCAACTCTCAGCAAACCACGATTAACTTCAAAGGCTCGGAGTGGAACATCCAACGCTTTGGGCAGCAGCGAATGTATGCCTCCGGCAAATGGCAGGAGATGATTAATACGGCCTTTAAATCCTTCTGTGTTGAGTCGGGTATTATGGAAGAAGACTGCGTGGTGAATATATCCCCCGAAGATTTTGAACCCTCGCAGCAGGTCTCCCAACAAATTCAAACAGGCTCTAATCAGGATTTCATCCGCTATTTGGTCAGAGACATTGCGGGTTGCAATTACTCCTACAATAGTGAAAACCCCGATGAGTTGGAGCTCGACATTGATTGTGAGGCTGAAATGTCTGCGCGCGAGACAGAGGGCGTAGACCTCGAAGCTAATTTCAAACTAGTTGATAATGGCTACTGGTTGGGCGAACACTCTGTGGAGACCATCACCATTTCGGGGAAAATCGGCGAGGGTGTAGACTCCGCCTATGGGAATCGCTGCTCCGGTTATGCCTCCTCCTATCCGGCTAATGAAATTTTGACCGGCCTGACCAGTCGTGAGCATTGCGGCCATGATAGGAATGAACGCATGACGTTAAACGACCCTCAGAGGACTTCCCACTATCAGGCTCAACTCTCTAAGGAGACTGACTACAATGTGCCATTACCAGCCCCGTTTCAATACCGCAATGGGGTTGCAGTCGGCGGGTGTGACGAAACCGCGGCAGTTGATACAGAATGTAATGAAGGCTACGGAAACTATGTCGAAATAGAGAGTACTGAATCAGAAACATTAGGCCAAGTTTGGCGCTTTTACCACATCGATGATGGGCCTATTACTCCCATTGGTCTTCCTGGAGATATTATCGCCGCACAAAGTAGATCCGGCGCCACGTCGGAGTACAAATTCGGAATTTGGATAAAAAACGCGGAGGGTGAGAGCCTTCCCGCGCAAGAAGCAGAAGCTGCTATAAATGAATATATTAATACTCTCACGAGAGAATGTAACGTCGGATCATGGAATGGTGAGATGTGCTACCACGAGGATATGTTAACCTCCTACGTGGCGGCGCCATTTGGACCGTATCATATTCACATCGATGCGGGAAAAAACACCCTCCCTCCTTGGGACGATGGGGTTGTAGCCCTCGAGCAGGAGTACTTCGACGCGGCCGCACAATCGGGCATTTGTATTGATATGAATGGTATTGGGTCTGGCTCCTGTTATGAGGTGGGTGATACAGCGGCGGTGTTGTCGTGTATTACGGCTCACTCGCATAGTAATGTAGGTTATGGGTGTGATTTTTGGGTATCGGATCCTGGGACGAATAGGTTCCATCCAAGTTCGGAAGCTAAACCGTTTCCGGACCCTTGGCCGAATATTGGACGTACGTATTATAACTTCGGCGCGAATGTCGAAGCCGCGTGTGTGTATGACAACGATGTAAGAATTATGCACGGTGAGCCGGGGCCAATGCAACCTCATTATGATAAGTATTATCCTGCTAATCCATGGTGTGCGGGTGCTTCGCTCTCCTTGTTGGAGAAATTTGACGCGGTGCCATATGATCCGAGGAGTGAACCCACAGGGGGTGGATACAACGTATCTGATTCTGACGCGGAGGCAATCACAGCCTGGGCGGAGTCAAAAGGACTGAATCCGGCCCTAGTTGCGGCATTCATCCAAGGCGAGTCTTCATTCAGCCCGGAGGAATATAACAGCAGTGGGTGTTATGGCATCTTTCAGTGCTGCTCTCATAGTAATCCATGCGGCGAGTGGGGCCTCTATGACTGTGGGTCAGATTATATTTGCCAATTAGACGTATTGTGGAACAATTATATTCCACACTCCGGGTGTGAGATTAACACCACGGCGGATATCTACACCTGTATTGCATTCCCTTATTGTACTACAGCCCCGGGGGATACAAACCTTGACTCGGTTCAACAAGGCACTTGTATAGAAAACGAAAACTGGCGCGACAGTGCGGGCAATTGCAACTGTGATGGTATTAGACAATACCTAATGAATAATGTCTTTGATGATCCGAGGTTTCCAGACTCAGAGGGAACACTCTCAACTGTGAGAAATAACGAAGATGGAAGTCCTTGTACGAACTCAGGTGGTACTAGCAATCTAAACTCCGCGGCGAGTAACTCTGGCATGGGAGGCATCAACGGTATTCAGTTTCAAGAAAAAGTCAGTCTTTCCGCTGAGATGGGCATCAATCCGAGGAATATGTTCTTAGCGCCAACTTCTCCTGGGAGTAGTACTCCTCAGTATATCCTCCTCTCCAATGCGGATAACTCCGACGGGTTTATTGACTTCAAAATTAAGTCCGTACGCATAACATGGAAAGGCCATTGGAGAATCAGCGTCACTGCGGAGAGACCTGGCTCGGATGGGGTTGAACTACCGAGGACATTAAAACCGCCGCAGTCTTACTACGAGTGGATTCAATACTACTGGTATCCGGACCCTGAACGGGAGGCTAGAGAGTTTGTAGTATCAGACACTTCGGCCAGATTTGACACAACTACCGGGGCATTAACTAACGCGCGCGATGATGAAGTTGCTGCCCAGGATGCTCGCGCGCAGACGGATGTTGGTCAGGCGTACACAGCCCTGCGTGAGTCTCTAATCGACAATGAGGATTTCCTAGTAGCAGCTAATGATAATCCTGATAGCGAGCGGGCAGTTGAAGAAGTTAGGAGCTCCGCTCGGAGGTTTATAGAAGCTTGTGAGTCTGCCAACTTTGCGGGGTGTGATACCTCCTTGGAGGAGTTTGAAGATGATGATATTTGGACCTCGTGGGCGAATAGATTACAAATTGGGGATCAGTCTTTTAGGGATTGGTATTATAGCGAGTTGGCCGAGCCAGTGAGAGATGGCGCAGACGCTCAGGAGGATAGTTGAGAAAAAAACTTTGGAGATGTACTATGAGTGCCTACGAGCATGAAGTCAACCTACTAAACCACAATCAGCGCGCAGAGATTGACAAAGCGGTGCTGGTAAGCCTTGCGGGAGACAACAAGCTAACAGAAAATGGATTCTTAATTTTGCTAGAGTCAGCAGATCCAAAAGACCTGCCTGATATTTTGGCCGCGCGGAGAAAGCACATCCGTTTGCGGGCCTTAAGGGAAAGTAGGGAGTCTGAGGACTTTTCCAAATTTACCGAGGGGCTTTTAGCCTTACAAACAGAAAGTGAGATTAACGAGGTAGTGAGCCATGCCTCTGTGGCATTCTTACTCAAATGGATGAAGAGCCATCAAAGGGTACTAGAAACAGACCAACAATTTCTCGTCTGCTTGCTTAACGCATGCTTAGAGAATTTAGAAGGTACACTGGGGTTTTATAGTTTTAATAAAACTATTCGCTCCACAGTTTGTAACTACTTGTTAGCAATGCTATACGTGATTCATGTACGCCTATGAAATAGCTCCAACATTAAGAAGGCCTTAATATTAGCCCAAACTCCAACGCGGGGGTCTAAAATCCCCTGAGGGATTTCCTCCCCCATGATTCGATACTCATCCCAGTCTGATACGACCCCGCTTGGTGAGATCACACTCGGACGGTTGTCCAACAATGGGCGGTGGCTTATACCACTATCAGGTAAATTGACTGGGGTGGTAGTAAACCCGGCTAATTTGCCATCTTTTAAGACAGCACTTATCGGTTTTCTGTAATAATCATCCACGGCGTACCGTTTTGAATAGACGATTAGTTCTGCAGTCACGCCGTAGAATAGGGCGACAACGCCAGCTGCGGGGGTGAAGAAGAGAAGAGCTCCTCCTGCTAGGATCGCACTCAAAGCGGATCTGTGTATTAGCCCTATGATGGCAAATTCCGCCGAGTCTAATATTCCAATATGATGAGGCCCATCAGGGTAGCATAACCCTGTCCGTTCAACTACCCTCACTGGTTTAAACGGCGCGTGCCTATTGCACTCGCGAATTACTGCCTCTATTGGAGTCTCAACGTGATATATCGTCAACGCTTCTGCGGGAATCGATTCCCCGCGCGCGTTTGTGACCACCAATTCACCGGACTTTAGTTGGATGATTCTTGTACCCATGTTTAGGTTCCTCTGTAAGACCTTTTTTTTCTATCACGTACAGCATTGGTTATTATCTAAAACGTAGGCGAGATCAAACATATTGTTTGACCTTAACCCTTGGATAATCTCCATCGAGGCTGAAGACTTTAGTCGGCTATATAACTCTTTAGCCTGATGGTTGTGGTCCAACCACCTAAAAGCTAATTCTAACCTGGCTCCATATTCATGCTCCTCATAATTTTGCAATTTTGACACTAGTTGACTTAACGAATAGTAGATTGCGTGATCCTCAGGAATGAAGATCATTATCCCCTCATATTTGCAAAATGCGTGGATTGGTGAATCCTTAATTTGTATTAAATAACTGAAGTAATCATCCAAGAGATTAAGTTTCACCAATACGTCCATAAATTTCTTTTCGTCGTCGTAGACGTAGATTTTTAGTGATTCGTCTTTTCTATTGAGTAAGTTAAAGAGAGTGTAGACCGACCTTGTCTTATAGTAGCTCCTCACTTTGTACAACTCATCTTCCTTCTCTTCATGAGCGTCATTCCTAGTCACGGGAATTCTGACCGGATAGCTTATCAAGGATTTTATAATCAAATCCAAAGCTTCATCGCTAAATTTATGGCCGTTGTACTCTTCGGCCCAGTAGTGAAAGAATTTGCGTAAGCCTAACACCAAATCATTGTATGCCATTGTACTCTCCAATTGGGTTTTTTCTCACGTACAGCAGAGTCCAGAAGGGCAGCTGTCTCAAACAGATTGTTTCGTCTTAACCCTTGGATAATGTAGTTAATTTCGTGATCTTCTTCGGCGAGGACCTTTAACCTGGTGTACAAATCTTTAGCCATGTTGTGGTGTTCTAGCCAGGCTAGAGCTAATTCAATTTTATCGTTAAATTCCATGCTCTCATCAACCAACTTTCGGATAACGATCCCAAGGGAGTAGTGCTCCGCAGCGTGCTCCTCGGGGATGTAAATCACCCAAGATGGAAAGTTTGTCGCAAAGGCATGAATGGGCATATCACAATCCAACCTATTTAGGTAGGAATGGTACTCATTCATTGCTTGGCCCTTTAGTAGCCAATTTGTGAGGCTGACCTCGCCCGTGAATGCAAACACGCGCACCGTCATATCTTTAGACGCATTGTAGATGTTTGCAGAATTGGTCACGTCTAGTACTTTATAATACTCTGTGGCATGGGGTGACATAGTATTTAAGAAATTTGCCTGATTTTCGGAGGTTCGCAGATACACAGGATAGTACATAAGCGAGTCTATGATTAAGTCTAGTGTAGCATCTGAAAAACCGTAGCCATCTCTATAGCAGCCAGCGTATGAGGCAATATCCACTCTGCCTTTGCTTCCCCATTGGAGAAGAATAGTTTTAATGCTTTTAGACAGGTGCTCAAAACTCATGATTAAGTTCCTCTTGTAAGGTTTTTTTTTCAAATAAGAAAAAAACCTAATTTGTGGAGCGTATAATGCTATATTTTGTTTTGTACAAAGAGGAGCCAGTGATGGTGATCAAAACTTCATCGTTGGTAGGAGGGCTACCTAACTACTTAAAAGATCTAGGCTACCACCTTAAATACTCAATAGAGATGAGATATAGTGAGAACTGCGGAGACAATATCTCCTACATCGAAGAAGGTGGGAGTTATAGTATAGTCCCAACTGGGGAGTATGACGATGTGTTTCTATCAATTCCGTTGGAAATAGTTGAAATAGAGCATGTCCATGAGCACGTGGACAGGTTGCAAACCCAGGCCGCGGTTATGGTAACCAGACGGCGTAGAGGTCGGAAAACTAAATTGAGCATAGCTATTACAGTTATCTCAGCAGCTCTAGCAATCTATGCAGGGATTACCATAAGCGCGTTCCTAGCATTTATTATAGGACTAGCCAGTGTTGCAGTAGGACATGAGTTGCTACAGTGGTATCTTAACAGCCGCTTTCCAATACCCACTAAGAAGGAGACAAGCCCTCCGCGATACTTTGCCCGTCTACACGATGGGCATTTTATAAAACTCGTGGATATATCCCACGCCATGGACCTTCCAAATCTCAAGATTTACCACCAGCAACTTCCAAAATTCAAAGTTGCGGCGTACCACAATGGGGAATTTTTATGTGATTGGCATGATAAGATTCATCCAATTCCGTTAGAGGCTGCTAGGATTAATGATCCTAGGTTCTATGGCGAACATGAAGAGTTTCAGGTACGCCAGTGGCTATACCACATGTTGGTGAGCCCAGTCGGGGACTGATTCCCCTTCTGGGACTATTAACAGGCGTACATTGTGCCTTCCTGTGGAGTGCAGGTCATACCGTAAATTAATAGCATCCCAGAAGTCTTGTGTAGACCTCCAGGTTAAGCTTTCTTCACCATGCGGATACACATATGATATTATATATCCTGAAGGTGTCCCTTCCAGTAGAGAGAGGTATTCTTCGGTGTCTGCGTCTTTCCATGAGGCAGCCAACCAGGCTATCTTTTCTGCCGTTTCAATATCTAAAACTCTAGATTCACCAGATAAGTCCGTTAGGCGGATTTTACCTGCTTCGACGAGGTCAGCGCTCCACAAAATATTTGGGCAATCAAACATAGGATGTTCTCCATGACTAATTAATTCTTTTTCCTTTCTCGTGCACCAGTGAGTAAATAGGGGTAGAGTGTTAAAACCCTACCCTTTGACTACTACTAATCGTCGGCGTCGATGTCATAATCATCGCCGTCGTAATCCTCGTAGTCTTCGTCGCTGTAGTCGTCATAGTCTTCGTCATATTCTCCGGCCAAGGGGCCGAGAAGCGAAATCATGCGCGAATGGGCGCGTTCCCACTCACGTAGAATTTCTTTAGCGTGATAGGGGGTTTGGTCGTAATCTTCGCCCCCGTTAAAGATTCGGCTTACGGAGTGCTCGATGTCTCTGATCAAGCTCTCCGCGATCCATTCTACCTCCCTGGTTCGAGGATGCATGCGGGGTTCCCAACCCCTAGGGACCATGTGTTCGGTCCAGTGCTTCCAATAGTCCACTCGATCTTGGTAAGAGGCACCGCCTGAATACCAGGTCTTCCACTGGGGTCCGGTCACCCCGGTGAGAGCAAGGTCAAGTAACATTGCGTGGAAACCTCCTTCCCGGTGTTCAGGGATTTCCACACCGTAGACTTCCGGGCCGTCCTCTTCTCCATAGGGGTTGAGGAGTTTTGCAACTACTAACAGAGTGCCGCTCGTGGTGTAATACCACGCCGCGCGGACGTAAGCGTCGACACCTTCCTCGTTGGGAAGGTCGACTTCCCCCAGGCCGTAGCCGCAGTACGGCCAGCCGTTTTCCGGGTCGACTTCTTTATTTCGTTGGTAAACCCAAGCCTCGGAGGCTTCGATCGTTTCCCCCAACTGTGCCCCAGAGCACATGCTCTGAAAGGCTTTAAATTGTGGCCAGTCCAGCCACACTAATGAACGGTCGACGGAGTAGACTACTTCCGGGATTTGCGTTGAAATAGTTGACATATCTTTCTCTCTCTCTCTAATTAGGTTTTTTCTTTTTTCACGTACAGCAATGCGGCAAGAGGGTAAGTGCTCATAACACCTACCCTCTGCCTAGTCTATATTCTTAGCTCTTAGCTATTTTGCTTTTCGTAAACCTCCTTCATGGAGGTTAAATAGCCGCTTGCTAGTTCCAACAAATCGGGGTTTTCCCCAATCTGTTGGAGGGTGAAACCCTGGATCCCATAGTGGATGGCGGTTTGCATCCGGGGTGAGCACACCTCGGACATTGTGCTCAAACATCGGATAAACTCATCGTCATCTAGTCTGCGGAGGCTTTTGACAAATTCATCCATTTGATGACTGGTTAAATATTGTTCTAAAGCCAGCGGCCAAACTGGGTTGAATTGTTCAAGTGAGCTGTATAACACAGCTTGAATCAATTTTGGCGAGTCCTTGCAAATTGTTACCAATTCCTCAGTGGACAGTTTGCCATAATAATGAAGATCCTCTAGGAATTCTCCATAATTAACTGAGGTATATAGATCTGGCGTTAGTTCTATCACAGGGTACATACCCTTTCTCCGATTAGGTTTTTTTCATTTGTAAGAAAAAAAAGCCTTATCAAGAGGAAACGCATGAAAGTAGTATACCAATACGGATTACCAAAAGCAAAACTAATCGGGGCGGATGACATCCCCCTATCTGACTATGCATCTAAGTGCAGTTTTGACGTATATGAGCCGGCGGGAACAATGCCACTTATGGTAATAAAGCAACCCAAGACACGACTGCAGTTCTACAAAACTATGAAGAAACTGCTCCACACGTGGGGCATAAACGCATCTTGTGCAGTAGGACTACTGCTTTTAATACTCGCACCTAAATCTACCTCCCTCATAGTGTTGCTATCAATCACTGTGGCACCATTCTTAGTCATGGCAATACTAAGCTATTGGGCAAACACGCGGGCGCACAAACACCGGCGCGACAACAACCTATACTTGGTAACCAACCAAGGAGTATTCTTCGGAATATTTTATCACGCCGTGGTAGGGAAGGATGGTTTCCAAAGCTACCAACTTCCCTTTTACAAAATTGGTGGGTTCATCAACGGGGAGTTTATCCCCCACTGGGAGGCGGAACTCCTAGAATTGGACCAGGAGTATATAGTCCAAGATCCAAGATAGTGCCAATGGCATACGTGAGGTTTCTCGTACATCATTGCAAGTGGTAAGGAGCATCCTCCATATAGTGTTATCACCTCATATTGGTCCTTATCATGTAGGGTGCACCACTCTTGGTGGAATATAGCCCGGTGGTTGTAAATCACCAAGTAAGTTTCACCCTCTTTGGTGAGAGCCTTAAAGGCTTTCTTACGATAATCTGATAGTAACCTTTCGATTGCGTCACCTGTCACGAGATAGCCCATCCCGGATGGAATCTCTTGCACCAAGACTTGATCCGCCTCTTTAATTGACAACTTCTCAGAAAGTTCCTCCAATAGCTCGCGGTCCACCACGTAAGTGGGTACATCACTCACAAAATATGTTTTGCTCCCATCGGAGTGATACTCAATCTGAGCGCGTTTGCCATTAGCGGCGTATTGAATCCCAATACTAAGTCCATCCTCTATTAGGTATATCCCATTATGGTCTTTACAAATCTCATGTTTTCTCGGCGCATTGTCAAGATTGAGAAGATTTACGGTCATTTGCGCAGGGAGGTTTAATTCCTCTGTGATGAATGTATCACATTGTGGTTTGTCTACTTCATACATGTTGTGGTACCTAGTTTGTTTTTTTCA